AAGGCATGTGTATCTATTATTTTCATAATTCTTCATTTGGTTCGTTTGTATCAATTTTAGTTAATTCCACTTTAGAAGCTCTTCTTTCTTTACGTCTTTCAAAATAATGGTAATATTTTTCTCCATGATGAAATGTTCTCCAATAAGGCTCTAGTATTTTCTCCAATTCAGCCTCTTCTTTTAAAAGAGATGGATTGATGTCCCTTGTATGAGTAATCATATTTTTCTCTACTTTTACCATTAGATAGAAATGAGGGATACCTAGTTCATAAGCATATTCTTTCTGCCATCTACTTGTCTTTATACCTGGAAAGAAAGTAAAATATTTTTTAACTTGTTCGTTTAGAGCATTATATTCCCCCTTCCTTAAGCTTTTTATGTAAGGACCTCCATTATTGTAATATGAATATCCTTTTACAGCCAAAAGAGCTCTTACATCTGATAAAGTAGGTTTTTTACGTATTTGTGAAATATGTTTGGCATTCCTTATTATTTTTTCTACGCCATATTTATCAATTAGTGCTTTAACAATAGGTCCTTTATCACTTCTTAAGAAATCTTCACGTAATGCAATTTTAAGCCTCCAACCTTTCTGATAAGGAGTTTGTAATTCTACAAGAGGAGTATTTCTCTTCTCCTGCCTTATTTCATCAAGTCTATCTCTAGCCTTAAGGAATTTCTTATATGTTAATTCATACTTATCGTGCTTCATATGTAATATTTTAGTAGTACTAGGAGGATTAAGGACTATAAATATATTTTTATAATTTAATCTTTTATTAATGCAGAGTTATAACCAGCGCTTGAACAAACAGACCAATACACATATCCTCCTGAAAAGGTATCTTTTCTACGATATAATTTACATGCACCTTTTTGTCCATATAATTCCCACTCATCTTTAATCTCAGGAGCCTCTTTTTTAGTGTTATTTGCACATAATGCACATAAAAAGCATACAGCAAACAATAATAGGATATTTAATATTATTTTCATATTTTTTAATATTTAGTGGACCCTAATGGACCTGCACCACTGACCTATTCATTATGAGTGAATTGCTCTACTACCTGAGCTAAGGGTACATAATATTCCTCTATTTTATATTATAGAGGAATACATTTTTATAATAATTTCAATGCATCTTTCTCCATTTTCAGTATCCTACATATCCTCTCTTGCTCATATAAATATGCAGCTTGTTCTATATAACTTATCATAGGAAGACAAAAATCATTGTCTGTTGCTTTTCTAAACCTATGAGTTATTATTTTTTGGGATACATATTTATTAAGAAGTTGACAATAATTACAGCCACAGAAACTATTATGAGACCTAATCATTTGTTGATAAATCCCTATAACAATTTCAGAATGCCTATCCTGCACTCTCTGGGCTACTTTCTTTAGAATTTCCACTCAGTTTCTTTAAAGTTTCTGATAATTTGTTGTAAGAATCAGGAGTATTTTCAGAAAGAGCTGAATTTGTAGCTTTTTCCAAAGTTTCCAATTTTTGCTTAGTTTTATTAATCTCCTCAAAACGTTGTTTTGACATTGATTCTGCCTTCTTTCCATCTACATAAGTTTCAATGTCATTACGGTTGATTTTTTTGAATTCTTTTTCAAGAGTTTCAAAACGTCCTACAGCTTCTGTAATAACTCCTATTCTACGTTGAATTTCAACATCTGCAAGTTTATCAACAACAACTGCTTGTACATTTTCACCTGCCTTACTGATTTTTTCTGCTACTGCTTCCTGAATTGTTCTCATATTTTATTAGTTTTTAGTTGTTTTTAATAAAAACCTCACCAATTGAATTTCAATCAGTGAGGGTAATGAAATAATGATGTGCTGTCCTTGTTATACACTATTCTCGGATGTTTAGCACTTGGCTTTCTGGAAATTGGAATTGAACCAAACTATCATTATTTTTAATAATATAATTTCACTGTACATGGCTAAATTCCCTTGCAGGCTAAAGCGTCATTTGAGACTACAGCGTGAACTCTGTATAATAAGGCTGTTAACGGCTTATTAAATTGAGAGCTACCACTACACCCTCTGATAAAGGGTGTCCATACGTTTATAACACTTATCAGGTGCTATTTATCGTTGTATTGCAATGTTTTATACCATATCATCAATGGTGACATCTGTCAATATTGCTTCATTATTATGAATAAAATAGACGTTTCCATTTCATATTTTTAAGCTTTAGGTTGTATTACACCTCCTGTTAGAGGATTGATTCTGAAGGAGCGTGTATTCAAATTATGCTCAAATAGCTCCTTTTTACGTAATTGGTCTTTATACAAGACTTTTATTTGAGATTTCTGATCGTCTGTCAAATCTCTCCATTTTAGACTAATTGTTAGCATATTAAAATTGTTTAATTCCCCATGTTTTTAGGAGAGTATTTACATGTTTTGCTTCAATATTCCCATCAGAGGGCCTAAAACAATAAGCCTCCTCATATGTAGCCTTTGTAGAGCTCCAATAATATGTTGTGAATGTATGCCTTGGGAATGCATTAGAGGCTATTAGAAGCTCCCATTCTTCGTATGACGGCAACCACCACCCCAAACCATTGGCTTCACCAGAGGCGTTATTTGCCCCACAGAAGGAGATGATAGTTTGTGTGTTGTAATAGCCTTGGGCTGTAAATTGATGTAGGGGAATATCTTGGCATCCCCAAGAGAATTCCCCTAAATTGCTCGAAACTATATACCCATGTACCTCTCCCTCTACATATTCATATGAATTCTCGTCAAATATGTAAAATATCACCCCATTATTGTATTCTTGTCCTATTTCTAATTCAGGAGACAATTTCTTCACGTCTTCTGGTGAACAAGAGAATAATGTAATAATTAATAAAATGTATGTTTTCATAATTTAGTTTTTTGATCTCGGTACTCTTGCATGGCTTTCCGTAAATATTTTCTCCACCAGAAATTACCTTTCTCATTATCTGGGCGTGGGTCACCATACCAAACACCGTTCAACGAACCTTCACCAAGTAAGAATTTTATAACATCCGGTAGCTCAGCCGTTCTCTCTGGTTGGCTCGGTTCTGCCGCCTTCACTAAGCTCCGTAACCTCGAAAGTTCTTCTAGTAACCTATAATTCTCTTGTGACAATTCTTTGTTAATCTCAGTCTGAGAATTAGCTACTCCTATTTCAAACTTCAACTCATTTCGTAGTTTGGTGAGTTCTTGCTGTAACTTTTCTCCTGATTCCAATGCTATTACTATCTCAGACCAGAAGAAGTCGAAAAGAAATTCAACTTCGATTTGATATAGAAATCCGTTTTTCATTAATTCGATAACCACATCAGTGGCTTCGAACTTCTTTTTTAACTCCTCTTTACTGGAGACTGATGCTACATTGTTTTCCATTCTTCTACTGGTTGTGGTGAGAGTTTATTGAGAAGTTTGGTTTTAAAGTAAACTATATCCATCTCTACACCGTTTGAAATTACTTTTGTTGGCAAGCTATGATCTTTTAATTCTTGTGCTGTTAGTTGTTCTTTCTCTTGGGTGGGTTGCTGGAATTGAGATGATTTAGGTGAGTAATCATAGTGACGCTCATCATTATTTTCACGATTGAGCTTATCAACTATTCTCTTAGCTTCGTCTTCTGTCTGAACTATGTCGATCAAATCTGTTCTTTCGATGTAATAAACATCTTCATCCTTACATTCTTGTAGTGTTTTCATTGGGGTTAGTGGTTAAGGGGTTACAAAATGTTTTGTTTTTTCAACCATTTATCTGTATGAATTCTCACCTTCTCATTTTCAAGACATGCTTTATATGCCTGCATCCAAGTCTTGTAAGTACCTATTTGGAAATCGTCACCTTCTGGATGTATTCTTTTTGACATTGCTTTATATGCCGTAATCGGATACTCCTCATCCCAATGAGTTTTAATTTTTTCAATAAAATAATGATCTGGTAAAAATTTTATAACTATGCCTAATGTAGGTAATGGTAGAAAATAAAGCCAACCTTTTGCGCTGTCAAAAAATAACCCGACCCAAAAGTCAAGCCATCTAAAAATTATCTTGATTTTCATATCCTTAAAGTTTAGTAGCGTCTAATGCGAGTCCTTTAGTTTCCTGTTTTCTTCTTGTTCTACACAATCTCATATTTGAGCAAATAACATTACTCCCTCGCTGCAATGTGTCCATCTCTGTTTGAAACAGGTGCGGTTTATATTGGTGATAGTCTAATTTATCTTGCGCTAACTTATAACACTCCCGCAAATGATCGTTCCTTTTATCGTTGTCTTTAGATCCACACAGCGCACAAACATCTTTTATTTCCATAGCTTACTTAGGGTTTGAGTTATACCATTTTATGAACTCTACTACTGCGTGATATGTTGATTTTATTTTGTCACCATTCGCACCGTAGAAATACTTTGATGAGTCTGGATATTGTTCAATGGTACACCTTGTTGCCCTTATTTCTACTTCCCACATTAAACTTTCTATCTTCTCCACTACTGGCATGAGCCAATCCCATGAGGTGTTATACTTTAAGTCTCCAGCGTTTATTCCTGTCTGAAAATGCTTACTACTTTGTCCGCAAGAACAATAAGCGTTACCCATAAAAACATGAATTAGCTCGTTGTTATTAATACGCTCTGTTCTGTCTGCTATCAATTCATTATCTGTTTTCATCTTACTTAGGGTTTAGATTCAGGGGGTGAGGGTTTCTTTTGTTTGGAAAGGAAGAAGTCAACCGCAAGAGTAGCCCATTCATCTTTTATAAAACCACCCCACTTATTGAGTGCGTACGCCTTAAACTCAGCTTTCAATTTTGTTTCTTTCTCTTTTTCTTCGGTGGTCATAGGGTTAGAGTTTAGTTATTTCGCTCTTAACAGTATCATAAAAATCCATCAATTCGTAGCCGTCTAAATGTTCACCGACATCACGTATAAACGTGGTATATTCCGGCTTATGTAACGTCTTTAATTCTGCCAGAAGGATCTCATCTACGCATATTAAGGCGCACTGCTTGGCGTTATCCTGTTTTTGTTGGATATGACCTATCTCATACTCACATAGCGGATAAAACTTCTCTACCAAATATTTTGCTTTTTCTGATGGTGTCATTTGATTACTGGGGGTTAGGGGTGGGTTTCTGTGAGTCAATTTTTTCATCTCGATTTATGTTAATGACAACACCATAAATCATTTTTAAAGTGCCCAACTCTTGTAGGGCATAAGTTTCTTCAGCAAAAAGATGGTGGTTAGGCTGCTTTATAACATCAGCTAATCTTTGTGATTCTCTGCGGTGGGCTTTATCGAGCAAGGTTTCTAATTCACGCCCGTAGTTCTTTCAAAATGTTTCAAGTGTCATAATAGGTGTTTATCCCTCATTTTTGGGGTTAATTTCTGGTAATTGACGTTCTAATACTATAGCAATCAGTCCGTGTCTAATGCTTGATGTTCTGCTATTAATAGAGGTAGTTGCCATTTGAACAATTTTTCACCCTTCTCTAATCAAATTATTAACCTGTTCTTCGCTTTCTCTTTGTGTATCTATAATTATAAATTTCTGTTCCATATGAATTTTTTAAATAGCTACAAAATATAGCACTGTTTCTGCAAAATCCTTGCTTTTTAGGGCATTTTCCCACTTTGGGGACCATCGGGGAGCTAATTGTCCTACTCCTAGAACAATTGTATTATTGTTTTCATAAATTAACCTTCCAAAAGAGGAGATGAATAATGTACTTAATTCATGTTTTGGTTGATATACAGGGGATTGCATGTTTTATTTGTTTTTATTACACCAAATATAACCAATAAAATTATAAATATGAATATAATTAGGGATATTTTCCACGCAATTGCTAAAAGAGCTCCCATCACCCATAAGAATGCAAATATTAATACTAGTCCTATGAATAATATAATTAGAATTATTACATCTATTGCTTTCATAATTAATTTAGTTAAAAAGAGTTGATAGCTAGGTTGATTACGCTGATTTATGCACAACCTATAGTTTAATTCAGATACTACCAACCTTCTCAAAATCCACTTAGACGAAGTTACAAATGTTGGCTACTAAATCTACTTCGTTTTTCAAAATGTCTATGCCTAATTTCTAGTCAACTAAGTGTTGCTGCTTTGAAATAGCGATTAAGACTTTATGCCGGGTAAATAAATACAAACATAGCATCTGGATATTCTTCACCTGGTAATCCTGGACCTTCTGGCATCTCATAGCATGTTCGTTCATACTTGCGTACAATAACCCCTGAATCTAGACAATATTCTTGAGTTAGTTGCCATGGCGAACAATATCTTTGAAATACAATTTCTTCCTTATTATCAATATTCATATTGATTAATGAGGTTCCAGCTTCTAAATTAATCCCTTCCCAAATTGAAATTGGAGTATTTTCTTTTTTGTCAATTGCTTTAAATGACATGGAAGTGGCACATAACAGTGCTAACAGTCCGAAAATTAACATTCTTTTCATGTTTTTGTTTGTTTTTTGGTTTAATTTAATTGGTAATCTTATGTTTCTTAAGCTTTTCTGATATTATAGTGAGTAAAAAGTTTCCGAAACATACACCTTGTCACTAACCTCACTTGATATTATATTACTAAATTCTTATCAAAATCTATTACATTATCTCCTTTTACAAATATTGTTTTCTTGAAATATTCATCATTTTGACACACCATTTGCAGCTCACCACATGTAATACTTTCTTCGACATTAATGGGGAACTTAATGTCGTCTAATATGAATATTACTTGTTCACAATTCTCAAGAGCTCTTTCTACATTAATTAAAGCAGGGTCATTTTCAATACCCCATAACATAGTAAAATAATAATAAGACATAAGATGATGTATTTCTTTTATTTTGCTATATGTAGAAGTATCAAATATCCCCAATACAATAGCATTGTTTTTAACTACAATATCTTTTGTCTTCATATTTACCAATCATCAGGTATTTCTAGAGAATATGTGAAATCTTGTGGTTCTATGGCTTCAAGGTCTTGTCCAATTTCAGCACAAACTGATTTATACATAGCTCTAACCTTTTCATCTAGGTCAATAGGAGTTTTAATTGATTCATAACTTAATGTTTCTTGTATTTCTCCTCCTATTTCTTTGGCATTTAAATTAGCCCTTCTTAAAGACAATGTAATGGCACAACCAAATGAATTATAATAATTAGTGGTTCTAATATCCTCAGCTAATATGTTTAATGTTATTGTTTTCATGGGAGATAGGTTATAATTAAATAAATGATAGTAATTATTGAGCAAATAATTCCATTAAAAGCACCAAAATAGAGCATGTCACTAGGACCAATTAAATAGTCATCTTTAACATCTTGCTTAATAAATACTCTATACATGGAGTATAACATCCATAATACAGCTAAAACTCCTAATGTTTTCATAATGCTTTAATAAATTGAATAATACACCAAATACTCCATATATACCATAATAATAGGCATATTGTAGGCCATACTCCAAATTGAAATTCAAAATATTGTTCCAAATTGTTCTTTTTATCCCATATTCCAATAATAATAAAGATTATAATAGCTAATATGCACATTATAATATATAACCCTATTGTCATAATATTTTAATTTAATGTATAAAAACAATTGATACAAGTTTCTTAATATACCTTCGCTAGGCAGCCTTATTTATTATACTGCAATATCAATTGAATGTAAGCACCCGATTAACATTAGCTCTTCTTTCGAGGGTTAACTAATGCCAGCCTACCACGCTCTCCACATATTGCCAATTAAAAGAATATATAAATATTCTTCTAATGATAATTTAAGCTCCCACCAGAATGATGTGTAAAATCATCTGCTGAATAGGCAGCGTCTACAGGTTCCCCTGCTTTATAACGTCTTCCATTAATAGTTTGACTTATTGCCAGCCTATTATTAGCTCTTCTATGTTTACGAGAGCTTTGCTCTAATGATACAAACCCTCTAGATTGCCTCTTTTTACTCCTATTAGAGGATTTGTCAGAAGATGGACTAAATGGAGGAGGAGGCTTTGGACTCCCTCTTCTTATTGCTATTTGTTTAATTGGCATATTATTAGTTAGTTGTTAATGTTAATAAGAGAGAAAGGCGGTTTTCACCTAGCTTTCGGTAAGCAGGCCCAACACCACTTGTAGCCTAAGTCTATTCTTCTCTCTTAACTCTTTAATGTCAAAAAGAGAACACTCTAGCTGTAATAGGCTAATATACAACCACTAGAATGTCTCTTTTTTTAATGTGTTTCTATACTTATGTTACTAGGAGTGAAATCAATTACCCAGTATTTTCCATCTGCAAATATAATATTTTCATGATGTAAATCTCTATGAAAAATACCTTTATTTTTAAGCTCCTCTTTAATTACATTTCTCATTTCAATGGTAAAATCAGGTATATTTTGTACTACTGTTCCTTCCAAATATTGCATAACAATACCAATTCTATATCTTCTCTCATACCAAATAATTCTTACTCCATAACATGTTGGAATATTAGAATATCTTCTTTTTCCTTCTTCTAGCAGTCTTGCTTCTTCTATAGCCTCTTTAAAATAAAGACTGTCTAGTGCTGATTTCATTGTTTCGAATTCATAATATAACAATTTAATACCTTTAGAATTGGAAATACGCATATATATACCAAAGCTTCCATTACCAGAATAGGTGGAATTTTTAATCATTTTGGTTATTGTATTAGAATACACTCTAGGTTTAAACCCTTTAAAGAATAATAAATTGGGGATTTTAATAAATTTATAGGAAATATTCATATTTTTTATGATTTAATGACAATTACAATAATTAGTACATTGTATAAATATACCCAATAAGAAGCCTATCATTACTCCTAACATTAGGGCTATGAAGTAATATTCTGTGAAATCCCATTTCTTTTTCATCTGTAATAAGTTTCGTTACAATGATATTTATTAAGCAATATAAGCTTAAATTCTATTCTGTCCTCTTTTATTAGAATTGTCCCTTTTGATTGTTTCCCCTCTACATACCATACAGAATATGGGCCTGAATATATTTCAAGGATGAATTTGTATTCTTCTGTCTCATACCCTCTCATCTTCCAATATACAATGTCATTAGTTTTAGACAATGTCCCAACAATATTCCCCTCTTTGTCATGTAATATGTATTGGTTAGTAAATAAGAAGAATAGAATTGTTAACAGTTTCATAGCATTAATATTTTATGTTACCAAATCACCTGTCTTTACATTCCATTTAAGACCATGTTGAGGGCATTGTATTATACCATTAACAGCTTTACAACTTTTAAGAGAGGTTTTATGATGAGGACATATCATTCTCTTCATCTTAGCTTTTTTTATATCATTCTTCAAAGAACCAAATTCTGCTTCAAAAGGCTCAAAATGTCTAAAATACTCTCTTTCTTTATATTGTTCATCTACAACATCTTCTTTAATAATAGGAGCAAAATATTCACTATTTTTTCCCAAATGGAGATTATATAAGGAGAATACATCTCTTTGAGCTGTTATATATTCTTCTAATACAAATCTCCAATCTTGATGATAATGTTCTTTATTTAGAGCATGTTTTGGGCTATCTTTGTGACTATTAGCAAATATAGGTCGCCATATTCCTTTCACTAATACACATTTAACCAAATAATATTCTCCTATTTCAGGAGCTGTACATTGTTCAATATATTGCATATATTCTTAATATTTAAAGAAATAACACAAGGTTGCACCTTGAAGATAATAATAAAAACATCTATATAGAACCCCAGGTCGTTAAACCGGACATATTTATCAGACACAATAACGGATGTCTGTCCTCTATATATACCTGCAAATTGGATGTTATTGAAATAGTTATTTTGTAAAGGCTTAATCAGTTTAATAATAATGTGGAATACATGTGGTGACATATATTAGGACATTATCCCCTGATTGAGCCTGATTTTAATGATTTAATAAGATTATGGATATTTCTTTATCACCTATTACCCACATCAATTCAAATATAACAACTATAAATGGCGTATGCTATACCCTTTTATCGGCTACAGATTAATCTTATTAATTTTTAGCAATATGCTTCTTCAACCATTTGATTCTAGGCTTAATATCCCCTCTTCTCCAATAATACCTATTTTTCATATGAATTAGAGCATCAAAGCTTGAAATAGGAGAAGGTCTATTGTCTTTGATATAATTAATTAATATTATTTCTTCAATTATATTAATTGATCCATTCCATAATAATTGATAAGTCCAGCTACATAAGCCTGTTCTGAATAAATTTTCATTATCAATCATTAGCTGTAATAGTTCTTTTATTGTTCTCATATCATGTTTAATTAATTAATAGGAACTTTTCTGTTACAATTTCATAATCTATTCCTGTTTCTGTAGAATAGAAGAAATATATAACTTGATTTAAAACAACCAAATATCCGTAAATACCATCAATTTCAATATATCTGGGATCATTTATAATATATTGATAACCTGAGTTTTTATGTTGTATAACCATATTATATGAGATTTAAACTCTCCTAGCCATATTAAATGCTGATACAACACCTGTCACTTTAAACTCCTCTTTAACAGGCTTTTTGCCTCGTTTAACAGGTATTGGTGGGCCAAAGTTAGCCTTCCCAAACTTCTGAATTAGTTTTGTTCTATTATCCATAATGATTAGATTAAGAGTTTACATACATAAGCCTCAACATAGCCTGTTGATACTCTCCTCACTAATGGCTCAATTACACCAGCTTTTAACAAAGCTTGATATATTCCCTCATTTTCAGACCAATTCTTAATGAATACATGTCCTTCTTCTATTGACTCATCGGGCAAATTAACTGTAGCTGTAGCAATAGGTTGATAATCTTGCAAATCATACAATTGAAGAGCTATTCGCCCTTTTGTAGCATAATTGGTCTTTTTAATACCATAGCTCCATTGCTTAAATTGAATAATATTAGTCTTTGTCATAAGAAATGCATTTAATGCTATAAATTCAACAAAAAGATTAAAATAAACCAACTATCCAAATACTCCTATTAGAAGGTAATATTTATCATTTGAGGTATTGTCCTTACTGAAGGGAACAATATAATCTCAAACTATGGAAATATACACTATATTTGTGCATACTTGTCACTGGAGTCAGTGTTGTAAAGGAGCCATTACTATCACTATTTCCAACTATTCATTGGTGTAATATATAATGGCTCCACATTGTCTTATCCTGTTAATACTTCTAATTTGATAGTGTTTAAGTAAAATCCCTTATACAGACATTCTTCTGCTGTATTAGAGGGAATTGTACCCTCGAACTCCTCTCTTGTAATAGTAGGCTGTTTACGCATAATATCTACCACTTGAGAATTTTTCTCAATTGATGCTATTTTAGGCTGCTGTCCAGCCATATGCATAAATATATCTTTATCAGATATAAATGCTCTTAATGAATCCATTTTATAATACATAATTGTATATGTTTAATGTTAAAATATAAGCACAATCAATGGCTTTACGTACATATTCCCTCAAGAGAATTAAACTATTTCGCGGGTGGACGGAGTACGTTGCCCAATTTACTAATTCCAATACCTGTTATATAAGGCGATTGTGCTCATCTAGTTTAATTGTAATCTTATAATTAACTACTCTTTCACCTTTTTTAGGTTTACGTTCTTTGATGTTATTTATTTCTTTATAATTAGGATATTTGACAACGTAATGCATAAATTGCATATAAGCATCTTTAAAAGTATTAAATCTTCCAAATTCGTCCAATTTATGAAAAATAACATGATCAGTATCTAATATTATACATTTATCAAATACATAAACAATGTAATTATCGAACATAGGATATAGTATAGTTTTCATAGTTTTTATTGGATATAATGCTATAAATGTACATTGTTCTTGACAAAATGTCAAACAAACTTGACATATTAAAGGAATAAGAGGTGAATACTCCTCAATTTCAACGTTTATTCAATAAATATAAAGAGAACGGTTGGCAATTATACCTCTCATCCATTAAATAGACATAAATTGACAGTGTAAAATCACTCAATTCTTATTCCATACACCATTTCTCTCTAATTTATTGAATATATTATTGGTTGTTTAGTGTCTTAATGTAAGATTTATGTGTTTTATGTCAAATTCTATTCAATGCCCCAAATACACAAACCTCATTTAGACAACAGAAACACACACTCTCTTCAAATAAACTTTTATTCTGTATATAGGGAATATTTAATTAACACATACAATAACAATGTAATATTTATTGCTTATTTGTCATGTTATTCCCCACCCAAGAATCACGATTCCCACCCGCTATATATAATAGAGAAGCCCTATTAAAGAGCTTCTCTAATTATTACATCACATTGTAGTGCAATTCCAATGTTCTGCTCACAATGAACAGTCCAATGAATAGCACAATTGTGATTGTCCAGGCAATTGTGTTCTTTTTCATATGTTAGTGTATTTGGTGTAGAAACAAGAGGCTAACCCAATAGCCCCTTGTTTAGCCTTTTTATACTGATGCTTTCTCCAGTTCAGCAATGCTTTCTGCTGTAAGACCAAGTGATTTAGCCTCTTTAACAACAGCTCCTTCAATCTCAAGGTCAAGGGTTCTCACTTCAACTCTTGCGTTAATGAGCTCTGCTTTTGTGGCAAACACTGAATTGGCTGTCAAACGATCAACCAACAATGGCTGACCATCCTTCATCACTGGCTTATTATCGGCATCCAATTGACCAATCTTCTTCACCTCACCAATGGCATAGAATGGCTTGAAGTCAGCATCACCATTCTTCCAACCCAATGAAGCCATTTGGTTAGCATGAATGTGTAGGCGCTCACCTAATGCGGTGTAACCAGTGAAATTCTTCTTTTCAGTGAATTTACCTGATGTAATTGCGTAATTTTTCATAATAATACGTTTAATTTGTTTTTGTTTTTAAATTGATGTGGAGGTTATCCCCAACCTCCAATTTTTATGGGGGGATGCGAAGATGGAGTAACCTCTTCTCCCATTAACATAGAAAATTCCCTATAAAATTTTGAAAATTTTTAATATTAGCTTTTAGTCTAATATTCCCCTATTATTAGGCTTTAGTCTAATACCCCTTATTTTAAACATTTTTACTAAAATATTAGGAATTCTAAATAATTCCCCCTATCTTTGTATTATGAGTAAAATAGACCAACAGATGTCTCTTTACGAACATATTGAAATATTGGCTAATATTAAATGTTTCATGTGTGAGAAAGAGGAGGAGATTGTGACAGATTTACTTGATTCTTCAGATTCCTTGGATTATTTCTATAAGAAGGGATGGAGGGTAAAGAATGGAAATTGTATTTGTAATAAATGTTTATTAAAATGAATTTACGCCCCTTACAGCATAGTTATTCGCTCCTAAATATTAGGAAGGGGAATGTTATGTCGTAATGTAAAAGCGTTTATGTTATAGCCCCCTCTCTTAATTGATTGGGGGCTTTTTGTTTATATAGGGTATTGGAGGAGCTTGCAGTCCTCGCCTCCCTTGGACGGAGGAGAACATAGGTTGAAATCCTATATACCCTACTTTCAATATAGTATAAGGAATGTACGCAAGATTTTGAATCTTGAGGTTTGGGATTGTGACCCAATATTGAAACTGTGTTTGTAGCTTAGTGGCTTAAAGCCTTTGATTGTGGTTCAAAGTATCGTGGGTTCGAATCCCATCAAACACCTGTTCTTCTTATAGTTCAATGAATAGAACACCTCACTACGGATGAGGAAATTGAGGTTTGACCCCTTATAAGAAGACACATGCACTTATGGTGGAATGGTAGACACGCTTGCCTTAGGAGCAAGTGCCTGAAAGGGTGTATAGGTTCGAGTCCTATTAAGTGTACATATGCAGGTATGGCGAAATTGGTAGACGCATCAGACTTAAAATCTGACGGGCATTATGCTCATAGAGGTTCGACTCCTCTTACCTGCACATAAGGAGGGTTGGCTGGAGATGGATTATCGCACTAGTCTTGAAAACTAGAGGACAGAAATGTTCCGTGAGTTCGAATCTCACACCCTCTTCACAGAGAGCTGGCAGAGTGGTTTATTGCATTTGGTTGCTAACTAAAAGGGCTTAACAGCTCCAGGGGTTCGAACCCCTTGCTCTCTTCATTTTGGTATGGATGGTAAATTGGCTAAATCAGCAGACTGTAAATCTGTCGCCATTAGGCTATGTAGGTTCGATTCCTACCCATACCACGAAAATAAATCATTTAAAATTTGGAATATTCGAATATATTCCCTACTTTTGTATTATGAAACTGAAAAACGATGATATTATAATGGCTAAAGAAGAGGATGAGGAGCTTACACTCCTGTCGTCTAGAAGTTAGGACATTACACTTTCAATGTAAAAAAGAGGGAGCATTACCCTTCAGGAGTACACAAAAATAGAATCATGAAAAGGAATTGGTTTAATATTATGTTCACCTCATTTACTACAAGAGATTGTGGTAAGGCGGGAATATATTGTTGGAGCCAATAACTAATAAAGTTATAATCAAATTGATTAAGGGCTCCATAACAATGGGGCCTTTTTTATTTATGGGGCATTGGTGAAGATGGCTATCACACCTGATTTGCATTCAGGAGTCATGGGTTCGAAGCCCATAAGTTTCCACATAACGAGGGTGTAGTGTAATGGCTGCATATCACACTGTCACTGTGAAGGTAGGAGTTCGAACCTCCCATTCTCGGCATAAGGGTTGTTAGCCTAGTGGTCAGGCAGTAGACTGTTAATCTACCTACGGGTGTTCAATTCACTCACTTCCCTCACACACGTATATAACTCAATTGGTAGAGTAATAGTCTCCAAAACTGTAAGCTGGTGGTTCGACTCCATTTATACGTGCATACTCCCTTGTGGCTCAATGGTACAGCAGCAGTTTTGTAAACTGCCATTTGTAAGTTCGAATCTTACCTGGGGATCATAGAATTTCTCTGTAGCTCAATTGAATAGAGCGACAGCCTTCTAAGCTGTAGGTTGGAGGTTTGAACCCTCCCAGGGAAGCTTAAATAATAAAAATGGAAACAGATAAGCGACAGAGGCACATGCCTCTAAAGCATTAAGGTGATGCTCTAGACTTTTAATCTAGAGAAGATGGGTCAGTACCATCTAGGGGTACTTTATAGTAGGATAGCTCAATGGTGGAGCGCCACACTGATAATGTGGAGGTTATAGGTTCAACTCCTGTTCTTACTACTTTATATTGCGGGATAGATTAATGGTAGATCAAGGGGCTCATATCCCCTGCGTGGGGGTTCAACTCCCCCTCCCGCCACTATGGACTCTAAGCTAACCTAGTGAAAGCGCTGGACTGAAAATCCAGGGAGTTTGGAGCGTAACCAAAAGGGTCCACATATGTATTAGTAGCTCCTAATGCCAGAGCGTCTGACTTCCAATCAGAAGGCTGTGGGTTCAAGTCCCACCTAGTACACAATTTTTTCCTCCTCATTATCAGGCGGTTAGCCTGTATTTTCCTCTTTCCCTATTATTTTCATTAAAAATGTTGTACCTTTGCAGGGTGGTTGGGTGGGGTATGTATAACAGCTCCCGATATAGAAAAAAAGAACGGGACAGAAAGAATGTATTAATTAGGGGATAGTGTGTCTAATAATGTAATATAAGTCAAGGTTCCAGAGTGGTTAAATGGACCTGTCTGCAAAACAGGTGAGAAATCTTCGGGTGTTCGAATCACCTCCTTGGCTCTAAATAAAGGATATGGAATTAACATTAAAAGAATTTACAGGATGCAATGTATGCGGTAATAGTCTTGTGGAAATAAGAGGGAGGTTCCCTGGAGACCCTAAAAGGAAGGTTTGTCCCACTTGTGTATATGAAAGGTTGGAACAGATAAATGAGCTCAGTTCTCCACATTATGGACATGCTTGTAAAGAGGTCAAACAAAATTAGGCATAATATAGCAATTAAATATAACTTCCCTTGTTAATTATAAAAATACCTCGTAAATTTGTATTCAATTACGTATGGAGCAAGAAAAGAAAATAATAGCCAGTAGGATAAAGAAGCAGGAAAGCTCTCCATTAAGCCTAGCTACAAGGTGGTTTACAATACTATCAGCTATAGGAGATATGGGGCTTACAGAGAGGGAGATACAGCTTTTGGCCTTCATAGCTATTAAGGGGAACATCTCCTATTCTACCAATAGAGAAGAGTTTTGTACCACATATAAGAGCTCTTCAGCCACTATTAACAACATGATAAGCAAGCTTAAAAGAGCTTCTATATTAATCAATGAAGGGGGCAAGACTAAAATCAACCCCAGGATAGCAGTTAATTTTAATAATGATATTGTATTACAACTAACCTTATTACATGGATAAGCCTATTAAAATGTCTGTAAAAGACTACTTAATAAGGCTGCTTTCAATAAAGACAAATCAGCCAGTAAAGACAATTGAGGCTATTATTGACCATCAATTTCAGGGGGCTAATGATGCAATGAGAGCAAATCAATCAGTGGAAATATCAGGGTTTGGGAAATTCTTATTTAATACTAAAAAAGCTCAAAAGAAACTAGAGAAGCAATATTCAAAAGAAAACACATTTAGGAATATACTAGAAAGACCAGATTTAACAGAAGCTAAAAGAAAGAGTGTCCAATTGAAGCTTGATAATACAATTAAAATGAAGGAGTGGTTAACTTTAAGACTGAAGAAAGATGAGCAAGCTGTCTGAATATATAGCCCTCATTCCTAAGGCTCTTCCCAATACAATGGAAATTGTTTCAGGGATTGTGAAGGGAGTGGAAATGAAATATAACACTTTACCTGAGGGAGAAAGAGCAGAGATTATAAAAAGGAGGTTAACATGTAAAGGGTGTCCTTTCAATAGTGAAAATGCAAAAACCTCCGAAGAATATAAAGAGCTTACAGGAAAACCCTACATTACTAAAAGAAAAGAAGAACATTGCTCCTTTTGTGGTTGCAATATAAATATGAGAACAGCTTCCCTCTCCTCCAGTTGTGGGGTAGAGACATGGAATAAAAATAACCCTGATAAACAACTTCCTTTAAAATGGACAATTTATGGACAAGGAGATAAAAATAAGGAGAGTTCCGATTGATAAGGTGTTGGACATCCTTCATCATTTATATCAGAATGGAGTGGATTTTGTGGACATTCATGGACATACAGAGGGGGATGTAGACGTATTAGGGGTGTCTTTTCAAAAGGAATATATGGACCCTGATTATTTAGAAGCCTTTGAAGAACTACATGAAGAAGACCTCTCTACAAAAGAAATTAATGTAAAACCATTGTCAGATGACGAATTAAACCAACTAATGCAATGACACCAGATCAAAAAGTACAAGCAACACAAACAGCCTTCATGATGGTGGAGAGACTAGCTACTCTATGTGCCACTCCAGGAATCAATCAAAAAACACAGGAACTAGCAAATGAACATATTCAAGCTCTCCTTTCAAGTGCTGTTAAAACAGCAGTACAAGAAACAGGAGCAAAAGGTGTGGGACTAATAGTATGAAAACGAACAAACCAAATTACTACATAGAGGTGATAGAATCTCTCAAGGAACTGAAAACTTTGTTCCCAGATTATTCAATGGGAAAACACCTCTCAACAATCATTGATGAATATGGGGATATATGGGGGATAACAGACAAGGAGCTATCTTACGCCCTAAAGAAATATAAAGCACAATTAGAAATGTATGTCCCTTCAAACGAAGAGGACATAGAAGATATTATAAAGGATGGGATGTCATTGTCTTCAACTTCCCTCCTGCAAAAAGACGAAGAATAGAAGGCTTTTTTAATTAACTACATATGGTAAAATCATTGGAAAGAGATTTCCTAGACCTTCCTTCAGAAGAAGTGGATAAAATAATTCATTCTCAAGCAATGAGTAAATTTGAAAAATTGATTGATGATGTTCCTGAATGTTCAGATGAATGTGAAATACTAGATAAAATAGAAAATGGCAAAGAAACAGAATAACTATGTATCAACAGAACTAGATTGGGCAGAAGAACAGCTTGCTACCTGGAGAGCTTATGTAGATGCCAACCCTTTAGACAAACTTAAAGATAGGATTGAAAACAAACCAACCGCTAGAGGAGGTGTTATACCAATGGTGGTGTCTTCTATTGAACAGCAGGGAAAGTTTATACAGGATACAATGAAAAACTATCTTTCTCTTTTAGAGATTGTTAACAATTTAAGAGAAAAAGAAGAGGCTAAGAAAGTAGAGATTAGGGGAAAAGGAGAGCTGTCAGGACAAGCTGCTAATTTCTTAAATACTAGAAAATGATAAAAGAACTAGCTGATTTAAAGGATGTTAAATCAATAGATTATAAGGATTGGTTAATAAATCAGAAAAGGCTTCCAGATAAGACTTCTCAGGAATATGAAGCATTTTTTGAATTTCATAAAGAACTTTGTCTTAATGGAGCTATGGTTAATGGGGTGTACTTCAACCCCTTTTTGTATTGGCACCTTAATATGTGGCATACAGAAGTGGATGTTATAGATGATAAGGGAAGAATAAGCCAACCATACAAAAACCCTCTTCTAAGAGATAATGAATGGATAATTACAGAAGCCATAGAAAGAGCTCACAAGGAAAAGAAAGGACTTGCTATTGGTGGTATAAGGCGTTTAGCTAAATCAGTAATAGAAGCTTCATATATAGGATGGGGAGCCACCCTTGACCAAAACTCACAGAATGTTATATCTGGTTTGAATGCAGCAGATATAAAACTTATCACTGATAAATTAGACAAAGGGCTAAACTTTGTCCCTGAATATTACAGATGGCAAAGGGTTGAAGATAATTGGAAAAATCAAGTAACCCTAGGAATAAAGACAAGAGCAGGAGAACGTATCCCATTCTCCTACATCCTTATCAGGAACTTAGATGAGGGAAATAATGAAGAGGTTATTGCAGGAACAAAGCCAAGGAAACTAATTATAGATGAAGGAGGAAAAGGACCTTTTCTAGGAGGATTGAATGCTGCCAAGCCAGGTTTCACTACACCTTTTGGTTGGGCATGTTCTCCAATAGTTACATTTACAGGAGGAGATATGACTAAGTTTCAGGATGCTAAAACTCTAATGTTTGATGTTGGAGCTTATAACTTCCTTGAATACAATAGTAAGGATGATACTAAGAGAGTGCATGGACTATTCTTTAGCCATAAGTATAGACTAGAGGGAAAGAAGGATTCTACACTAGGAGACTACCTTAATAGTCCAAACCCTGCATTAAAACAAATACCAATGCAAGTGAGCGATGAAGCACTTGCTACAAAGGTAACAGATGAGAATCTAATAATGGCTAAAAAGGCTGGAGATAGAAAAGCCTATTTAAAGGAAAAAATGTACTACCCTAAAACTGTAGATGACATTTTCCTTAATGAAAATACAAACATATTTGATATAGAGGCAGCTCAAAGACAGAAAGCTCGTCTTTTACAACAGGGAAGAACAGGTACTCCTGTTATTCTTTTTGCTTCAGAAACAGGAATTGGACATCAATTTACAGACAAGATGCCCATTTCCAATTTTCCATTAAAACCAAATGATGACAAGGATGCTCCTGTTGTCATATTAGAATTTCCAATAGCTGGTGCTATCTATGGACTTAATGTAGCAGGTGTTGACCCTTATAGGCAAGGAAAGGCTAAATATAGTGATTCCTTAGGAGCCATATATATATACAAAAGAATGCATGACATTACTGGTGAGAAATACCAAGATATGTTTGTTGCTTATTATGTAGCTAGACCAGATGATAAAAAGAAATGGGAGGAACAAGCTAGACTCCTTATAAAATTCTATAATGCTCGTACCTTATGTGAAAATGATGATATATCATTTATAGAGCACATGAAGGCTACCAATAATTCTCATTATTTAGAGAAACAACCTGATTGGTTAAAAGAAATAGTCCCTAACACAACTGTTAGTAGAGATTTTGGGGTACATCGTTCTTCTGACAAAATTGTAGACTTCTTACATGGTTGTTTAAAAAGATATACAGAAGAAATTATATTTGAAGAGAAGGATAAAGAGGGAAATGTTATTAGACAGGTAACAGGAATGAGTAAAATTCTAGACCCTATGTTATTGGAGGAGATGATTCAATATAATGAGGATGGAAACTTTGATCGTATTGTAGCAGCAGAACTTGCTTTAGCACAAGCCTATAAAATGGCCCCTATATATGGGAAGGCCACAGATAAACCAGATGATAGGGCTGCTTCTTTAGCAAAGAAACAAAAAGTAAAAAGTTTATTTCCCTCCCACAATCAGGGACTTTTTAAGAAATCAGAACGTAAATTATTCAGATAATGGCTATTATTAGACATACAAAAGACGAAAATATAAGGTATGCTTATTTAAACATATTTCCAGATCAGTTTAAAACTGAGAAGGAGAAGCAAAATGATTCATGGGTGAAAAACACTATGGATTATTTTTCTAATAAAGCTTATGCTGAATATGTAAGAAATAGAGAAACTTTCGTTAAAAATTATGACCTTGTAAAAGGAATTTTAAGGAGAGAAGATTTTTATGAAGAACCTGCTGTAAAGAGTTTTACAGAGATGTTGACAGAAGACCTTGATCTTCCTGCATATGTAAAACATTATTCTATTATCACAACCCCCTTAAATGAGCTTGTAGGGGAAATATCTAAAAGACCAGATAATTATAAAATAAAAGCTTTTGATGATGACTCCAAATCTGAGGAGTTGGAATATAAGACACAAATTCTACAGGATTATATAGTATCTGCTGCAAGACAGAAAATACAACAAAAACTAGCTTTACAAGGAGAAGAGATAACAGAAGAAGAACTTCAACAACTTACATTAGAAGAGGTAAAGGATGACCTTGATAGCTACACCTCTATAGCTGAAAAATGGGCCAATCACACTCTTACTTGTATAAAGGCAGACTTCAACCTTAAAGAAAAGAGTGAGGATGCCTTTAGAGATATGGGAATTACAGCAAGGGAATACTACCATATTTACGAGGATAATTCTAAGACAGGTTTTGATATAGAAGTATCCAACCCTAAGAATACTTGGAAGCTTACTACCCCTGATAAGAAATATATATCAGACCCTTCAGGTAGAAGCAAAGGAGCTTATGCTGCTGGTACTGTGCATGTTATGGAGATTTCTGAAATTATAGAGGCTTGTTCAGATATTACAAAGGATGAAATTGATCACTTAAGACTAGCCCTTCAGGATTACGGACTTATCAATGTAAGGGAATCCAACCTTTTCAATGGCATTACCCCAGGGATTAATTCTATTACATATGACACCTATGACCCTTTAGTATTGCAGGAGAGAATGTTAATAGAAAGTGAGCTGAAGGAAAACAATGACTCTTTAAGAGATTTCCTTGGCCTCACTTCTAACGTTTCTGCTTTTGGGTATAAATATGTAGTGGTAAGGGCTTATTGGATAAGTAAGAAGAAAATAGGGAAAGTGACATATATAGATGAGCTTGGAAATGAGCAATCTATGTTAGTGGACGAAGATTATAAGGCAGGTACTATTCCTACAGAAATAGACCTAACTTGGGGATGGGTGAATCAATGGTATCAGGGAATGAAAATAGGACCAGACATCTACCATGTTAAACCTTTCAAATTACTAGACTATTGTCCTATTATAGGGATGGACTATGAAATAAAAAATACAGAAGTTCGCTCTCTGGTGGATATGATGAAGCCTTTTCAGGTACTTTATAATGTCTGCATGAACCAAATGTTCGACCTTTTAAAGAAAGAAATAGGGAACGTAGCCACTATTAATATAAGAAGAATTCCTAGAGTGAAGGATGGAGATGCTCAGGATGATATTGATATATGGGAAATGGAGGCTAGAAACAGGGGTATTATGTTTGATGATGATAGTCCTGAAAATACCAAAGCTCCTGTCACCAACACCTCTGTAGCCAAGAATGTAGACCTTACAAGAACACAAGAAATGCAGGGACGCTATAATCTTGCTGTTCAGCTTAAAAACGAATGTTGGGAATTGATAGGAATGAGTAAACAAAGAATGGGAAGTGTATCTCCTTCAGAGTCTGCTACAGGAACCAATAATGCTGTACAAATGAGTTATTCTCAAACAGAACCAATGTTTGTAGCTCATGAATATGTATTAGGACAACTATATCAGGCTATTATAGATGCTTCGCTTTATATAGAAAGTCAGAAGCCAGAATCCACCCTTTCTTATATCACCTCTCAGGGAGAATCTGCTTTTGTACAGGTAAATGGAACTGACCTTAAATTAAGAGACCTTAAAGTGTTTCCTACCAACCGTCCTGAAGATAAGAAACTATTTGAAGAACTTAGACTGTTGGCTCAACCAGCTATGCAGAACGGAGCTTCATTATACGATATTGTAGAGCTTTATGCTACAGATAGTATTAGACAAATGAAGAAAACCTTCAAAGTCCTTAAAGATAGACAGGAAGAGTTTCAAAACACTGCTCAACAACAAGAACAGCAACAACTTACTCAAAATGCTGAAATTGCCCAAGCTCAATTGGCTCAACAACAATATGAGAAAGAGCAGGAATTGGCTCACGAAGACTATCAAAAAGAACTGGACCGTATTAATAAGAAGGAGATTGCCATCATCCAAAGCCTAGGTTTTGGTAAAGTGGAGGGAGAGGATACCAACCAGAACCAAATATTCGATGTTTTGGAAAGTAACAATCTTTCTTTTGAAAGAGACAAAGCCTCAAAGGACCATAATATCAAGCTTTTAGAGGTTCAAAATAAGAATAAGGCTGATGAAAGGAAGTTGAAATTAGATGAGGAAAAGCTTAAGGTGGAAAGAGAGAATATGGTTAACGACCTTCAAATTGCCAGAATAAACGCTAAGAATAAGAACAAGAAACCAGCTAAAAAGAAATAACATGTTTGATAAACTGATAGATTTCTTAATTGACATTATAGAACTCTTCAGGTTCTTTTGGGTTATTCGACAATGGGAAAGAGGTATTGTTTTAAGACTAGGGAAGTGGACAGGAAAGGTATTAGAGCCAGGACTACATTTCATCTGGCCTCTGGCAATAGATGAGGTTAGTACAATAGACATCATTCCATCTGTTGCAGAACTGGATAGTCAGACAATTGTAACAAAGGACAAGGTGGTGGTGGTTGTACAAGCCTTAATTAAATATGAGGTGGTAAGACCTGAAATATGCCTAATAGAGGTGGCTAATGAAATAGACGCTGTAAAGGAGTTTACACAAGGAGCTATTCATAGTGTAATAGTCGATTTAGATTATTCCACTGCTAATGTCAAAGATATAGAGGCTAAGATAAAAGAGGTGGCCAGGAAAGAGGTTATTAAATGGGGAATCAAAATTCATTCTGTTGTAATAAAGAGTTTTGGAAAAATGATTTCTGTAAGACTTATGAATAGTTAACAAAATTCATTAAGTAAAATCAATCTTAATGCTATATTATTCTAAAAAACCAAGGTTTTCATACGAATTCTCTTCGTTATTAACTTAAAACATTCTAATTTTGTATTAAATACCAACGAAAAAAACTACATTATGGCTGAAAAAGACAATCCTTTTGGGAACTTTAGCATTGACAATGCTGAAATGAACTCTGGAAACCAAGAATTATTAACTAGCTTCTTAGATGATACTGCTCCTGAAGAAATAGTACCTATTACCTCCAAGGAAACTACAAAGAAACCTGAAGAGAAGAAAAAGGCTCCTATTGTTAAAAAGGACGAAGAAGAAGACCTCACCAAGAGGTCTATTGAAGAATTAGATATTCACGAGGAGGAGGAGGAGGAGGAAGAACCTCTTAAAAAACCTGTTAAAAAAGACGAGGAATCAGAAGAGGAGGAAGAGGAGGAAGACCCTAAAAAAGCTTCTACATTTGCTGTTATAAGCAAAGAACTCTTTAATCATGGAATCTTTACAAAGGACGAAGAAGAGGAAGATGTTGAAATCAACACTCCTGAGGACTTTTTGGAAAGGTTTAATTATGAGAAGAAAAAAGGAGCACAAATCATGGTGGAGAATTACATCTCTAGATTTGGACCTGATTATCAACAAGCTTTTCAAGCCATATTTGAAAATGGAGTGCCTCCAAGAGAATACTTGGCAAGTTATACAAAAATTGAAAATTTAGCAGAAATCGACCTTACACAAGAAGCTAATCAGATTGCTGTTATTAAACAAGGACTTGCAGAACAAGGATATGAAGAGGACGACATCACCACAGAACTAGAGAGACTTAAAAACTATCAAGACCTTGAGAAAGTAGCTAAAACCCATCATAAGGTGTTAGTGAAAAAAGAGGGGGATAAATTAGTCAAACTTGAAGAGGAGAGTCAAAACAAACAAAGACAATTAGCAGCTTCCAGACAACAATACATTAAAAATGTCCAAGCTGTATTACAAGAAAAACTAAAAACGAAGGATTTTGACGGAATTCCTGTAAATCAGGGACTTTTGGCAGAAACACAAAACTTCCTATTACAGGAAAAATACAAAACTCCAGCAGGGGAAACTTTAACAGATTTTGATAAATTTGTTTTAGACCTTAAACGTCCAGAGAATCATGTGTTGAAAGTGAAGGTTGGTCTGCTGTTTAAAATCCTAGAAAAAGACCCTACCCTTTCAACAATTAAGAAAGCAGGTCTGACACAGAAATCAAATGGTTTATTTGAAGAGTTGGCTAGAAAAACCTCAAAAAGTTCTAACAAATCAGAAAAATCATCTAGTAGATCATTCAATAATTTATAAAATAAAATCTAAACTTTAATATGGCAATTCAAACAATCCCAGGTCTAACTGGTTTTACCTACGCTAGGGTAGCTTCAATGGATAAACGTGCAGTGGGTAAACTCACTGACTCTAACCACTTAGAGAGCTTTCACTCTACAGAGCCTGCTGATTATGATAAGAAAATCATAAGCTTATACACACAGAGCTCATTGTATAGCAACGACTTTTTGGATATGATTAACAAATCTATTCCTTACTACATTGATAACAACAGTGATAGCTGGAAGTGGGATGTTAATGTTCCATATAAGTTTCCTAAAATCATTGCTATTCCAACTTCAACATCTGATAATACAAAGCCAGGTATTGATGGACAAGAATTCCAATTAGTATTGGACACTGCGGAATTCTCTAAAAACGCGATTCTTTCAATAGGAGATCGTAGATATGGTCCTCAAGTTTCTGTAGCAAAAGACCCTCTTCCTTGGAATTCAGGTTTCTTGTATACATTTACATTGGTGACAGACAATCCTATGGTGGACTTTGTAAGCCCTACTTATTTAAAGGTGGGAATCGAGGTTCAGTTGATTAGTGCGTCTATTGGGGAATTTGACCAAGACCTTTTAGGATTGCCACGTTTAGGAGAGAAGATTACAATGTTCGAATCTCTTGGAAGTGCATTTGGTTATGAGCACACTATCACAAAATGGGCAGATGAAAAAATGCTTCGTAATGCTGATGGACAAGCTTTGGATATTCTGGTATATGCTCCTTCTCGTAGAAATCAAATGCCTCTTAAACGTAATGATGTACGTTGGGAGCCATTCATTGAGTTCTGGATGAGAAAATCAATGCTTGAATTGAAGGTGAACAAGTTCATCTGGGGTAAAGCAGGTACAGTGAAAACTAATGGCTCCAAGCAAGAATTGAAGCGTCTTTCTGATGGTGTATACCAAAGAATGCGTAACAACGGAAACTTGGTACAATATAACAGAGGTGAATTCTCTGCCAATTTAATACGTGCAGTCTTCGGAGATTTGTTCTATCGTAGGGTGGATGTTAAAGACAGACGTGTAAAAATGTACACTAATGAGGCAGGTTTTGATACCTTCCAGCAAGCTCTGAAGGATGATGCTCTGAATTCAGGTTTAACACTGGTTGCTGATAGTGGTGAACGTTATATCCAAGGTGCAGGTCAACATCTAACATACAATTGGGCGTTTGATTCAATGGTGACAAGGGAAACTGGACGTGTAGACTTAGTACACTTAAAAGAGCTAGACCTTCCTCAAACAAACCTTGAATTTGGTCAGAATAAGAAAAGCACACCTGTATTCTTCGTATTTGATGTGTCTCCTTCTAGTGATGGAAGTTTGACAAACAATATTCGTGAAGTACGTATGAAGGGAGCCCCTTCTATGACATGGGGATATATTGATGGACGTCAATCTCACTTAGGACACTTTGCTTCTAAGGGAATGCAATCAGCCAACAAATTCCCAGGCTATACATTGTGGATGGAAGACAGATGTGATATTTTCATTGAAGACCTTTCTCGCACAGTTCTCATAGAAGAGATACCTCAGTTCTAATATTACATACAAAAGACCCTATCCCCTTCACAATGCTGAGTGTGAAGGGGGTCTTTTACAAACTTGATTATTCAGGTATGGAGTGGTTCAAATCCACAATCAAGTTCTTAAAACTAACAATAAATAACTACATATGAGTAAGAATGGAAAGATTTCTTCTATTAAGAAGGACTACACAGGTAATAATAACAACCTTACAATGAAGAATGGATTAGCCCAAAAAGGTTATTCTAGGATTCCTGGAACAGGAGTTTTTAAATACCCTTACAAGGACCTTGATGGTAGATATAGAACAGGACTTGATGATACAGCTCCTTATATTGATAGAATAGCTGATACCGTTGAAAGAGACCTTGAAAGAAAAAGAGTGAAGCAACTTAAAGAGAAACTTGAAAGAGCTTTTGGTAAAATTGATCTTTCTCCAACTTCTGAATTTTGGAATGGGTCTTTGGCTAAGTCTCAAAATGACACCAAGCACGTACAACCTATAAAACTGATGGATGGAGATAATTTATTTGATTTCTCTAGTCCAATTCAAGAACTGGCTTTTGCATGGTTAAGGGTTCACCCCACTATTGCCTCTTCTCTCCAAGCATATGAAAGAGGAGAATATCCAGCAGAAACAATGTTTTATGTAGTTGATGATGCAGTTGAAACTAATGTTTTGAATAATAAGAAAAAACTTATTAACAAAGCCATTGTTCAATTGGAAACTATGAGTGTTGAGAAACGTAAGAAAGTAGCTAGACAGCTCGGACTTCCAGTAACTGATGATACAGGAGAACAAGAAGTTTACAATTTGATAGATAATGTTTTAAAACAAACAGAATTTAAGAATGGTAAACATATGGGCTTGGACCCTGTAAAAGTGTTCACCACTTATGCAGGAATGCAAGAACAATTGTTACATGTAAAAGATGTGGTAAAACAGGCACTTCTACACTCCATCCTTCGTACAAAACAGGGAGGTAAAGTGTTTAAAGGAGAATACGAAATGGCAACTGATGAAGACGTTTTAGTTAAATTCCTTATGAATGAAGAACATCAAACTGACTTACTCACATTAGAACAAGAATTAAAAGGTAAAAAATTAGCCTCTGTATAATGATTCCAGTAGATAGTTTACTATATAAAATAGACCAAAAGCTAAATAAACTATCTTCTAACGAACATCAACAGATTGCACTTGAAGATAAAATATTAGCTTTAAACGAAAGTCAAATAAAGCTGATAAAGCAGAAGGTGGACGGTTTCTCTGTTCCCTCTGGACTTGGACTAGATGCTTTTAGAAAGCGCTATGAAGACCTAGAGATATTTATAGAAACTTATATAAAGCACCCTCTTGAATTAGAACTAAAAGACCCTAATTTATATCAATATAATGCCTCTTTAAAGGAACTTACACCTGAATGGATGTTTTATATAGACTCCTACATTTTGGCAACAAAAGGGAGATGTAAGAATAGAATGATAAGGGTGAATAGGGATTTGGAAAAGCATGGAGATATTTTAATGCTTTTAAACAATGACCATTATAAGCCCTCATTTGAATATCAGGAAACTTTTAATACAATATCATCTGATGAAATATCAATTTATACAGATGGTACTTTTACACCAAATAAAATCTACGTTTCATATTTACGTTATCCTGCATATATAGACAAAGAGGGGTATGTAAAACTAGATGGAACTCCTTCTAAAGATCAAGACAGTGAATTAGAACTGTATTTAGAAGATGAATTAGTTGATTTAACAGTGCAGAATTTAGCAATGTATACAGAAAATACTGCTGCTGCTCAAAATGCACAATTTAGAATACAAACAAACGAATAAACTTTAAACAAAAATAAAAAATGTCTGATTTCTCATTAACAACCCTGTTTGTTAGTCCAGTAGGAAATACTCTACCTAGCTCTGGATCAACACAAGACCTCACAGCAGGTCAATTTGGGATTTTTAGGAGCTCCTACTTGTATGCAGATGCAGGTAATATTGCTGCTAGTCCTTACTTTTACATAGCTCAAGGTAGAACTAACACTTATTTACAAGGAACTAAACGCTCTGATAAAATCGCAGGATGTATTACAGGAAACGTCTGTAAGACAAATGTTACTGAATTTTATAAGGTGGTTGGTTGCTCAACTCCTGCAACACAGGTAACTGATGTTTCTGGTTTTGAAGTAAAATGTGGTGATATTCTAACATTAACTCTGGTAGCTCACTCTTCTTACATTGACACTCTGTATTTTAATGGACTTACACGTTCAGTAACAGTACAAGCTCCTTGTTGTGATTGTGGCGCTGACCCTTGTGATAATGTTGATGTACCTGCTCTTATTGATGAACTTGTATTAGCTCTGCAAGCTGGTGCTCCTGGTATTGGTCCAGATAACCTGTTGCTGACAGACTTCTTCCAATTCCAAAGAATTGGTAACGATGCTAGTGCCATCCTTCGTATTTCTGGTAAAGCTTTAACAGCTTATGCACAACCTTGTGATGTAGCAGCTTTCCCTCAGGAATATGATAGAATGTGGTTTAGAACATTCGTGTATTCAGGTCCTGCAACAACTGCTGACTTCATTGTAGCTGACGATTGTAATATTGTAGCAACAGCAACAATCACACAACGTGCAACATATGCTACAGGTACTTCTGAGGAAATTAAGCAACTTGAAAAGAATTACTATTCATATCAAGCTGGTTATCTGAAGCATTTGTTCAGAATGGCTGGTTACAATGGAAACTTTGAATCATGGGTAACCGATGGTACATTGTATGACACCTTCTATATTAAGTTCAATGCATATGACAAATCTCAATATCAGTGGGGTGATTATATTGAACAAGATTCAATGGTGATTATTGCTGTACCTCAAGCACAAACTGCTGCTGTAGAAGCAATTCTTGAAGCTGCTCTTGGTACTGTTACTGAAGACAATGCTTGTATCACTACAACGTCTACAACGACTACTGTATGGCCTACAACTAGCACTACTTCAACGCTGATTCCTTAATCAGATTTTAAACAACACTCGAAAGGGAGGGAGTAAAAAACTTCCTTCCTTTTTTTATTTAAACTAACTTATAATGGCTGATTTGAATTTAGACATATTAGTAATTCCAACATACAATACTAAGACATTAGGAGTGGCTGATATTTCTACCTATCCTGATAGTCCTCCAGTACAAGCCCCCACTATAGAAATCACTGTTCCTGGGTTTGGTATAGTTTCTATTCCTTTTGTTCCTAATGATTTTAATGTATTTAATTCTACTTCCCTAGAGCTTACGGCTGTAGGAGAAGACCTTCTCCCTATTCCTGATGGGGTATATACATTAACTTATTCTGTAACTCCTGCTTTTGAAAACTATGTTACAAAAACTATTATAAGGGTGGAGCAATTACAGGAAAAGTTTGATGAAGCCTTTATGAAGCTGGATATGATGGAATGTGACTTAGCTATAAAGAAACAGTCAAAAGTAGAACTCTCCACAATATATTTCCTTATACAGGGATCAATAGCTTCTGCTAATGAATGTGCAGTAGATGTAGCAAACAAGCTTTATTTACAAGCAAGTAAAATGCTTACCAATTTTATAAACAATAATTGTGGGTGCTCAGGTACAAATTACGTAACTAATTTCGTTTAAAAATGGCTAAGTGCAAAGATTGTCATATACCTGTAGAATGTGGCTGTCAACTTATACAAGGAAGATGTTCAGCTTGCAATTATACATATCAACAGAGTTTAAAACAACAAAAGAATGCTAACGTACCGCCTAAATAATTGTGTAGCTTGTACAACAATTCCTGTTCTTCTACAGAACATTGATTGTAAACTAGCGAATTTGGCTAAAGTTCAATATAACAATATAGTATTGGCTTTAAACAATAATGCAAAACCTGATGTAATGTCAGACCTTTTGAATTACAAGAGGATATTACAATGTAAAGCATGTAATGCAGATTATGCATCCTGTTATTCTGTAGAAGAAATAGCAAGTAAAGTAAAAATTTTAATTCATAAATAAGAAAATCAATGGCATGTAGTAATTGTTATAATGGATGTACAGAAATAACTTCAGATCAATGTGTTAAATACACAGGAGTAGATGTTCCTGTATTAGGGATATTGAAAGGAGACTCTCTTTCTTATGTAGAGCAGGCTCTAATTACATTTCTTACAGCCACTTTAAATGGTAGTGGTATTACAATAGAAATAGATGAAGACTTGTATTGCGAACTTGTGTCTCAATATCTTCAAGAATGTTCAACAGTTACAGCTATAGACCTCTTTAAAGCTTTAGTGCAGGCAGCTTGTAATTTACAAGAACAAGTAGATGCTATAAATGCAGAACTTGACACATTAAATGCAGACTATACAGTAGGTTGCTTAGATGGAGTAGTTGCTTCCGATGACACCCATACTATTCTACAGGCTGTTATTACAAAGCTGTGTGAAATAGATGTAGACTTGGCAGCTCTGACAATAGATGTAGAAACTAATTATGTTAGAATATCTGACATAAATGATTATATTGCTGCTTATTTAGCAGATCAAGCTCCTGCAACTAGATTTTACACAAGAATGGTGCCCTACTGCCCCATTCCTTATGTAGGTTCTCTTAGCTTCTTTGATGCTACAGGTGCTGGTTTATCAGGCACAGAATGGGAATTGATATACTTATGTAACGGTCTTAATGGTACTCCTGACATGAGAGGTAGAGTACCTGTGGGTGCTATTGTTGGTGTCCCTGGAGGTTCTATGGATTCTGCTGTAGACCCTGCTTCTGATCCTACATTCAATCCTAATTATGCTGTAGGAGGTATTGGAGGAGCAAATAAACAAACTTTGACTATCTCCCAAATGCCTGTTCATGCTCACGGTGTTACAGATGCTGGTCACTCGCACAAAGAATTTGCAGATGAAGCAATATCTGATGTATCAGACCCTGATGTTACATCCACTACAGCTCCTGCTAGAGCTTTAAACGATGGAGTAAATGAGAATAATTATGACATAAAAGCTTCTATTCTTTTAGCTGCCACATTAGGACAATCTAGCACACAAATAACAGGTATCTCTTTAACTAATACAGGAGGAGGAGCTGCCCACCCTAATATTCAGCCTGTTTTAGCCACTTATTATATAATGTATATTCCTTAAAAATATGGGAAAATGTGTTCCAGGAACTCCTTGTTACAGAGGAAATGACGTAATAGTTTACACCACCTACCCTAGGGGATGCACAAGCTCTAGTAATAATTGCTCAACCTCCCCATGTACTTTTCCCATCTCTTCTGACAACCTCTCTTATACAGGCCCTAATTTACCCTATACAGGCATTCAAACAGATGACGACATTACTACTGCCTTACAGAAGATAGATGCTCTATTGTCCTCAGAATCAATATTTGACCTATTCATTACAGCCATTGATAACAACCCTACATTAAAAGCCCTATTATGTACAAAGATAGGAGAATGTCCTTAAAAATAAACCATAGGTTGTTGGTTTCCTAGGGTTTGACCCTCAGATCAAAAGTCTGGGGGTTTTTCGTTTATAATGAGTTTAATTATTTCATCTAACTAAATTGATTAAATTAATTTGGTATTTCAGAAAATAAGCTATATCTTTGTATTAGAATTGTAACTAAACTATGCTTAAATGGCTATAAATGACGAACAATTAGAATCCCTTAAAGGGATGTTAGGTTGGAAAAAATCAAAATCCTTATATGCCACCAAATTAGGGGTGACATTAAATGAACTAGAAGGATTATTAGAAGAACTTAGAAATCAGGAAAAACACGAAACTTTGGAAGAATTAGACCAATTTGAAAGAAAAGTGAATGTTGAAAAAGGAATCATAGAAAGTGATGTTATTGTGGACTTTGAACCTAAAACAATAGAAGAGCTTGCAAAATTACATAAAATTGATTTAAATAAATACAAAATATCTACCTATTGGAGCAAGTTAAAATCTAATGGGAAATTCACTTCCTCTGTGTTAGCATCCCTTAAAAGACCAACAGATTATACATTAGAAGACTTTACAAAGTTTTTAAAGGATTATAAAATTGAAAAACACCCATGTACTTGTAAACCCTTGATAAACAAGGGATTAGAAACAGTAGATGTTGAATTAAATATTGCAGATTTTCACTTAGCCAAGAAAACTTTCGAAGGTGATAATTTAGCCTCTAAAGAGCTTGACTATTTCTTTACAGTGAATGACTTAGTGGGTAAGATTAAAAGGAATTACAATATTGGTAAACTGGTATTTCCAATAAGTAACGATTTCTTTCACACAGACAACTATCAAAATTCAACTACAAATGGTACTCCACAAGATGTAACAGCTTGGTATGATGAGGAATATGAGAAAGGATTTGATATATTGGCTAATACTATTAATTTTCTGGTTACACAGGCTAAGGAAGTGGAGGTTATATTAGTACAAGGAAACCATGACCGCACTAAAGGATTTTTTGTAGCACATGCTTTAGAAGTGTTTTTTAAAGGATACAAAAACATCAAGTTTCAAAGAGAACATTCTGTTACAAAATCTGTAGTATTAGGGAATACGTTTATAGGCTACCATCATGGAAACAGTTGTAAATTAACAGACCTTCCATTAATATTTGCTACAGGAAAAGATGCCTCTAATTTTGGTAATGCTAAATATAGAGAAATTCATACAGGTGATAAACATCACTATATGGCTAAGGAAGTACAAGGAGTAAGAATCCAACAAATGCCTTCCCTCTCTAAAACTGATAGATGGCATAGAGATAATAATTTTGAAAATAAAGTACACGCTGCACTAGCTCTTGTCTACCATCCTGAACAAGGTAAGATATGTGAGTTTGAGGTTCGTTTGTAATTATGTACTATCTCTACAGACATATAAGATTAGATAAAAATGAACCTTTTTACATAGGTATTGGTAAAGTTAATTTAAATAATGAGTATTCTATAGATTCTGAAAAATACAGAAGAGCTTATAGTAAAATAAATAGAACTTTATATTGGACAAACATAGCTAATTTAACTCCTTATGAAATTGAAGTATTATTCGAAACTGATAATAGAGAAGAAATAGTACAAAAAGAGAAAGAATTCATAAAACTATATGGTAGAAAAGATTTAAACTTAGGTTCTTTAGTTAATATGACAGATGGAGGAGAAGGAAAAGAAGGGATAAAATTATCAGAAAGTACCAAAACTAAAATGTCTATTTCTGCAAAGAAAAATATAAATGCAGAAAGAAAACAACAATTAGTATATCAATTAAATAGAAATCATTCTACTAAGGGTAAGTTTGGAAAAGACCATTGTAACTCTATAAAAGTATATCAATACGATCTAGAAGGAAATTTTATTAAAAAGTGGAACAGTTTGATGGATATTAAAAGAGAATTAGGGTATGAATTATCACATATTTCTCAATGTATAAATAACAAGAGAAATAAGACCAAAGGGTTTAAATGGTCTAAAGAACGATTATAATATGGCAACATTAAGAAATTTAGTATCAACTGTAAGGAGTTCTCATAAACTTCTATCAACCGATGGTCTTTTGACGGATAGGGCGATAGCAGCAGAAATAAAAAACTCCACTTTCTTACTTGTAAAGAGAGAAACAAACCTTAGGAAGCTATGGGCTACAGATACTATTTTTACTACAATACAATGTATGGACCTTATAGAAGTCCCTATTTCAGAATGTTGTGATTACGTAGACCCTTGTTCTGTTAGCAGAACCAAACTTAAACTCCCAAGAATTTCCGAAGGAAACTACCAATATCTTATACAGGGGGTATGGACTATTAATGCTTTGAGTGGAACTGCTAAAAGAATAGACCCTATTACAATAAATAGATATATAAACCTTTTAAAGCTTCCAATTATAAAGAATAAAATTTATTATTGGATAGCAAATGGTTATTTGTATACAAACAATCCCTTCCTTAAATCTATCAGACTTGCAGCTTTCTTTGAGGAAGACATTCCTAATGAATTACTATTTGGAGAAGAATGTTGTGGAAAAGTAGTATCAGATGAAGAGTGGTGTAAAAACCCCCTAGACAAGGAATTTGGTCTCCCTGGCTATTTAGAAAAACAAGTGTTAGAATTAGTATCTCAAAAGCTTTTAAATACATATTTTCGCTTAAAGACCGACCTCACTACAGACGGAGTGGATGGTCAATCCCTTAATACAAAACCAACTAATTAATGACCTCTGATGAAATTGCTCATTTATTAAAAACTCTTCCTAAAAGAATGTTCAATAAAAATGATGAAGTTTGGAGAAAAGCTTTTATTGAATATACTATAGATACAGAAAATAAACTAGGAATGGGATGTAACTCTTGTTATTATAAAGTATTTTCTCATTTAAACCAAAAATATAAATCTCTTGAGAGTAGTAGTTGATTGGCGTAGTACTAGTAAAGAAAACTATAGAAAGTTCTGTAAAAAGAATCCCTCTATAAAAATATCTTTCGATGAATGGCAAAGTATTATATATGCATTCAATGAACTCTATAAAACATACATCCTAGAAACAGGAGAAAAAGCTAGATTTCCTGCTGGTTTTGGAGACTTTGCTATAAACAAGAAAAAAAGGAAGAAAATAGTAACTGATCCCACAGGCAAAGAACATATCAATCTTGCTATTGATTGGAAGAAAACCAAAGAAAAAGGAAGAAAGATATTCAACTTCAATTATCATACGGAAGGATATTCTTTCAGATGGTTGTGGTTCAAAGAGACTACCAGACTCAAAGATATAGACCTTTGGTGGTTTAAACCCACAAGAATTACCTCCAGACTTCTTACACACTATTTGAAAATTGATAACAAATACCAACATAGATACAGACAGTGGAAACTTTAATATGATTCAATACGACAAAGGAGATAAATTTGGGAATCTTACATTTATAGAAGAAGATTTTCATGAAAAAGAAGTAACAGGATTTCAAAAATATAGAAAAGCTGTTGTTGAGTGTTTTTGTGGTAGAAAGTTTATAACTAGAATTTCGGGTTTAAAAAATGGAAAAGTAAAATCTTGTGGATGTACAAGAAGAGATGGATTATTGAAAAGAATTACAAGACACAATATGAGCTCTTCTCCAGAATATTCTATTTGGGAAGGAATGAAAGCTAGATGTTTAAATTCTAAAAATATATTTTATTATAATTATGGAGGAAGAGGTATAAAAGTTTGTGACGAATGGATGGATTTTAAGAATTTTTTTAAAGACATGGGTTCTAAGCCAGGTTCTGAATACAGTATAGATAGAATAGATAATAATGGAAACTATGAAAAGAATAATTGTAGATGGACTATTAGAGAAATTCAAGATAGAAATAGAAGAAATAATGTATTTCTAAAATATAAAGGAGAAACATTTATATTAAGTGATTTAGCTAAAAAGTTTAATTTAAATCAACAAACCTTGAGAGAAAGATTAAATAAAGGAATATTATTGGAAGAAGCTTTAACAAAACAATATAAATACAATAAAAGAAAATGAGCTATTACTATAAATATAATTTTATCTCTCCCGAAGGAGTATATGCAGTTGTGGCAGAAGAATTGAAGTCGTATTTAGATACTGGTGCGGTTGATCAATTACTTTGGCCAACATATTTAAACAAGTGTCTAGACAAGCTTGGAAAAGGAACATATTACATTACAGAAGATATTTTAAACATTGAAGATTTTGTAGCAAGACTTCCTGATAACTTCTATGCTGTTAGAGAAGCTTGGCTTTGTACAGAAATATCAGGATTTCCATATCAAGCAGCTAATTCATTTTATTCTCAGGCTGCCTCTGAAAGTACAATACAGGTTTCTCCTGTTATTTCTGGAGGTACTCCATGTACAAATACAGAATGTACTAATGATAATTGTGATGGAGCAGAATGTATGCCTGTGTTAATACAAGCTGTATACAAAACTAATAATGAAATTAATGTAACTTATAAAAGAACGTACCTCTTAAAACCAGGGAATATTTCTGTAAAAGGACATTGTGCTTTAGATTGTAAGAATTTTGGAGCTTCTTCCCCTGATAGCTTTGATATAAGGGATAATAAATTTGTCACTAATTTCAGATGTGGAAAGGTGCATTTAGTGTTCTATGCCACAGAATATGACAAAAGTGAAAATCAGCTTATTCCTGATAATTATAGAATTAAAGAATATATAGAAGCTTTCATTAAATATAAAGTATTTGAAACTTTATGTAATCAAGTAAATGATGAAACGTTTAACCAGCTTCTACAGAAACTACAATATTACAAGCAATTATGTGACGAAGCCTATATATTAGCAGATACAGAGATAAAGAAGCAGGATGCTTATACTAAATTCAGAAGAATACAACAGAACCTAAATAGTCTTAATAGATACGAACTCCCAGAAGGTAGAGTTAGACGTATTTTTAGAAGAAACGGTACAAATTAATGGCTGAACAAGAATCAAATATAAAGCAAGAGAATAACGTTGCTAGGATAGGTATGAATATGGATTCTTCTGTAAATCAAATACAGAAGGGACAGATTTCTTATGGACTAAATGCTGCCGTTGAAAACTTTGATGCTAATACAGCTTCTTATCAAAATGAACCTGGAAATGAGCTCTGTTTAGAATTACCAGAAGGGTATTCTTTACACGGTAGACATTTTATTCCTGAATTAAATAAGGTTATATTCTTTTTGGTTAACCCTACAACAGGTGGCTCTGAAATAGGGTATATGGACAACAATGACTGTATTTATAAAAAATATATAAATGCAGACTGTTTAGGTTTTAATATCAATTTTCCAATACATAAAGTTGTACATAAGATAACTAATTGTACAACAGAGATATATTGGACAGATGCTCTTAAAAAAAGGAGATATTTGGACCTTAACAACCTTCCTTTAAAAATAAAGCCTGGAACAGATGTATGTGATGGAGAAACTATTGATGAAGTAGATTGTAACAAAATTAATGTACAGCCAAATTTCAAGATACCACAACTGACGTTAGTTGATTTTATAAATGGTGGAGCTTTTATTGCTGGAAGTGTACAATTTGCAATCCAATATTCAGATGTAAACGGAAATCCTTACACTTCTTTTTATTCTGTTACCAACCCAACACCTATTGCTGATAATAAAATAACCTCTCCTGATTTTAACTATCCTGTAGGAAAATCAGCAGTTATTGACATTACAAATATTGACATAAGTGGAATATTCCAATATTTCAATTTAGCTGTTATTAAGACAGTTAATAATATTCCTTCTGTAGACCTTGTAGGAACGTTTTTTATAGACGATAGTACAAAACAAGTTATATACAATGGTCAGAATCAGACAGCTATAAAACTTACAATTGCTGATATATTTGAAAAAGCTCCTATTTATGATGTAGCTGATGATGTAACAGCAGTACAAGATGTGTTAGTATGGAAAGGACTTACCTCTATTGATAGAATTAATTATCAACAGATTGCCAATAAAATCACTCTTCAATGGGAAACTTGGAGAATACCTAATACAGAAGACTATTCTGATGAACTGAATGCAACCAATCTTAGAGGTTATCCTAGAGATGAGATAGTACCTTTTGAAGTAGTATTCCTTCTAACAAATGGTAGACAAACGGACGGTTTTCATATTCCTGGAAGAGCTATAACACCAGCAGACCTTTCATTTGGTGTTGTTTCTTCAACTTCTCCTGATTTTATAGGAGAACCTGATGCTGATGGTACTAGTCCATATTGGAAGATATACAATATAGCCACTGTTTTAGGAACTGATAGTGCTTATACTCCTTATTCTGATTATAAAGGAAAATATCAATATGGTGATTTTTCTTATTGGGAATCTACAGAACTCTACCCTTGTAATGATGATGTATGGGGAGAATTGGCAGGAAAACCAATTAGACATCATAAATTTCCTGATGTAAGAATATCTCCTATATTTGAAAATCCCATAATAGAACTTAATGGAGATGGGACATATAAGAATTTAACAATTCAAAAGAACGCTATTTTTCCAATAGGAGTAAGAATAAATGCTCAACAAGTACAGTCTCTTATTATACAAAGCAATTTGACACAAGAGGAGAAAGATGCTATTGTAGGTTTTAAAATAGTAAGAGGGAACAGAGATGTAAACAAGTCTATTGTAGCTAAAGGTATTCTTAGGAATGTAGGAAAATATACAAGAGAGAATACAGAATATTATTTCCCTAACTATCCATATAACGATCTTAGAGAAGACCCTTTCTTATTAGCTCAATCGAATGCTTACAATTCAGAATGTAATACTTATGATATTACTGTAACAGCAGACGGTACTTATGAATATACTGATTGTTTTACAAATACAGTAGTAGGTACACCAATGACAACAGGAGATGTTATAAGAGTATGTTCTCTTACAACTCCTCTTGTAACCACAGGAACAGCTACAATTGCAGAGGTGGGTTTTGATTCCTATAACTTGAGTGTACAAGGAGGTACTACGGTACTAGGAGTATTTATTCCTGATACAGTTTTATTTAAATATAAAGATGTAGACAATAATGATGCCTCTATTATATTAAAATCAAGAGAATCTGCAACAATACAAGTATTTCCTTCTACTACACCTACAGCTCCTGCTTTACCATTTTTTGATTTTGGTAGAGAATATACTATAACACAGGTTAATTATTTAAGAAATGACGAATGCTACCCTGATAGATTGTCAGCTTTTGAAACAGAAGATAGTAAATATAGACATGTATTAAATTCTCCTGAAACCTCCTTTGGACAACCGTTTCTTGGAGATGTATTAAAACTAGAGAGTGTTGTATTTGGTGCAGGAAAAGCACATTTTGTAGAAGTAAAGAAAAACGCATTATACAAACTTCTTACAAAAGAAGCTCAAGAAGACGCTCTTTTATCAAGCGAAAGAATTGCTGATATTACTGGTACTTTTAGTGCCACTGCTATGTTCACAGCATATCAAGCCTACCTTCAAATATACATAAATGGTATAACTAGAAGAAATTATGGGTGGAGTTACAATTCTATAGCAAGCTATGACTATTATGCTGATATAGATAATGCCTTAGGAATTAAACAAAGAGTACTAGAAAGTGCTCAATATCTCATTCCTGGGGTGCAGTCTGTAGGAGACAGTATTAATGTAAACAACTATCAAAGAGAATCTTCTGTATATTTGAAAACAACAGAAGAAACTACAGCTCTTCCTTTTCCTTCAGAAACTCCTTCTCTATTATTAGGTACAGGAGTTAGTGTAGTAGAAGATAAAAGTAGATATATAAATTCTCAGATAAATTGTTCTACACCAGAGCAACAGTTTGATATATCAACCGTTTCTTATTATGCTTCGTTAAAGAATATATTCCCTAATCAGTGGGGACAAATATATTCTTATGAAACTATAGATACAGGTTTTCAGGTGATATTTGATGATCAAGCATATTTAACAGGAGCCTCTCCATACTACACCGTATTTGGAGGAGATACATTTATATGTAAATTTGCATTTAAAACAAAACTTCCTTTCTTTATAGACAATAGAGTGGGAGCTCCTGATGACAGTGACATATTTTATGATGAAATTGGTAATGTAGCCTACCCTGAATATTGGCATTCTGCTAGAAGTATATTATTTGATTATGATGTAATAGCTAGTGGTACTCCTACATTAAAGAACATTATATCAATTAAAGCTCATTATTTGGATTGTCCAAATAACCAACTTCCTGCTCCAGATAACACAACCATTCCTCCAGTAGTAAACCCTAATAGGACTTATTATGGGGGGAAAATGTATATGTTTGCTTATGGTATTCCTTCGTTCTACTGTGAATCTTCAGTGAATGTGGATCTTAGACAAGCTTTTAATAAAAAGGAGGGGGATTTCTGGCCACATGTTAGTACAGGAATTCCTGATGATTGGGTGCAGGAAAGTTTTGTTACAATAAACCAGGATAATACATATTTTTATAATGTAACGTTCTCCAAGCAAAATAAGGAGAATTTCTTCTCCCATCTTCCAGTTGATTGGAGAGAACAATTATGTTTTACGAATTTTCCATTTAGAGCTATTTCTTCTGAAAGACAACAAAGTTTTTCAGACAATAAAATAAATAGTTGGTTAATATACAAACCAATTTCATTCTTTGATTTTCCTCAAAACTATGGGAAATTCACTTCTATTGATGGAATTGAGAATAGACATGTATTAGCTAGATTTGAGAATAAATCTCTTTTATATAATGCCTTATACACCACACAAACTAATACAGGTGGTCAAGTGTATTTGGGACAGAGTTTATTTTCAAAAGATGTACCTCCTCTTGATTTTGCAGAAACAGACCTTGGTTATGTAGGAAGTCAACATAAATTCCTTCTGAAAATACCACAAGGACAAATATCAGTAGATGCAAAAAGAGGACAAATATTCCTATTACAGGGAGATTCAGCAAAGGACCTCTCATCCTTTGGGTCAGGAATGAATAGGTTTTTGAAAGATCACCTTCCTTTTGAAATTCTAAGATATTTTCCAACAGTAAATATTGATAACAATTTCAAAGATATAGGACTACATGGAGTATATGATATGAAGTTTAATAGAGTGATTATATCAAAACTTGATTATATTCCTCTAACAGATGATGTCAAATATGACGATGTATTGAAGGAATTTTATATAGAAAGAGCATTCCCTCAGTTCCCTGTTACTACTTCAACTAGCACAACTAATGGAGAGGAAACAACCACTACTACTACATCTACTACCACAACAATAGCTCCTGTTTTATTCAGAGAAATTGTTTATGTAACAGATAGAAACTATTTCTGTAACAAATCTTGGACTCTTTCATTCAACTTCAACACTTTAAGTTGGGTGAGTTTCCATAGCTATATCCCTAATTTCTATATAGCAGAAAACAATTTCTTCTATTCAGGTTTAAATGAGGGATGTGATTTAGAGGTATTAGCAGCAGAAATAATTCCTTCTACAACAACCACTTCTACTACAATTCCAGGATTTGATTGTGAATTGGAAGGAGAATTTGAACTCTTATCATGTCAATTAGAAGGAGAAGCACAGCTAGTAATAGATTGTGAATTAGAAGGAGAAGCCTCAGAAATAACAAGTGTAACAACATCAACATCAACAACAATTTAATTATGGCACAAACAGTATTAATAACTTTAACAACAGCAGGGGCAGATACAGGTCCCTTTAATTTATATTCTAATGTAGATGGTTTTATTGCACCTTTTGAATCAAATGTTAGCAAAATAGACCTTGAAGCAGGATATACATCATTTCTTGTACCAGATGCAACCATTGTGATAAGGGTGCAATCTATAGGTGCATTATGTAATAATTATATAGATTTGGTTATAGGAACCACAACATCTACTACTTCTACAAGTAGTACAAGTACAAGCTCTACAACTACTACTACCACTACCCTGAATCCAGTAGATTATGACTTCTATCTTGCTGATCAATATAATTGTGATTGTGCATTAGAAGTAACAAATGTAACAGTGGCTTTCCCAACAGGAACTTCTGTAACACTAAATCGTTATTATGCAACAGTGGCTCCATTGAACCTTAAATATAGAGTAATAGGACCTACATCTGCTGGAATAGCAGCTATTTTAACTCTTCCTGGATATGTTATATGTGCTGACACTCCTTGTACAGCTTAATTATGAGAACGATAGTTATAAGATTAAAGAAAGCTGGAAAAAGAACTGATGTATTCTCCATTTCTGATGGAATGGGGAATATATTAATTGATGAAGTTAGTAAACAGGAACTCATTCAAGGAGTCTCGTTGTCTATAGCAGATAATGTTTCTGCGCTTGTAGTATCTTCTACAGGACTAAATTGCTGTTCTCTCTCTATAACTATCCCTATTACAACAATTACAAAACAAGAGCTTGCTGATTGGGAATTTCAATCTGTCAACACATCCTCTGTTTGGAGACATTTAACAGACCCTACTTTATATAATAACTTCTATGGATGTATCCATCCTTATGTTTTAGAATATCCTTTTGCATATCAATATTATGATGAAATTGTACAAAATGTAAAAGACTATACAAAGGTATATAAATATCTCCCTTCAATACATGGAGTATTTGATGACACTAGAAGGATAGAAACGGATGTAGACTATTTCAATAAGTCGATATTATATAACGATCAACAATCTTCAGGTATTCTTACATTAGTTAGCAAGCCTGTTAACAATATGAAGGAATATATGAAATATCCTATATTCAATACAGATAATAAATCTATTACATTTACGAAAAGTGATAATTTCTATCAATATAACACTTTTTGGAATATAGTGAAGAACAAAACCACCCCTCTATTTGTTTCCAGTTGTCAATCAATGTCTATTGATAAAGAAGTAAATGACGAGAATATGGATTATTCTACAAGAAGTTTTAGAAAAGATACTATAAGAGCCAAGGATTTAAAAGTGAGACAGATTCTTGACAACAGAAGTGATATACATTTAGTTTCACAATTCATCATAGCACCAGCACAAATTTCATACAAATAATGAAAAAGAAAAAAGCTCAAATGGGAATATTTGCAAGTGCAAATACATCAAATAAAATCCCTCTGATTAGCGAAGACCCAAAACCTGTAAAAGAGCCTGTTTTTAAAACTAAAGCAGAATTTGATGCTTATTATTTAAATCAGTCTTTACAAAAACTGTCTCCTGAGGACAAGTTATGGTATGATGATGCTGTAGCTGGAAGGGTGAAAAATGTTACTCCACAAGATATAATTGCTCTACGAGCTCCTACTCCTTTTCACGCTAAATTTAATATTAAGGGGAAGAAAGAACCTATGGGCAATGTATTAGGTAGAGCTTATGGGGTAATGCAGAAAGGTGGTATTATACAGGATAATATGGGACAACTAAAACATCCTGGAAAAATAACAAAAATCAACTCCCCAAATATAACAATGAAAGGCGTAGGTTTTCCTGTATTAGGAGTGTCTGATATAGGGGATACTAAAATGATGTTGCCAAATCAAGATTATACATTTGATGGAAATTCTGTTACAGAGTTTCCTTTAGCAAAAAGTGGTATTCATATCAATCCTAAAAACAAAGGAAAATTCAATGCTCTTAAAAAGAAGACAGGAAAAAGCACAGAAGAACTTACACATAGCAAAAACCCATTAACAAGAAAAAGAGCTATATTTGCTCAAAATGCTAAAAAATGGAATAAAGGGCAAATGGGACTACCTCCTATAGAAACAGATTGGGGAAGTGAAGATGTGTTTGCCCCAGGACAGTTTTCTGTAGAAGGACAATTGAATCAATTTAATGCTACACTTCCAGAACAACAAGGATTTTTAGGAAAGATTGGAGAACAATTAGGAGGAGCACAAGGAATATATAATACAGCTACTTCTCTTATAGGAGGAATACAACAAATTGGACAGGATAAAGAAAATAGAGCTCAAGCTAAACAATTTTATAAATTAGCAAAACTGGTTAATAAAGCTGCTTCTTTAAAGCCTGAGAAAGTAAAACGTAAATATGTTCGTCCTGAAGATAATCTAGTACAGCCTAGAGAGTTATATTCTCCTTATGGTACAGGTACTAATTTCTTAAAAGACGGAGGTAATTTACAATTTGGAGGGGTACTTCCGTTCTTTGAAGGAATAGGACCTGGAAGAAGTGGTAATTTAGGACAAATGTTAGGAAGTGCTATTGGTGGTGGGGGAGGAGTTCCTTCTGGTGCTGGACAAGTAGGTTCTACTATTGGAGGAGTTGCAGGTAGTATATTAGGTCCTGTTGGTGGAGCTGTAGGCTCTTTGTTGGGAGGTGCTATTGGGGGAATTATTGGTGGTAAAAACCAAAGAGAAACTGCAAGATTTCAAAGAAGAGGTAATGCACAGCTACAAAATGCTGCTTTTTCGCAAGGAACTAATGCTTTACATAACCAATATATAGGTTTTATGGAACATGGAGGTAATGTACAAATGGGAGGAGAATTAAAGACATATAATGGAGAAGCAGAACTTATATCTCATAACCCATACCTTCCAGATAATGGAGAAACTGTAATGTTTAAAGGAGCTTCCCATAAAGACGGTGGTATTGATATGAGATTTGGTAAAAACTCTGTAGAGGTAGAAGGAGGAGAACCTGCTGTAAAACTTGAAAATGGTGGAGATGCCGGACTAACAGTATTTGGTAATATGAAGATTCCTTCTTATGGAGTGACAGAATTACATGACAAAAATGCTAAAGGAAAGAAATTTAAGAATTACATCAAAGAACTTAGTGAAAATGAACATAAACAAAATAAAATCATAAACAAATCAATGTTTGCAATAGACGATAATCCTTTAGCTAGTCCTTACGATAAGCTTAAAATGTCATCTAATGAAGCTATGTTAATTGGTGCTAATATGAACTTGAAAGAAATTGCTAGGAAGAAAGAGGTGGCTTCTGGTATACAGACAGCCATCCTTGAGACAGCAGACGAATTTGGTTTAGATAGTGATAAACTTTCTAAGGGGAAAATTAAAAAAGCTAAAATGGGAGCAAGAATAGCCCAAGCAGGTGATTCTATTCCTTCTTCTATTTCGAGAACAGACATGCAGAAATGGATTGATGCTGGATTTATGTTAGACCCAGAGAATCAAAATAGATTGTTTAGGACTACTACTACTCCAGGAAGAACAGAAACAAAATATTCTGGAGAATTCAAACCTGGAAGTGAAGAATTTCAAAGAGCTTTTGCACAAGCAAGAAAAGCCAAACTGAATGAATTTGATTTCAAGGGAAAGAAATATAATACAGATTTATATAAAGGACGTACAAATAAAATCTCTTTCCCTGGAACTTCAAATACAGACTATATTGACATATATGACCCAGAATCAGTTATAGGTAAAATAGCAAATATAGACCCTATAGATTTAGGTAAAATACCATCTCCTTATCAAACTCCTCTGACTTCTCAAAAAACACAAGGTAAACAAAGAGGAGGATTTGATACTTTAGGAATAGCTAACAGCTTGCTGCCTTATTTGAGACCAAGTAATCAGCTTCCCCTTGATCCTAATCAGCTCTCAGGAGAAATGTATGCTTTGGCTACAAACCAATTAGACCCTGTACAAGCACAGCTCTACCAGCCTCTATTGGAGAATGTAAGTGATATTTCCTTACAAGATCAATTGAATGCTAATCAGGCTGATTTCAATGCAATACAACGTTCTGTAGGCAATAACCCTGCTGCACTGGCTTCATTGGCTGCACAAAAGTATGCTGCCAATACAAACGTTTTAGGAGAGCAATTCAGACTTAATCAGGGGAATAGGATGAATGTATACAATAAGAACAGGGGTGTCTTAAATGACGCTACATTGAAGAATTTGGGCATTCTAGACCAGCAGTATGTAAGACAGAGTACAGCTAAGAGTAACACTAAAGCTACAGCTCAAGCTGCCCTCTCCTCTATTGCTGACAAAATAGCCAAAAACAAGCTGGAAAACAGGACTTTAGGGATTTACGAGAATCTGTATAATTATAGATTTGGTCCTAAAGGATATGCCTACAACCTAAATCCTATGGCTGATTTCCAATTTCCTTCTAACCTTTCAGCTCTTCCTACGTATGTGGATGAATTGGTGCCTGAAGGACGAGAAGCAGAATTCAATTCTAGAGGTCAACTTAAAGATATTGGTACAAAAGCTAAGTCTAAAAAGACCTTTGGGAATGGAAGTATTGTCAAATCTTTAAAGTCTTACTAACTAAGTTTATTATACCAAATTCTAATATAATTCGTTATAATTTGGCTTTCATAATTATTTGCGTTAAATTTGTAGTTAAATGGCTTTTATATACAAAATAAGGAATTTAGTGAATAACAATCTTTATATAGGTAGTACAAGAAGACCTAAATATAAGAGAAAATATGAACATTTTTCTAGGCTTAGAAACAATAAACATTATAATAATCATTTACAAAATGTATTTAATAAACACGGAGAGAGTAATTTTATATTTGAAATATTAGAAAAAGTACCATTCTCAAAAGAAACAAATAATGAAGAAATCAACAAAGAATTAGTAAAAAGAGAATTTTATTTTGTAAAGTTATTAAATCCAGAGTATAATATTAAAAAGGATATTGTTAGAGGACAAACTGGATACAAACATTCTGAGGAAACAAAAAAGAAAATTTCTGAGAGCAATTTAAAAAATCATTTGGATAAACCTAAAAAAGAAAAGGTTAGAATAAGATTATCTTCAAGTGGTTGGAAACATACACCTGAATCTATTAATAAAATAAGAAATAGAAGTTTAAAAGAAGATAATAAAAAAAGAATTAGAGAAATTCAAAAAATAGCTTCTATAAAAAGAATAGGGACTCATCTTTCTTCAGATAGTAAAATAAAAATGATAAAAAAGAAATTTGGAAAAATGAGAGAGATAATGATTTATAATAAAAAAGGAGAATTTGTAAATAAATGTAATTTTTCTTCAGAGGCAAGTGTTTTAACTGGAGTAAAACGATCTAATATTTCTAATAATTTGGCAGGAATATCTAAGTCTGCTGGAGATTACATATTTAAATATACTGACTAATGGCGAGTTTTGTTGACCATCTTCCTACATTTAAAGAATACGTACAACAGTTTCCTGTGGAGGCTGCTGTAAGAGTGGGTACATATAAACAGGGAAAATACGACGAGGGGATACAGAAAATTCAACAACATATTGATAATGTTGCAGGAATTGATGTTGTTAGGGATGTAGACAAACAATACCTTAATTCTAAATTAAACGAATTAAAGGGAGGGCTTAGGAAAGTGGCTGCTGGAGATTTCTCTAATTACCAGTTAGTGAATAATGTAGGAGGTATGATTTCGCAAGTGGCCAAAGACCCTTCTGTTGTGAATGCTGCTTCCTCTACAGCTTGGTACAGGAAACAAATAGAGAAGATGCAGAAGGATGTAGATGAAGGAAAGTCTAACCCTGCTAATATTGATTATTTCCAAAAACATGCTCAAACATGGTTGAATTCTCCTAATGCAGGAGAAAAGTTTTCAGGACAATATATCCCTAATTTTGATGTTTTTAAGTTTGCTAAGGAAGCATTTGATGCTGTAAAACCTGATGGATATTCTTTTGATCAATTATACATAACTGATCAAAATGGAGTACCAAAAACAGATGCACAGGGACGTCCTATAGCTTCTCCTATAATGAAGAGGCTTGAGAAGGAGGGGATATTTCCAGAGAAAGTGAGAGCCACTCTTAATCAAATATTCTCTGACCCTAGAGTAGACACTCAATTGTCTATATCTGGAGAATATGCACTAAAGCAATATTCTCCCCAATTATTGTCTAATAGAATACTTTATCAAAAGAATAAAGTAGTGGGAGATTTACAAGATCAATTGAATGCTCTTAATTTACAGAAGAATACAGGAAAAAATGTACAGGCTGATATAGACATTATACAACAACAGATTGAGAATACTAGGGTGAAATATGATGATTTTAGCAGACTAGCTCTCTCTTCACCTGATGCTGTAAGAGCCTCCCTGTATAAAGATGATGTTAAAAGTAATTATACCTCTATGTTTGGTTGGACTAAAACCAAAGAGCAATCTATGGAAAGTCCTCTTTGGAATGCTAATTTTAGACTAAATCAAGAGGCTAATAGAGTGGCAGAATTCAGAGAAAGAATGGATTTTGAGAAAGGGAAGGAAGCTTTTGACAGACAATATAAAATAACAGACCTTAATTTAAAAGCTCAAAAAGAATTAAACAAAGGGCAATTACCAGCTAATGCTAAACAAGATGCACAATTATCAGATCCTAATATAGGGGTGATGCAATTTGATGCTTTATATGAGGGGGCTGCTAAAAACTACAATGACACTTCTAGTGATTTCATTTATTCTATGGTGCTGAAAAATCCAGAAAACGATGCAGAATTACAAAAATATATAAGAGCAGGAAATTCCAAAGAAGCCTCTATAGAAATTTTAATGAAAAATAAAGTAAGACAGAAATATCTTGCACAAGGAATAGAACCTGATGAAGAGATAATAAACAATGAAGTAGCTGATTTAAAGACCAAGTGGGAACAAGAAGCTATAGTGGCTATTAATAAAATGACTCCTGTAGAAAAAGAAAAGAATTCTGATGTAGCTGATTCATACAACACATATAGTAGGGCTAAAAAGGAATTTTTGAAAGCTACAGAAATTAAGAATGAAGCAGAGAAAGTAATGGGTACGGAATTAGCAAATACACTTAATTCTGCTAATTTCAAAGCTTCTCCTATTAAAGTTAATATTGGAGGAAAAGCTATAACTCTCACACCAGAAGACCTTTACAATGCAGCATTGTATTTAAAAGGAAATGAGGCACCTATTGGTTTTATGAATAATGAATCTTTGAGAGGACAAGCAAAAATAGCTGAAACAGCTTTAATTAATGCTGGAAAAGGAGAAATTCTTGATTATATAGAAGATCACGCAAACGAATTTCTTGATGGTCCTACAAATGCTGCTATTTCAAATATTTCAATAGGGGCTTCTATTGAAAATCCAAATTTGGTTAAGCAGTTTAAGAAATTATATAAAGACATTGACAATACTACATTACAAGCTGCCATAAGGTCTAAAGCTGATGCTATTAAACAATTAGGTTTCACTGTTTCTCCCAATCTTAGAGTTGATATTGTAACAGGGAATACAGAAGCTGACAGAAATACATTTACTAAAATATTAGCAACAGCAGGAAATTATACTTCAGTTAAACAAAATCTGTCTCCAGACTTTGATTATTCTAAAATAAATGATGTTTTAAATAGTAAAGATAACATAAAACCTCTTGAACTTAAAACTAGAAAAAATGATGCTACAGGAGAAATCACTCCTGAACTCGTATTTTATGGAGATAATGGGAAAAGAGTGGCTGGTATGGTGATTAGTCCAGAAGAAGCATTAGCTATAGGTATAAATACAAACTCTTTATACGAATCTGCTGATATTAAAATCCTAAGAGATAGAATGAATGCTTCTCCTTTAGGTAGCACCTCTATAGGTGACCCTAAAGAAATTTTAACATATGTTGAGGGAGATGCTTGGTTTGAAAAACAAGACTTCCCTAATTTAACAGGAAGCAGGTATGATGTAAAGGCCAATCTTGTTAGAAAGAATGGACTGGTCTATCCTGTAATATATGTTACTGATGGAATAACAACACCTCTTCCAAGGACTTTACCTGGACAAAGAGATGTAGCTGATGCTGTAGACAAGCTTATGTCTGTAACACCACAATTTGTAAATTCAATATTAAACGAGAAATAATGCCTGATAGGGAGAAATTAGTAAATTTAGGGGGAGTGATGGAAGGTTTTCCAACACTTGTTCCTGAAGGATTTAATGCTGAAGGTGACACAACAAAGGACATATCTGTAAACGATATGTTTAATTCTTTGGGAGCAGGTGGTTCCAAGGGTCGACCTTCTATTCCTATAAGTTCCTTTTATACAGGGAACAGACATATTTCTGCATTTCCTCTGACAGATGTAGAGGAGATGTCTGCACAGCAACAAAGTACATTTGATAAATGGGGAAATGCTCTTACAAAGATGGTGGGAACAGCAGGTACTACATTTATATCAGGTACTGGAGGTTTGATATATGGGGTGGGGGCTTCTGTAAGAGATGGAAGATTTGCCTCCTTATATGACAATGAAGTGACAAGAAACATGGACGAATTCTCTAAATATTTAGAGGATGAGCTTCCAAATTATTATACACATCAAGAGAAGAATGCTGATTGGTATTCTCCTAATAACCTATTTACAGCTAATTTCTGGGCTGACAAAGTACTTAAAAACCTAGGGTTTTCAGCAGGAGCTTTAGCTGGTGGTGTTGCTTGGGGAACTCTTTTCAGAGGTATTGGTCTTACTAACCAATTAGTAAAAGCTGGTAGAACATTAGAGCTTATAGAGGCTACAGAGCAGGTGATGACTTCTGTACCAAAAGCACAGCAATTTGGAGCTCTACAGAGCACATTGAATTCATTGGCTCAAACCTATCTTAAAACCCCTACAGCAGCTATTTTAAAGAGTTCTGACAGAGTATTAGCTTCTGTGATGGGAACATTTGGAGAAGCTTCATTAGAGGCCCTACACAACCTTAATGATTTTAGAGGTAAGCTTATAGAAGAATACAAAGCTAAATATGGAGTAGCTCCTGAAGGACAAGACCTTGCAGAAATCAATGATTATGCTGATAAAGCAGGTAATTTCACATGGGGAGCAAACACTTTATTATTATCTGCCACCAACTATATCATGCTCCCTAAGATATTAGGAAGCTCTAGAAAGGCTGATAAAGCTCTTTTAAATGAAATAACACAGGATGCTACAGGAAAGTTTATTTCTCCAGCCAAGGGATTTTTAGCAAAGACCAGGGGGGCAGGTGCCTTATTGTTCTCTCCTACAGAAGCCTTTGAGGAAGGCTCACAATTCGCTATACAAACAGGTACAAGAGAATATTTTGATAGAGCTTATAAAAACAAAGAGGACGTTTCAGAATTCTTCTCCAATGTCTCTAATGTATTAGGTACTATTTCTGATGAAGGAATTGCAACCACCCTGTCTACAAAAGAGGGGATGGAGAACATTCTTATAGGAGGTATATCTGGAGGTTTACAACAAGCTAGAGGAACTGTAATACAACAAGGAATAACAGGAACTACAGGTCAAAGACAGAAAAACACTGATTTGGCGGTTAGTGCTTTAAACAAATCTTCTTTAGGAGTATCATTACAGGATGGGGCTAAATATGTAGCTAGAGGTATAAATTCTCAAAAGCTTAGACAAGAAGCTATTGCTGATAATGATGTTCTTTCAGAGAAGGATTATGAACTTGATTTTACAATGTCTTATATTCTCCCAAGAGTAAAATATGGAAAAATTGATGGAATATTTGAAGAACTTGAACGTTATGAAAATCAGGCAGTAACAGATCAAGGGTTTTTAGAATTAAAGAATGAAGGAATAATTGCTCCTCTTGAAACAAAAGAGCAATTTGCTAATAGACTGAATACTATCAAGAATATAGCTAAAGATGCTGATACCTTGTATTCTCAAATAAATGACAAATATTCTAATTATGTAGATAAGAATGGGGATAAGATATTTACAGATGATATTGTAGACCGAATGGTTTATGCTGCTGCCAAAATATCAGACTATGATGTAAGAATACCTCTTACACAACAATCTCTTGTTTTAGCTGGAATAGATGTACAGAGTATTTTACAGGGAATTATAGAAAATGACTCTCCTGCTAAGAAACCTTTAAAGAAAGCTCAACAAGATATTGACAAGCTTAATTCCATTGATGAAGATCAATTAAAAGAGGATTTAAGAGATGTTATAGAGCTCTCATTAAGAAGGAAGAAGTTTGTTGATGAATATAACAATATTAAACGCTCTCCTCTTTCTTATAAGGAAGCTCCTGTAGCTCCTGCTGAAACTTTAACTTTCACTAATGTACAAGAAGAGGTAGAGCCCTTACAATTAGATAGGGAATATATTTCTCCTAAAAGAGAAGCTACAGTTAAAAAGTCTCCAAATGAAGAGGAGTGGGAAGTTAATTCTCCTATTTCTGCTGCTCAATTTTTCCCTACTCCTGAAGAAGCAAATATAAGAAAAGCTGAATTAGATGAGGAACTAGCTGATATTCAGGCAGTTAAAATCATTGCTCTAAACCCTGATGGAACAGTTGCAGTGGAAGATGTAAATGGCGATAGGTATAATATTCCTACATCACATTTAACAGGCTATGAAAAAACTCTTACCCAACAAGAGAAACTTCAAAAATACAAACAATCTTTAGAGGAGGAACAAAATGACATTACCAAAACTTCAGGCACTGTAGGTACAAATTCTCTTCCTGAAGATATTGGTGCTTTAGAAACAGAGGATAAAAAGAAACCAACTTCTGTATTATTTACTTCCACTACTTCAGCTTCAGAGGACGGTGCACAACTATTAAAACCTCATATTATTAGGACTAATACATTCCTTAATAATGCTAAAAACTTTCCTAATTTTGCTAACTTAAGAACAATTCTGGTTACTCCTAACCAAGAAGATTCTCTTGGACTAAAAGGGCTAACAGACCTTTCATTAGAAGGAAGTGGTGTAGAAAAATCAAAATACACAGACTTTAATGAAGGACTTATAGCTGCTGTATATGTGGAACAAGAGAGGGATAATATATATTTTGTAGATCAGGAAGGAAAGAGAATTAATAAAATAAATGAATCTACACCTCTTGATAAAATAATATTCTCTACAATGCCCACTACACATTTAGTATGGGCAGATGGAAAGACAGCCAGATATAGAACTGGTGAAAGAGATGAAGCTATACAACAAGCTAAAGGATGGGAAGCTAAAAGAAAACAACTTTTTAATGCTGCTCCAGGGAGCTATGAAATATATGAATTTTCTATTTCTAGAGGAATTCCTTCTATTTCAGACCCTAATGAAAGGTATGATGTAGCTGCCTCTCTTATCCCTGAAGATAAGATTTCTACAGAACAAGGTCTTATTATAATCCCCACAACTGGTACTATTACTTTTGGAGAGGAATTGTTTAAATTTCCTAATGGTAGACCTGTGCTCCATTATAGAGATACATTACAATTCATTGACAATCATTCTTTTACAAAGAATCAGGCAAAAAGTATATTTGAAGTGATTAAAGTTCTTGCTGAAGATATTAAAGGACAACAAACTAGAGGAGAGAAGAAACTCAAATTAAATAGAAAATACACCACATTCTTGCAAAAAGTGTTATGGTGGAAACAAACTCCTGATATTAAAAAGAATCAAATATTTATAGACCCTATAACAGCAGAACTATTCTTTGGAGGAGATAGGTATGACCTTACAAATATTGCTGATAGAGAAGAAGTTCTTGTAAACAAATTACAAGAGACATATTCTGCTGTAAATAATATTACATTAACACAATCTTTTGTAGAGCCTTTTACAGAATACTATTTTGAAAATGAATTAAAGACAAGAGATTGGACTAATTATCAAACCTATCTTCTATCGTCTAAATTACCAGATGGGACTAAAAGAGCAACAAATGAGGTTCCTCTTACTACCTCTGTAAACCCTCCTTCAGATGCTGTTCCTTATAACTATAAGCAGAAGTATGCTATACTTAGAGGTATGGATTTTCCTGAAATCCCTAAACCAGCTCCTAAACAAGAAGTAGAAATATCCTCTGACAAAATAGGAGAGTATGTTGTAGACGGAATAACAGAAAACACATATAAATTAACAAGTGGACCTGTACAATTTACTGCTATAGTAGAGGGGGAAGGTGTGTCTGTATCTGTAATAGCCAATGAGACAGTAGATAAGATTGTAGGAAATGACAAAACAATGAACACTATTGTTTCTTTCCTTAAATCTGCTGATAAATTTGATGCTACAACATCTGACAAAGAACAAGCTTTATTATTCGTTGGTTTGAAGATTTCTAATGATTTACAGAAGCTAAAGAATGCAGCTCCTAAAACAGAAAAATCTCTTTCTGCATTAGAGGCCAAGAAAGCAGATATAGAAAAAAGAAGACAAACAACTTCTACTACTTTCAATCTTGAAAGAGAGCGTAAAGCAGGAAAGGACATATATTATGAATATTATATAACTCCTGAAGGTCGTACTGAAGCAGTTTATGGACAAAACGAAAAAGTTATAAGAGCGTTAATTAACGCTAAATATGATGCTGAATTATCTGCTCTTCAATCTCCTACTAAAGTAGAACTTGTAGGGGAGCAACTTGATGATATAGAGGCAGAAGTTAATAGAAGAATCAAGTCTTTTGGTATAACAACACCTCCTGCTAATACAGAATATAGAAAAGCAGAACAAGGACTTGAAGGAATTGCTCGTATTTCTCCTGCTGAAATAGAACTGTTTAAAGAATGGCATGCTAAAAACACTCCTAATATCTCTTATGAAGTAACGGAGAATATTCTTATTACACATGATAATGAAAAAGCGTGGGGAGCATTTGAAAATAACGTAGCCAAATTCTATAAATCAGCTTCCAGAGGTACTGAATACCATGAAACATTCGAAGGAATCTGGGGGTCTTTCTTAACTGCTAATGAACAACAATTCATTCTTCAAGATGAAAAAGCTAAACCAGGAAGTTTTGTAGATAGACAATCAGGTAAGAAAATTAAATATGATGAGGCTACAGACCTTCAAATTAAAGAGAGAATTGCAGATGATTTTGCTGATTTCAGACTTGGTAAGCTTCCAGCTAAATCATTGACTGATAGAGTATTACGTTTCTTCAGAGCTATAATTAATTTCTTTAGAGAATTTGTTTCCAAGCCTTCTTTGAAAAAGGAGCTTTTCAAAGCTATTGATACAGGTGAATTCAGAGATTTTACAATCCCTGAAAATCTATATTTAGAACCTGCTTATAAGAGAGTAGAGGGATTAACAGAACAACAAACAAATGAGTTTATACAGGATATTTCTGCAAGATTCTTTCAATATGTATTTGGAACTAATAGCTCTTTATATTCTCCTGAACTGTTATCTTCTCCTGAAATATTTAATAATATAAAACAACAATATCTTTCTAAAGACAAAAATAATCCCGATAGTGTTAGTAGAATAGATATTTTAGGAGAAACTGCATGGAATCAATTAGTTGTAAGAACAAAGGATTTTCTACGTACTTTCAAAATTGAATTCGATGAAGACAATATACTTACAATTAATGTTGAAGGACAGGATAACAAATTGTATGCTCCTGAGCCATTTGCTACTAATTGGAAAAAGTCTTCTCCTTTCCCTGTAAAACTTCTACTAGGGACTTTAACAGAAACTGCTCCAGATAACCAGGAGAGTTCTAATAGTATGTCTCTTCCTGCACAGAAATCATCTTCTGTAAATGGATATAAGCTTTTAAATTTCTCAAGAGCTTTTGCTACTGTATTAGATAAACTGGCCAACACTACCAAAATAACAAGTATGGTAGATAAACTTATAGAATTGGCTAAATTTGACAGCAATTATGTACGTTTGTTTACACGTTTAAAAGGAGATAGAAATAGCTTGGAGATAGATTTCTCTAAATTTCAACCAGAAGATTGGAGACTGTTTATTAATTTCTATCAAACATTCACTAAGCAAAAGCCTGATGCATTCATCCAATATATCAATAATGGAGAGGTATATAGTTCTTCTGCCAATTTAGCAACGGCTGTTAGAACAGAACAACAGAGCTGGACAGAAAATATGAAAGGTCTTTCTAAGAAAAAAGACTCTTTAATAACATATAACAAAAGCACTAAAACTTATCAGGTGGGGGATACTACCAAGCTGCCTATAAAAACCCCCCAGAATCAAACTGCTTTCTTATCTAAAATAGGAATTGAATTTCCTATGGAGGTGTATAATAAGCTGAAAACTTATCAGAAGAAGAAATTCTCTGATGCTGTTTCTGCCATATATGCCTATTTTGGTAAGGAAAAAGACCTTATGTCTGTTACAGGGAAAACATTAAAAATTAATGGACAATTAAATACATTAGCAGAACTCCTGGTAATAGTAACCAACCCTAACCAGGAATTGTCATATTTTGGTTTAGATGGACGTAGAAGACAAAATTTTGCTGATAATAATGCTGCCTCTATATTAGAGAATGATTTCAATTCTTCTGAAACACTGGAACAACTGTTAGAGAATAGACCTGAATTACAGGACATTTTCTCACAAAATAGCCTTGTTTTAAAAAGAGGAGGTTTGTTTTTCAATGCTGAGGGGAAGAGAGTTAAGAAGATAAAAGTTGGCTATATCCAAGGAACTAACAATATTGATGGAGGTAGAGAAACTGTAACTACCAATTTGTCATTAGGAGATAGATATGTACAGGAACTCAATCAAAATGTTAATGGGAATTATTACATTCTTGTACCTGCTGATAGCTCTACAGAATGGATGATGGACCTTGGAAATCAAGTTCCTTTTATAGACATAGAGAGTAATGATTGGTCTAAAATATACACAGCTTTCAACGGTTATTTGAAAGATGACATTGCTTTGGCTAAACAAAATAGAACATATTTAAGAAATACTGCTCCTAGAGCTAAAGAATTGAGATTCTTTAAAGACATTCTTCCACAAGAGATATTGTCTAAAGTAAACAAGCTCATTAAAGATGATGTTAGTAATGATGAAATTGATATATTTTTAGCTGAAAACGCTAATGATACTAATTCTGCCGTTAAGCAATATATTGAAAATGACAGAAACAATACAATTGAAGTATTGAAAGAAAACACCCAAATTGTACAAAATGAAGATGAAACTTTTTCTTTTAAGAATTTAGATGATAATTTTACGAAGAGAGAAAACCTTAAAAAATACTCCCTTTCTCAAAAAGAGGTGGAAGATATTATTACCTTTACTAATGCTAATTATATAATCAACAATGTCGAACTACATAAAATATTATTTGGTGATCCTTATCAATTTGCTATCAAAAATAATCAATTGGATGAAACTAAGCGTATTAAATCCTTTCTTTCTCCAAGGAGAACCACTTTTGATAGCCCTGAATTTAACACTTTCCTTAATCAGCAATATAATAAAGCTGGTGAAATTCAACTTTCCCCTACAGACCCAGGCTACCATTTACACAAATCGCATGTAAATACTGTCACTCTACAAGATGTAGTGGTAGCTGGTAGTGTTTCAAATATTAAGGACCTTCCAGAAGACATAAAAGAAGCCTACCTCAAAACTAATGAGGCAGATGCATTCTCTCTTATTATGGACACTACCTTTAGAGAGGTTAAGCTTAAAAATGGACAATGGAGTGAAGAAGCTGAAGATTGGCACCAATGGCAAATGGCTTATACAAGGCAGAATATGCCAGGGTATGAATATTCAAATAAAGCCCTCGAAAAACATGATGTAGCCTTATTGTCTACTCCAGAGCCTGAATATGTATCTGATGTTCTTAAACCTATTGTATCAGGAAATAAGCACAATGCTACGTCTATTAACCTTGCTTTGGACAAGATGTCTCAGATGCCTGTATATTATTCAGCAGTGGAGGGTACAACTCTTGAGAAATTCTACATTAAAATGTGGAAGGAAAAGAAGGGATATGCTGTATTTGAAAGTGGAAGAAAAGTAGGGGCTGAAGAATTAGAGCCTTTATATAAAGAAGATGGAACATTCAACGATCAGCCATTTAACAATAATATTCAAATCTCTTGGAAGTCCTATGGAATTCAAGTAGAGAATGCATACGAAGGACCTAAGCAACAAACTAGAGGAAGTCAATTAACAAAGCTTTCTAGTTTAGATTTGGCTGATAATGGAGTGTTTACAAGTGAAGCTGCTCAAAAAGAATACCAAAGAAACAGAAAACTATTAGACGAAATCCACAAGAACGGATATAGAAATCTGTTAAGTTCTCTAGGAATAGAAGACTTAGATGGAAGTTTTAGACTAGTAGATAATGTATCTGTAGCTCAAACTCTTCAAAGAGAAATGTTTAGAAGAGAGGCTTCAGAGAATATGAAAGATACACTAGAATTAGATGAAAATGGAGAATTTAGAATCCCATTTGAAGCTTCTTCTGCTTATATACAGATAAAAGACATCATTTATTCAATGGTAGATAAGGCTATTGTAGCCCCTAAAATGTCTGGTGGAGCTCATGTGCAAGTACCTGTTACTTTATGGGAGAGTTCTAAAGAGGGAAGAAAGGTTGTGGAAATTAATGGGAAAAAAGTATTTACAGACTCCACTCTAAAGTTCTATACTAAGGAAGACCCTTATTGTGAAATCCTCCTACCTGCTTGGTTTAAGGATAAAATCAACCTTAAGAGATTTAAAAAGGACGAAGATATTTTAAACTACCTTAACAGAACTCAGGAGGGGAAAAACATCCTTAAAGGAATAGGTTTCCGTATTCCTACGCAATCTATGTCTTCAATAGAGGTGTTTAGAGTGAAGGGTTTCCTTCCCTCTTATATGGGAAATACGGTGGTTGTACCTTCAGAAATCACTACAAAAGCAGGTTCTGACTTTGACATAGATAAATTAAATATGTACCTTAAGGCTGTTTATACAGACCATAATGGGGACATTAAGCTTGTTAAATATAAAGGAAGTGAGGAGGAGACTAAGGAATTCTATGGTAAGATATTTGACAGAAAACTTGAAAAGAAGAGGATCACAAAAGCAGAAATTTTAGAAGCTATTCAAATTGTACACTATGGACTAGAGGATAATAAAGGACTTATTGACAAATATGCTGACATCCTTAATACAATTGTACAGGAATCTGAAAATTTAGCTGATAAAGAAGAGGAGCTGTTACAAAGAATTGGACAATTAGAAGATGACCAAATTCAAGGTTCTTTCAGAGAAGACTTTGTAAACGAAATGTATAAGCGTTCTTTAGAGAACGAATATTACGATAGTTTAGAGAAATTACTAACTCTTCCTGAAAACTTTGAAAGACTTATTTCTCCTGTAGATGATGCTGGTTTAAAGAAGCTTTCTACAACATTAGATAATTTAAAGGGTGAGGATGAAACCTCTATAAAAAATCGTATCCTTAATAGGGATTATATGACCTCTTTAAGACATGCTTTTGTGTTAGGAAAGAAATGGGTAGGGATAGCTGCTGTAAACATTACAGGACACTCTTTAACACAGAAATCTGAAGTGTTTATAGACCCTGACAAATTTGATTTAATCCCTGCTTTTGACAGGAAATTCATAGCAGACGGGGAAGTAGTATTACCACATAATACAACAGCAGATGGTAAGATTTCTATTTCTGGTAAATTTGTAAAAGGGACGACTAAATACATTTCTGATAGACTTTCTGGTTATGCAACATCTTTCGTAGACGTAGCTAAAGACCCTTATATTCTAAAGCTTATAAAGAGTGATTTAGCAATTGGTACATTTATGTTCCTTGAAAGAATAGGGGTGGGGGAGACTACAGCCTTATTCATGAATCAGCCTATTATTGATGAATACCTACAATATTTAGACAGCATCAACGCTAGAGGTTTGTATAACAAATCCAACCTTGATTATATCAAGAACAAATTTTCCTCAACATCTCCTTTAATTAGAGATGTCAAAATCAATGTTTTTGATTTTAAGGATAATATCAAAAAATATGCTGAAAACAAGAAATTAACAGAAGCTGAAAATGCTGTACAATTAAGAGTATTGGCAGAGTTCTTGAAGTATGCCAAAATGGCACAATATAGCTTCAAACTTACACAGGCTTCAAATTACGATACTACTAGATTTAGAAGTGCTGATACCTTATTTAAGAAACAAGTTAGAACTGAACAAGCTAGACGTTCAAATATATTCTCTTCTGTAGACAAAATTCTTGACAATTCCTTTATAGGAGAACAGAGTTATATTCTTGGATTTGCTTCTGAAGCTGTAGGAGAAATCCTTAAATTAGACAGATATGATGTAAGAAGCAAAGCCCTCAATCCTATTCTGGAGCCATATGCTGAGAATGAATTCCTTAGCAATGACAAATATGATAGAATTGCTAATAAAGTGATTACTTCATTTATCGACTTTTTAGTACAAACTAAAGGACTTAATAGTGAAATAAAGGCTCTATTAGTAGATACAGCTACATCTGTAGCTAATTCTCTATCTGTAGCTAAACAGCAATTCCCTCAATTAAGAATATTGAGAGACCTGGAGATTGTTAGTAGCGATAGACCTGAGGGAACAAAATCTCTTAAATTGAAAGCCAATATAAAAGAGGCTTATGATGAGAATTTGTATACAGAAATGATGAGAGAATTGAGAGATTTTCCTTCAGCATCTGTTCTATACAAGGACATTGTTAAACTATCCCTATTACAAGGAACATATAATTCTCCTATTTCTATTGGTAATATAATACCATTAGAGGATAGGGCTGCTATTATAGCTCCTATTATACAAACATTAAATGCAGATAGCGAATTCAATGTTTTTGCACAGGGAGCTTTTCAAAGAAATAACTGGAAAGACTCAGATGTATTTAGAAAAATATCCCCTAAATTCTTTACTAATGATGAGCAGTTTTTAGGAGAGGACGCTTATGGAAATGAGATTTATCAATATGTTTCTCCAGCCTTTGCTCCACTTCCTACATTGGGGATAACGGCTTCCTCTAGAACAATACTTGCTCTTAATGACAAATACCATTCTTTTGATATAGCAAATGATTATTTATTAGTTCCTAGGGTGGTGGAAGATAGGAAAACAGGTGAAAGAGTGGACATGGAAACTGGTAAAACAGTAACAAATGCCATGTTTATGCAAAGAAAGACCAAAGGAGACCTCTCTCTTAAGGATGTATATGGGTATAAGAAAGTGAGACATTCTGATGGAAGTCCTGTGCTAACATTTGATAAAGAAGGGAATTCTGTGTATATTTACAAACTCATAAATTTATGGGGAGATGGAATTTATGCTTCAGAATACTATTTTACAAACAAGCCTTCTGTATTAAATAATGGAACTGTGAAAATAACACAGGAGATTCCTGATGCTGATATTATTAATTTCTTTGCCCCTGAAATAGAACAAAGTATTACACAAGATTCAAACGAACAAATACCACCCTGTAGCTAATGGCCTGTACTATAGAATATATTAGAAAATCACAACTATCTGAGACTGAGAAACTTAGATTAGAAGAAGAACATGTTTCCATCTTCAAACAAGCTAAAGCTTCTAAGGCTTTTAGAGAAGTTGATAATAAACTGCAAGCTGTAAAGCTTAAATATGCAGATGCCACCTCTTTTGTAGGAGAAATCAACAAACAAAAAGGGGCTAAAGTTGTTGTATTAAATTCTATAGGAAATGGAAATGCCATTTTGTCAGTTAACGTTCTTCCTTTAGCCACAGAGAAACAAGAGGAAATATTCTTACAAACAGACACCTCTTTCTATGGAAGAAGAGCTCCTGCTAATGTTGTAAAACTTTCTAAAGACCTCCTTACAAAAATAGGGGTGGAATATGAGAAAGTAAAGGATATTTATGTAAATGGTGTAAAAACAGGAGCTAATGGGGTGGCTAATATTACACAAGCATTAGTACAAGTTATAGAGGGGAGAGAAGCTGAAGCTCTTCCTGAAGAAGCTATGCACTTTACTGTAGAGCTTTTGGAGCAAAAAAACCCTATTCTATTTAACAAGCTTTTAAGGGAAATCAACAACTACTCCATATATAAGGAACTATTGGCTGATTATTCCAATGACCCTTTATATCAAACCAAGGATGGAAAACCTGATATTAGAAAGTTGAAGAAAGAGGCTATCGCTAAACAGCTTGTAGAAACAATAATTAACAAGTCAGAGAATAGCAAAGATAATGTTGGTTTAATAGCCAGGATACAAGAACTGTGGACTGAAATCCTTGAATATTTAAAGAACCTTTTCATCTCTTCAGGCTTTGATGAAGCTGCCATGAAGGTGTTATCTGGAGAAACTATTGGTACTATTAATGACCTTAGGAATTCAGAGGGGGTATTTTTACAACAAAATACACAAGCTTCTTTATACAACAAATTGACACAAGTGGCCTCTACAATAGAAAAGAGGGGGGAAGAGGGGTATTTTATAGATGGTAAGAAAGTATTGGAAAGAGTTAGTGACTTGGTTTATAGTTGGTATGATAGAAGATTTAAAGAAAAGAAATTACTAGAAAGTGACTTTGATATTGCTGTAAATGACTTAAAAGCTGAAAAAGGAACAAAAGGTCATAAGGATATAGAACATGCATTCACATTATTTGTAGATATAAATGGAGATGTCAGAGAAACTCCTTTGGAGGATTCCTGGGTGTCATTATTGAATCCCAAAGACAATTCCATGTATACCCTTCTTAAGAATAATCTAAAAGAAAGAATTGATTCTTTTCCTAAAGGAACTAAGTTCCTATCAGAAATTACAGTTTATGATCAAAAGAGACAACTTGCAGGAACAATAGATTTTCTGGCAATTACTCCTGAAGGAAAAGTTAGTGTTTTGGATTGGAAGTTCATGGACCTCAATACTACTAAATATCAAGATGTTCCTTGGTTTAAAGTAGATGCTTGGAATCAGCAAATGGAACAATATAAACTTATTCTTGAAAAGGTTTATAATGTGAAATCTCAGGACTTTCAACAAACTAGGATGATTCCGATTAAAGCTTTCTATTCTCCAGTTAATAGGAAGTTACAGCAACTACCTGTATTACAAAGCATTCTAATAGGGGCTGTTGATGTTAAAAATATTACAGAGGATTACTTGTTACCTGTAGGACTAGAAGGAGAGAAAACTGGTAATAGAAAAATTGATGCTTTATTAGAGAAATTAAATGCTGTATACAAGAAATTTTCAGACAAGAAAGTATTGCCCTCTGAAAAACTATCTAAAGCAGAACAATTAAACAGCTTATTTACAGCTATTAGACAACTTCAAATTAAAGGAAATCTTAAACCGTTATTGTATCAAGCTAAAGTACTCAATAAACAAATTGAAAATACGATAAAAAAATTCAATGATCAATGGAAAGGTAGAAATCCTATCTCTATTGATCAGAAAGAAATAAGTGATTTTTATGAAGAAATAGAGACAGCTCAAAATGCCATTATACATTATACAACCCTTGATACAGACCTTAAATTCTTGTTTTCAGGAGAACTGTCTCAAGAAGATAAAGTTTTAAGAGAAGAATTAAGAGATGTTGTGGATAATGCCAGAGATTTACAAAGTGATATTTCTGAAATAGCAGGTGAATTTACTGATGATTTTGTAAAAGGAAGTGAAAAAATTGAAGGTAGTATTTTGTCTCCAGAAAAAATCATAAAAGGTATAACAAAGTGGTTTTCTTCTACGGCCACTCTACAACTCAAGTCTGTCGAAACTCTGTATAAGAAAGCTAATAGAGCGTTTACACATGCCTCTATGGACACTTTAGACGAGACTAAAAAACTTGAAGCTCTTAAAAAATCATATGATGTTTGGGCTACTTCTAAGGGGTTAAATACTAATACATATTTTGATGCTATTAAGAAAAAATCAAATGAACTTATTGATGAATTTAAACCTGAATTCTATACAGAATTAAAGGACAAAATCAACAATAATGATATTGCTTGGGTGAAGGAAAATGTTGATGTAAAAGCTTATAAAGAACATTTAGAAAAACAACTTCTTAAAGAGGTACAAAGAATTGATGACAAAGCTAGGGTGGGAACACAGGAGGAGATTGCTGGACATATAAGAAGAGAAATAGCTGAAGCCAAAAGATTATATAATGTCTCACAAATTGATAGCCCTGGATGGTATTTAAGGGATGAGATAAAGAAATTCCCTAATAAAGAGAAGTGGGAAACTGCTGAATGGAAAGAACTTCATAAGAAGGAAAATTCTCCAGCCCTAGATTTCTATAACTATATCAAAGAGAGAAACGAATTCTACCACTCAATAGGGTATATACATGGAGCTCAAGCAAGAGTGTTTCTCCCCTATGTAAGAAAGGGACTTATTGAGAAAATTGTAACCACTGGACTTAGAGATGTTAGACTCGGAGAGCAATTTCTAAGGGATATTTCTATTGATGAGGGAGATATAGGTTATGGAAAAACAGACCCTCTTACAGGACGTCTTATAGACACAGTCCCTATTTATTTTACAAAAGAAATAGATGGACCTTTAAGTGAAGACCTCTTTAGAAACATGGCTTTATATAATGAAATGGCCATAAAATACAAATATTTGACAGACATTGAAGCTCAAGCTAGAGCTCTTATAAATGTTGAAAGAAATAAAAAAGCCATTGCTACCTCTGTATTTGGTAAAACTGTATACAAGGACGGAAAGCTTGAATATACTCCAGATAACAACGAAAATACCAAGCTTTTAGAAGATATGGTGAAAGGTATTGTATATGGACAAAGGTATATACAAAGTGAAACATTTGACCAAATGCTTGGAACATTAGGAAGTTTTGGTAAAAAAGCTAATGAAAAGCTTGGGATGAAGATATTTCCTGAGGAGTTGGAGGGAAGACAACTATCTATAAACAAAGTGTTGACACAATTAAACAACACTTTTCAACTTAATGCTTTAGGACTCAACCCTCTTTCAGCTCTCTCTAACTTAATGGGAGGTAGTTTTCAATCCTCTATTAATGCAGGTGTATATTTCACAAAGACAGACTTTATAAAGACTGAAATGTGGCTAGCTGCCAATAAAATGACAGGTAGAGATCAGAAGAAATACATTGGAGCATTAGAATACTTTCTTCCTTTAACAGATAGCTACAATAAGGAAATAGCTAAAAAGCTTACAATTTCAAAGCTTTCCCAAGAGAATATACAAGAATTCCTAATGATATTGATGAGGAAATCTGATTGGTTTGTACAAACAGCCAATTTCTATACATTTATTGATAATTCAATTGTAGAGGGAAATAAGGTGGTGAATGTTAGGCAATTTCTCAGAGAACAGCCTGAATTTCAGGATATGTTTCAGGGCTCCTCTAAAGATAGAGCTGATAGAAAGGATGACTTTGAGAAGCAAGTAAAATCTCTCCTTGAAGAGAAAGGGGTAATGAAGCTGGCTAAGATAGAAAACAATGAGTTTGTTATACCTGGAGTGGATAGAAAGTCAGAATCAGTTGTAGAATTAAGGAGAAAAATACAGCAAATAAGCAAGGATGCCTTAGGAAACCTTTCAGAAGACGACTTAAGGACAATAAATATGAACATTTATGGAAAATCCTTTATGCTCTTCAAAAACTGGATTCCTAGACCTGTGGATGTAAGAATTGGTAATTTGAAGTATAATTCTGCCTCTGATGCTTATGAATGGGGAAGGATGAGGATGGTGTTTAGACTGTTATCAACAGACCTTATTTCTTCAATAGACAGTCTTAAAGCCTCTTTGTCAGGGGATGGGGAGAAATGGGTGGCACAGATGAAAAGTCTATATGAGGCCAAGAAAACAGAGTATGAGACAGAAACAGGGAAGGAATTGAATATGACAGAACCAGAATTCCTAAACCTTGTAACGAAGAATGTAAGGGCTCAGGTAATAGATTCATTGTTCATGCTTTCATTATTTGGCCTATATTTAGGACTTGTAGCCCTAGCTCCAGATGATGGAGAGGATGAGGGGGTGAAAAACTCCTATAGATATTTGCTTAGAGCTACAGATAAAATAAAGGATGAGTTATGGTTCTTCTATGATCCTACAAGTTTAATGTCCTTGGTTTCAACAGGTATATTCCCTTCTATGGCCTACCTTAACAATTTGAAAAGACTAATTATCAACTTTGGTAAGGAAAACTATGCCATTTTGACAGAAGATGAACAATTGCAAAAAGACACCTATGTCATAAAATACCTCTTAAAATCATTCCCTGTATCCTCACAAGCAGCAGGAATGCTCCCCATGTTCTACCCTGAGCTCTCTAAAGACCTAGGGATTAAAATGGGAACTCAGAGTAGAATGGGAAGGTAAAGAAATATAGCCTTTATTGCTATATTATGTCTCAATTCTATTCCTAAGGGCTTGTATATCAATTAAAAAGAGTTAAATTTGTAATATTTTGTAAAAGATGAGAGTTGCTGAAATTTGTCCAGATTGCGCCACATATATAAATGCGGCTTGTATTATTTATAATGGGGAATACCTCCCTGCTATAAATGTATCTCCTTTAGACTCCCTAGATGATATTCTTGAGAATATTAATGATGCTTATTCTGCATTAGAGGGGGAGGGGGAGCCTACTACAATTCCTCTATTTGTGGGGCAATTATATGTGGACACTGAAAACCTCAATTTATACATAGGTCTTGGTACAGATAGTGTAAATTGGGGCTTAATTGGTCCTATTACAACTACTTCTACTACTACAACTTCTTAAATAACATGCAGGTGGTTTGTACATCCGATAGCTGTGAATTTGTAATAAGTAGTAAATGCGTCTTCTATGAAGGGGCAGCATTGCCTTATACTGATATTGCCACAAATGATACTGTGGAGACAGTAATTCAAAAACTTGATGAAGCTATTCAAAACGGCATAGGAGGGGGTAGTGTAACATCTGTCACTGCTTCTCTACCACTTGTTTCATCTGGAGGAGATACCCCTAATATATCAATGCCTGTAGCTACAGGAGCCACAAATGGTTATCTTTCTGCCACTAATTGGAACACTTTCAATAATAAGCAAGATGTTATTTCTTTAACTACATTAGGAACTTCAGGAGTAGCTACGTTTGCAGGAAACATCTTAAACATCCCAAATTATCAAGTAAATAGTGATGATTTCTGGAAAACGACAGGCACTTCTACTATTACAGATGGTACGATTATCACTATTCCATATACAGCAGCTCCTAATAGTTTTATATTAAAAGGAGCAGAAGGAATCAATCCCGATAGTCCTGTAGAACTTCACGTAGGGCATTTTGACGATGGACTTGATTATGGGCCATTTGTAACAATAATAGGATATAGTAGTCTTTTAAACAATGATTATGCTGAACTTAATGTACAAGCTAGTCAAGTTAGAATTACTTGTAATTCAAGTTCTACAGGACAAGGTTTAGAACTGATAGCTTCTGATGGAGGAGGAGGAAATCCTACTATGGTTTTTAGTGATACTAGAACTGTTAAAGTAGGTGTTCAATATGCTGGAGATTATTCTGCGGATGTGACAGCTAGAACATTAATAGATAAGGGAACTGCTGATGGTTTGTATATTCAAACAGTATTAACAGCAAATACTAGTATTACAGGAGCTTTTAACTTTGAAATAGGTACTGCTGTAAGTGCTGTTAATAATATAAGATTAGATGCATCAAGCACTGTTGTAATAGATTCAGGGTCTTCTGTTACTATTTCTACTGTAAATGTTGTTCTTACTACTTCTTCTCAAGTAGTTCTTGATACTAATAATGGAATTAGTATAAGAAATTCAGCAACACCTCCAGGTGTTGGAGCAGCAGGAGAAAATGTTGTATATACAAAAGATGTAGCTTCTTCTTCTGAACTTTTTGTAATGAATGAAGCAGGTGTGGAAACAAAGCTTTCGGGAAATAAAGGTAATGCTGGAGGAACTTTAAATGTTGATACAACTACTGTTGGTAATACTGGTGGAGGAGAAGATGATTTGAAACTCTATAATGTACCTGCTAATACTTTATCTGTTGATGGACAATCGTTGATTGCTTATTGTGCCGGAACATACGCAGCAAATGTAAATAATAAGGTAATAAAATTATATCTTGGATCAACTGTCTTATTTAATAGCGGATCGGTGGCAGATTCAGGTCTATCGTGGTTAATTAGGGTAGAGATTATCAGGACAGGGGCTTCTTCTCAGAAATGTATTGTAGTATTTACACATGGAGCAACAACAGATGCCATAGTCTATATCACCGCAGCAGAGACATTATCTGGTGCATTAGATTTAAAAATTACAGGAGAATCACTTGCTTCTGCCACAAATGATGTAGTTTCTGAAATGTTTACTGTTAGATGGGAGGCAGAAGAAATATAAAAATATTTGTAATTATATAATAAAATGTGTATATTTGCGAAAAATTAAACCAATTATATGTTAGAATTTAAAAAATCAGAATTAGAGGCAGTCTTACTTACTATTGCTGCTTATTCTCCTCCAAAAGAAGGAGAGCAACAAAGAATGGTGAGTGGTCTTTTAAAAGAAAATATTACTCTAGGGACAAAAAGACGCCTTCAGAAAATTCATAAACTTACTCAGGAGAGTTATAAGGAGCTTATTGAAGATGTAAAAGAGGCTCAAAAAGAATGTGGAGAAGATAAAGAAAGACTTGAAAAAGAGCTTAAACTTCTATTGGAAGAAGTAGTTAAAGTTGATGCAGAACCTATTCAATTGTCTCAAATTGAAGGAATTTCCACAACAGAAAATTACAATTTTGAAATTATAGAGAAATTTGCAATCTAATGGAAGACATAACCACTTTAAAACAAGAACTCCAATCTATGGAAAGCAGACTTACAGAAATGGAAGATAAAATAGATTCTATAGATGGTAAGCTTACACAAGTGGTAGATGCCATTTTAGGAAATCCTTTAACAAAACAGGGGGGTTTTATTGCTGAAATTGAAGATTTAAAAAAACAAATTGCTTATTTAAAAGAAACTATCGAAACTCTACAAGAAAAACAGAGAAAAACTGATAAGTTTAAAGATAGGGTAATTTGGGCATTAATGGTTATAGGAATATTGGCAGGGATAATTAAATTTCTTACCACTGTCTATGCAAATATAAATATATGAACGAAAACTTTTTTGTAGTTCTGTCTATTATAGGAGCAATTATATTGTTCTTTACATTTAGAGCTATAAAAAGAGCTATTTTAAGACTTTTTGGAGGAAGTATAGAACTTCCAGAAGCAGCAGGAGTGTTATTCGCAGGACTTTTTACATACATGGTGCTTAAGGAGGGACAGAGAACACACGAATGGCATTATTATAATGAACTTTATATATTCTTTACTGCTAGTGCTGCAATGATAGGACTTGGTTTAAAGCAAGTTTTAGAGACATATAAAGAAATAAGACTTGGAAATTCAGGTAATTCCACAGTAACAAATACACAAACGCAGGAAAGAAAAGTGACAAATGAGCCAGATATACAATGAAATTAAATTTAATCGCTTATATTACAATTGCTCTTCTTATTTGTGTAATTTTATTACAGAATAAGTGTTCTTCTCCTACTCCTCCTAAAGAAACAAGAGATACGGTGGTTGTTTATAAAACAATACATGATACTATTCTTGGCGAAATTGTGTATTTAAAAGGAAAAACTGTCAAAGATACTGTATGGCTTACATCAGAAGAAAATAAACCTGATAGTACATATGAAGGACTTTTGAAACAATATAACTTCTTGGGAAATAAATATTACGAAAAAAGGGTTTTTAAGACAGATTTTCCAATAGCAGATTATGGCTCTGTGACAGTATATGATACAATTAAAGCAAATTCTCTAATAGGAAGTTCTATAATTACTGATTTAAACATCCCAATCACTACAATCACTGTAACAAAAGAAGCTCCCATTAAAAGACAACTTTATGTAGGTTTTAGTTTAACAGGTAATTCTCCAGCCCCTATTAATGGAGTGTATGTAGATGTAATATTTAGAACAAAGAAAGACAGACTTTATGGTGTGTCTATGGGGTATAATGGAGAACCAATATATAAAATAAGCCTATTGTGGCCTTTGAAAATAAAATGAACGAAATAATAGCTTTAATAATTCTTTGTATTCCTCTTATTTGGGAACTTATAGATGACAAAAAAGGAGACCTCCACCCTAATAAAGATTGGGTAATAAGAGGAGGTTTAATGTTAATAACTTCTGCTCTTACATTATTGTTTGTTGATAGAGGATTTTTACAAGCTTTTGGTATGTCTTTTGGTATATTCGTTCTCTTTTTCCCGTACCTCTATAATATTTTCAATAAGAAAAAACCCTGGTATAATTATTTAAGCCTTACCGCTTTTCCTGACAAATTGACAATATGGAGAATGACTCCTTGGTCAGTAAGAATGGGAATATTGGGAATTATATTTGGTATAGGGCTTTCGTTTTATTTTTGGGAAGAAATAATGGCAATTAATTACCCTTACGGACGTTAAAATGGCAAAATCAACAAAATCTAATAAGCAAGTAGGTAAATTGTCTTTTGGGAAGAAAAAAATAGGTGTTCATAAAAAACATAAAGGTCCAAAAGAGAAAAATGTAAAGAAATATCAGGGCCAAGGCCGTTAAAATAATAAAAATATGAGTGTTCCAAATAGACGAATAGGACAACCTTCAAGCGTAGAAGCTCTACTTTTACACGATATATTGAAGCAAATAGAAAGACTTATACAGGTTGCTTCTGCTGGAGGGGGTGGAGGCTCTGGTACTGTCACTTCTGTATCAGTAGTGTCGGCCAATGGTTTTGCTGGTTCTGTAGCCACAGCTACCACTACTCCAGCTATCACTATCTCCACATCTGTTACAGGAATAATAAAAGGAGATGGAACAGCAATAAGTGCTGCTGTTGCAGGAACAGATTATTTAGCTCCAAATGGTAGTGGGGCAGCCCTTACAGGTGTATATTTATTAGCATCAGGAGGTACATTAACAGGAAATAATACAATTGTACAAGCAGGTTTTAATACTACACATACAGGTATAGGAAGAGTTACTTTTTCTCCTACAACAGGAGGAGGTTCGGTTGCAGGTTTAAATGTTGGAACCGTTGCTGGCAATCCTGCAACTGGAACAGATGGAGATATATGGCATAATAGTGCTTCTGGTTTCTTTATAAGAAACCTAGGTACAACTAGATTATTAAGTTATTATGCCTCTGGAGGAGGAACAATTGGTAGAATACCTATATGTAATGGTACATCAACAGGTTTATTAGTAGATACTGCTAATCTTACATTTAGTACAAATAGACTTTTAGGAACTGTCTTATATTTAACATTGAGTGCTGGTACTGCTACTGCTGGAACAGCTCCTTTAAAATTAACCTCAGGTACTGTTTTAACTACACCTGAAACTGGATCGATAGAATACGATGGTACTAATTATTTTGGTTCTGTATCAACAACTAGATATACATTTGCTAAAACACTTACAAATACAGCTACTTTGGATTTTGGTTCCACAGCAGCAAGCTCTTCTACAGATTTAACAATGACTGTAACAGGTGCTGCTGACGGTGATCCTGTAATAGTTACACCTCCAAATGGTTCTACTTTTGCAAATAGTATATATACCGCTTGGGTTAGTGCTGCTAATACAATAACTGTAAGGTTTAGTAATCTTGATTTAGTAACTACGAGAGACCCTGCAAGTGGAACTTTTCGTGCAGTGGTATTTAAATATTAATAACATAAAACAATAAATAAAATGGCACTAAAAAACGATTTAAATGCTCAATTTAAGAGCGATTTAGTTAATTATAACGGGGCTTCGGATGCTCAAGCTTATATTTTACTTGGTGAGACAGTAGTGGGTGATACTCCTGTTAGAATATATCATTATGATGCTAGTTCAACAGCTACTCCAGATGGTGAAAATGTATTAAATGCTGTAGGTATGGGAGTTGGGAGATTTATTAAAGATTTCTTACAAGAATTCAATCCCGGATTAGCCACTGTAGCTTCTACAGGAGATTATGATGATTTATTAAATAAACCTACTATTCCTGGCCAAGTAAATAGTGATTGGAATAGTGCATCAGGTGTTTCTGAAATATTAAATAAACCTGTTATTAAAAGACAGGAAACTTATTCTGGAACTAGTAACTCTTCTGGAGTATATACCGTAACATTTAGTACTTCTTTTTCGGTAGCTCCTAATATACAAGCTAATATCATTAATCAATCTAGTACAGATCAATTTTTAAGAATTACTAACGTCAGTGCTACAGGATTTACTATTAATATATTTGAAAGGGCGCCGGTTACTCTTTTAGGAATAAGTTTATTGCCAGGAAATGTGAATAATGTAAATGGAGCATCTATAGATGTTCTTATAACCGAAAAATAATATGGCAATTAGAACAAAACAAAGTGGATGGTCAACAAAAGAAAAACTTTTGTGGGAAATTTCCAAAAAATTGGAACAATTAATTAAAGTAATAAGTCAATAATTATGTCATATTTCATAAAAACAGGTTTTTGGGAAAAAGCCGCAAAAGGATATAAAGGATGGTTGAATTTAGAGGATGCTTTAAATCAAGACTTTGTAGCTGTATCTAATAGTGATGTAGCATTAACAGATGCTGCAACAATGGATATATCTTCTACAAAACAAACTCTAACCTCTTCTTCTGCTACAAGAACATTTACAATTTCATATGTAGGAGATGATAGTACAATAGAGGTAATATTAAACACTACATCAGCCACATATACATTTCCTGCTACAGCATTATGTGTATCAGAAGGAGTGGCTTCAGGAGACAATTTACTTGTATTAGCAGGAGTTTCAGGAGACAAATATATAATTGGTATTAAAAAAATAGGTTCGGCATATTATGTTGTAGCCAAAAATTTTGGACAATAATGAGTTTTTTTCATAGTTTACTTTGTAGTTCTTCTGATAGACTTAGTCTTATTGGAGTTAATAATATGATTGCTGGAGGAGATTCATATACAGAAGGATTATATGCAACAAGTACAGCAAATAGATATATCAATATATTCCAGACAACAAAAGGAATTTCTACATTAACTAATGTAGGACAAAATGGAGCAGGTGCTGTTGAACAAATAAATGCCATTAAAAATCTCAGTTATACTTCGTCTTCTACATTATTAACAGCAATGTTAGGACTTAATGAAATTAGAAGAGGAGGTTCAGGAGCTAAAACTTTAAAACAAATTGAGGCAGGATTTTTGTATTATATTAATAAGCATATAGGAACGAATAGAGTTGCTTCAGGGTCATCTTCTGTTACTAGAACTGGTACATTTCTTAGTACTGATGCAACTGCAAATGGAGCTGTTTATGGAGCAGGTGCTTTTCCTGGCAATGTTTCATCTTATACAACAACTCAAAATTCTCAATGGGAATATTCATTTTCAGGAACAAAAATTGGATTTGTTACTTTTGGTGATGACGGTACATTTAATTATGGACGTATTGATATTTATATTGATAATATACTTCAGGAAACTATGGATTTGTCAAGTTGGGCATCTGGATTAGAAACTCCTGCAACTTTCTTTAATAGAGTGATTCCAGTTTCTAAAATGATTTTTGGATTAACAGATACATCACATACACTCAAGATAGTGGCTAAGGATGTGGGAAAAATTGTATTCGTAGATTATTTCTTCACTCCTGCTTCTCCTGTTAATACTGGACCTATATTATTCGGAGAAATACCATATTTGACAACTGCTGGCTATGCTACTTTTTCACCAACTTATAATAGCGGCTCAGTTGCAGCAAGTGATTCTGCAAGTGCAATTATACAATCTCTTGTCGCAACGTATAAATTGCTCGGTTACAAAATAGCATACGTTCCTATAAATAATTTTCTTGATTTGACAACAAGTTTAGACCCTGATTTGGTTCACAGAAATGATATTGGTCATGCTCAAATGGCAACAGCATTCTTATCTAAAGTTACATAATATATTAAAAACCAACTAAATGAGAGAATTAAAATTTTTATGCGTCCAACCAGATGACGATTATTATATCTGGCAGGTACATTTATGGCTAAATAGTCTAAAAACAATAGGACATATTGAAAAAGCCATTGTTTTAATATTCACTCCTGATTTCAGAGAATTAAATGTTAAATGGAAAGACCTAGAGATTTTATTCCCTGAAGCAGAGTTTACCTATTATAAAGACGAACATAAGCTTTCCAAATTATTAGGACTTTACATTCCTATTCTACGTCCTTATACTTTAATGAGATATTTTAAGGATAAGTCAAAAATGTCTGAAAAGGCTATTTTCTATTGTGATTGTGACATTCTGTTTACAGAGAAATTTGATATTTCTTCATTTATACAAGATGAAGTTTGCTATCTTTCTAACACTCTCTCATATATAAATGCTACATATTTTGATAGCAAAATCAAGGATGTAAAACCTGAAATGTTGGAAGAATATAAAACAAAGGATATTTTACAAGAAGTTACAGAAATGGTTGGTATTAACAGGGAGATGGCTGAAAAATGGAATTTACATTCTGGAGGAGCTCAATATTTGTTAAAAAACGTAGACTATAAGTTCTGGGACAAGGTGATAACTGATTGTATTAAAATCAGAACCTATCTACAAAGAATAAACAAACAATTCTTTGAAAACGAAAATAAAGGTTTTCAAAGTTGGTGTGCTGATATGTGGGCTGTTTTATGGAATCTTTGGCTGTTAGACAAAGAGACCAAGGTGGTGAAGGAAATGGATTTTGCATGGGCTTCAGACCCTATTTCTAAGCTAGAAAATGTAGGAATATTACATAATGCAGGTATTACCTCTTCTTTACAGGGAGATATTCCTGTATTCTATAAAGGAACCTATCATCAAGGAAAGTCTCCCCTCTCTGACCCCTATTTAGAAGAGGTATTAAATAACGAAAAAAGTAAAACTCTCAGTAGTTGGTATTATGCTGATAAACTTTCAAAATTAAAAGATATACATAATTTATATGGAAAATAATAAAAAAGACCTAAAATCATTTATGCGAGTTGATGGTCAAGGTCGTGTAATAGCTGGTTCAAATATTCTTAGGAAAAATAAACCTAAGGTTGGTAATTGGATACAAATTCAAGCATATGCTTGTTGTGACCCAGATTTCCCACTTACTCCTGGGGGGGGAGCCACTCCTGATTTTGTAGAAGAAGTACTTGGTGTTGGAAATAGTCCATTTGTTTGTGATACTTTAGGAACGGCTGAAGATTTTGCCGTATTATCTGATCAAGCAATTAGTAATACAGGAAATACCGTAATTACTGGTGATTTAGGACTTCACCCTGGAACAGCAGTAACAGGTTTCCCACCTGGACTAGTAGTAGGAGAACAACATATTACAGATGCTGTTGCACAACAAGCACAAATAGATGCTACAGCAGCATTTACTTGTTTAAACGATTTAACTGTAACTGATAGTGTTGGTGCAGATATTGGAGGAGAAACATTAGTAGCAGGAGTATATTCTGTTGGAAGTTCTTTAGGTATAACCGGAGAATTAACATTGGATGGTGCTAGTAATCCAGATAGTGTATGGGTATTTAAAATTCCATCAACGTTGATTACAGCCACAGATGCTCTTGTGACATTAATTAATGGAGCCAGTGCATGTAATGTATATTGGTTAGTAGGAAGTTCTGCTACATTAGGTACAAATACAGAAATGGTTGGTAATATTATAGCTGTAACATCTATTACATTAACTACTGGAGCAACTCTAACAGGTAGAGCAATAGCTCTTGGAGGTGCTGTTACTTTAGACAGTAATGAAATTACATCTTGTGAATGTACTGTTAACCCTTGTTCTTAAATAAAAAATATTATGGCAAATAATCAAAAAATGAAAGCTTTTGTAAGATATGATGAAACAGGAAGAATTATTCCTGGAAGTCTCATATTAAGAAGAAATAAACCTACAGAAAAAGGGTGGGTGCAAGCACAAGCTTATGAGTGCTGTGATCCTTTTTTACAAACAACTTCCACTACTACTACAGCACCTTAACTCGTATATAAAACCAACATATGAGAATAATAGTAGCTGTTGTAGTACACAATAGGTTTAAAAATATTGAAGAATGGGTGAGATGCTGGAATCTTTGTGAAAAGGAAAACACAGAATTCATTGTTATTCATAATTTCAAAACTGAAGAGGACAAGCAAACATATGAGGAATTATGTAAAAATAACAATATTACATATATTCCCCGTAAGAATATAGGGATGGATATTGGTGCTCTACAGGATGTCTGTAGAGGTCGTCTGGAAGGATTTCCCAATCAATGGGACTATCTTTTATGGTGTACAGATGATGTCATCCCAATGTCCAAGAAGTTTATTTCTTATTATATGAGAGAAATACAACGTCCTAATGTAGGGGTTGTATGTTTAGAAGTGTCTAAAGAAGTTAAACTACATATTAGAACAACAGGGTTTATAATGAGTCAGGAAACAGCAAGCAGAATATCATTTCCTGTAGAAACTATCACTACTAAAGACCATTGTTATGAATTTGAACATAGAAGCAGGAATGCTTTTTATGAACAAATTAAAAGGCAAGGAAAAACCGTTAAACAAGCACATTCCAATTTTAAACATGATGTTTTATGGGATATTCATATAAGACATGCATTAGATAGATGGGAAGAACATTATAAAGAATTTCCTCTTGCAAAATAACATCACTATAATATCCCCTATTTATAATACATTTCCTGAAATTATAGGAAGTATGATAAATCAGACATATAGTAATTGGACTCTATTATTGATACATGATGGGCCTAATTCTACTAATTTACAGGCTTTAATTGATGTTATTAATGATCCTCGTATTAAATATATTGTCACTCCTGAGAGAAAGAATATTTGGGGTCATCCTATAAGGAAGTGGGCAATAGATAATATAGACGAATTAGCTCCAAATACAGAATATATTGTAATTACAAATCCTGATAACCATCATACACCTCATTATCTTGAATATCTTTTAAAGGGATTTAAAAATCCTTCTATTGTAGCAAGTTATTGTTCTCAGTTTGTTCATGCATACGAATCATGGCAAAAAACTACAATAGTAGAAAATATGACAAAATCAACAGATAAAATTGATTGGGAAGTATATAAATATGGTATAATAGATACAAGACTCAAACTTGGTTATCTAGATGCTGGTTGTGTTATGGTTAAGAAAAATGTAGCTAAAGAAATAGGATGGAATTCATTAAATCATGAAGCAGATTGGGATTTCTTTAATACAATAATAACTAAATATGGAGAAGATAAATGGCAAATAGTACGCGGTTGCTTATTTATACATAATTAGCCTGAAAAATGAATATAATTATAGTTGTCTGTATATATGATAGGTATGAAAATCTTAGAAAATGGCTACATGCTTGGCAACAATGTGAACAATTAGAAGCCAAATTAATTTTTGTGAATAACATTCCTGAAGGAGCTACAGATGTGGTTTTTTGGAGGGAATTTTGTGAAAATAAGGGGGCTGAATATATAGAAAGAGAGAATATAGGCTTTGAAACAGGAGTTATACAGGATGTTATAACAGGTAAAATAGAGAAAGAATGGGATATTTTATTCTTTTTTACTGATGATACTTTACCTATTACAAAAAATTTCCTACCTTTGTATATTGAAGAGCTTAAAAAGCCAGATGTGGGGGTGGTATGTATGGAGATTTCAGGGAGATATACTCCTCATGTACGTACTACAGGATGGTGTATAAAAAAAGAGGAGGCTGATAAATTAAAGTTTGTTAGTTCTTCTATAACAAAGAAAGAAGAATGTTATGATTTTGAACATACAGGAGGTGAAAATACCTTAATGTCTCAAATTCTTAATATGAACAAAATGGTGATACAACAGTCAAATATTGAAAATAGTGCAGTTTGGGACACACATAATAGTAAAATAAACAGATGGAAAGAATGGCATGACACCTTTCCAGGATATAAATAAACCAATATGAAAATCGTATTATTCGGAGTTTCTGGAACATTAGGAAAAGAGCTCAAAAAACTAAATCCTGAATTAATTTGTCCTACACATTCTCATGTAGATATTACATTGGGGGGGAGGGTGATGGAATACATTAGAATGCATAAACCAGATGTGGTAATTAATGCTGCTGCTATTCTAAACAATTCTCCTTCTGAAAAAGCAATAGATGTTAATATTGTAGGGGCTGCTAATTTGGCAATGGCATGTATAAAGAATAAAGCAAGACTTGTATATATTTCTTCAGATTATGTCTATAAAGGAGATAGGGGAAACTATTCAGAAGAGGATGAACTCCTCCCTTTTAATTTTTATGCATGGACTAAATTAGGAGGTGAATGTTCTGCAAAAGGTGTTGAAAATCACCTTATTATTCGTACTTCCTTTGGTGCATCAGAATTCCCCTACCCACAAGCTTTTAGTGATAAATTCTCCTCTAAAGATTATGTAGATGTGATAGCTCCTTTAATATTAGAAGCAGCTTTAAGTGATTTAACAGGTGTTTTAAATATAGGGACAGATAAAAAGACATTGTACGAATATGCTAAAAAACGTACTCCAAATGTATTCTCTATAGAAATATCACAGAGTCCCTTCTCCTCCCCTTTAGATACTTCTCTTAATTTACAGAAATGGACAGATTATAAGACAAATTCCTCTGTAAAACTTCATAATAAATGCCGTTGTTGTAATTCCTATCGCTTCACTAAGTATTTAGACTTAGGGGCGCTTCCGCTTGTTAACAATTTAGCTAATACAAAAGAAGAGGCCCTCTCCAAAGATAGATTCCCTCTTCAAATCATGTTTTGTGAGGAATGTGGACTTTCACAGCTATCGGTGGTTGTATCTCCTGAAAAACTCTTCTCTTATTATACATACAGAAGTGGTATAAATGGAGGGTATGTGAAACATTGTAGGAAAATGGCTAAAACGCTAAAAGATAAATACAATTTAAGTGAAAAGTCGTTTATAATAGATATAGCAGGAAATGATGGAAGTCTTTTAAAACAGTTTAAAGAGGAGATAGGATGTGATGTTCTAAATATTGATCCTGCAACAAATCTTGCAGAAATAGCGAGAAGTAATGGAATACCTACTTGGCCTGTTTTTTGGGAATATGAAGTTGCTCAAACGTTACGCTTGAAAGGAGATTATGCAGACATGATTGTAGGCACAAATGTATTCGCCCACGTAGATGATATAAAGGAGTTTTTAGAAGGGGTTAAAATAGTCTTAAAACATAAGGGGGTGCTGGTGCTTGAATTTCCCTATTTAATTGACTTTATAGAGAACTTAGAATTTGACACCACTTACCATGAACATCTTAGTTATATGAGCCTACAACCTCTATATAAGCTCTGTAGCACTCTTAATTTAGACATCATTGATGTAGAGAAGCAGGACATTCATGGAGGTACTGTGAGGGTTATAATAGGCCATAAAGGGGTTCTCCCAATAACCCCTAATGTACATCATTTTCTACAGGAGGAAAAGAATGCTGGTTTTGGTGAAATAGAGAGGTATAAGGATTGGGAGCTCTCTGTTAATAGTTTAATTCATGAGCTAACTTTTTCTCTTCGTCATATAAAGGCCAAAAATCACAAAGTTGCAGCATTTGCAGCTTCAGCTAAAGGAAATACTCTTCTAAATTCAGCTAAAATAACCTTTGATACAATTGATTATATTGTAGATCAGACACCTGAGAAAGTGGGGAAATTTAGTCCTGGAACAGGAATCCCTATTGTTGATATAGACGAATTAATTAAAAATCCTCCAGACTATCTCATTATTTTAGCTTGGAATTTTAAAAACGAGATAATGGAAAAATGTAGAAAATTGGGCTACAAAGGGAAATTTATAATTCCCATCCCTAAATTTGAAATTATAAATTAAATATATTATGGCTGAATTATTATTCTCAACAGAAACAACTTTTTCATTAGAAACAGTGGCTGGTAAATTGACATATTTTCATGAACAATTACATTTATTACATTGGCAGACAACAAGTTATGCTGAACATCAAGCTCTTGGAAGTTTGTATGAATATGTTCATGGTTTTAAAGATGGGGTGGTTGAAAAACTTATGGGATATTTAGGAAGGCGTCCAAAAGCATTTAAAATACCTCTGATAGTAGATAATATCACTCCTATAATGGTGGTGGATAATTTGTGTGATTTTGCATATGATTTATATCTTTGGGCAGGAAAAAATGACTATTGTGATGTAGAGAATTTAGCTCAAGAGTTGAGCGGAGAGGGTGCAAAAACTAAATATTTGTTAACTTTGTCATAAATGTCTAATAAAATTAGTATATTTATATTATGATTTGTATTTATAAAATTACTTCTCCTACTAACAAAATTTATATTGGTCAAAGTTGGGATTGGGTAAAAAGAAAAAGTGTTTATAAAAGAAGTGCTTGTCCTAATCAATTGTATTTATATAATTCTCTTAAAAAATATGGATGGGAAGCTCACAAAATAGAAATATTATTAATTTTTACAAATAAAATATCTCAAGAATCTCTTGATTTTTATGAAACTTATTGGTGGAAATTTTATAAAAAATTAGGATTTAAAATGTTAAATATTAAAAAACCTGGAAGTAATGGTAAATTATCTGAAGAAACTAAAAAGAAGTTAAGTAAAGCGTTAAAAGGAAGAAAGTTGTCTCAGGAATGGAAAGATAATATAGGAAAAGGATTAAAGGGTAGAACTGTTTCAGAAGAAACTAGAATAAAGATAGGATTAGGTAATAAAGGTAAAATTATATCAGAAGTATCTAGAGAAAAAATTAGGAATAAATTAACTGGTAAAAAACTTTCAAAAGATATAATTGAAAAAATAAGAATATCTCATATTGGTAAGAAATGTTCTGAAAATACAAAATTAAAAATATCGAAAGCTAATACTGGTGTTAAAAATGGTATGTTCGGTAGAACTGGACTTTTAAATAAAGGTTCTAAAAAAGTAATAGATATTGCTACTGGTACTATTTTTCATTCTATTTCAGAAGCAGAAAAAACTTTAAACATTAATAAAGGAGTATTAGTTAATAAACTGAACGGTAGAACTAAAAATAACACTTCTTTGCAATATGTGTAAAATACTACTAAAATATTTTCCAGAAACTATCTATGATAATGATATAATATATTTTAAACATTTGGAAGCAATTATAGATTCTGTTGATGAATTATCTTCTTTACAGATAACGAAGTCAAACTATAGTCTACTTTTCAGACTAGCGCCTTCTCTTCCTAAATATAACAATATGCTTATAAAAGAAATATTGAAACTACATAATTTATATAATATACATTTAGACATGAGTAAATCAATAAAAACAAGTGCTACAATAAATTTCAAAATAAATTTGGAAGAGAATAAATAATTTTGTATTTTTGTACCCTAAATCAATAATATGTTAACAAAGAAACAAATGGAAGATTTACCAAAAGGAACATATACAAATATGGAACTTATGGTTAAATTTCCTACACAAGGTAAAGGAAAATCCTTTTATGACCCTAAAAAATTAAAAGCTTTAAAAGCTGTTAAAACCAATTAATATGGAAGATGTTAAAAAACCTACAAAGTATGATCCTAATAAGAATTATAAGTGGACACCTACTACACAATTTGTTCTTAATGGAGATGAGTTTGGTGCTACCATTAATGCTTTACGCAAAATAATGGCTTCCCCTGAAGCACAAGCAATACTTGCTGCTGAAAGAGCTCATTTTATGCTAGATGATGCACTGGCAAGAGCTGTTGAAAAAGACGATGCTATAGAATCAATACCAATAATACCCCCAACACCAAAAAAGGAGCCTAACTAGCTCCTTTTTTTATTGAATTTTATAAATGAATATAACTGGTATTGTTTAGAACTGACCCATTCAATTTTGCTCTAAAAGTACTATATTTAATATTTGCTGAGATATTTGCTTCAAGAACAGAATCGTAATAAATACCATTTTCTAAATTTAGGACAGGAGTTCTTATTCTTTCAAGTGTTTCTTGTTTATGCTTCTTTCCATAAAACCCATTCTTTTTACCTGTCATTTTATCTTTTAATGATTTTGATATTTTTTCTCTTGTTTCTTTAGAATGTCTTTTTCCATAAAATGGGTTTTTATCACCTCTAGAAGCATTCCCTATTTTATTTTTAGATTCTTCAGAATGATTCCATCCTTTTCTATTCATAGCTTTTCTTACATGTTCAGGTCTTGGTTTATCTTTATATTTATTTCTTAAATATTCTTTAGTTTTTTCTGAAACAATATGACCATGACCTCCGTCTCAACCATCTGTCATATTAGCTAAAATACCAGTCTTTTTGTCTATTCTTCCATATAATTTGATGAACTCTATTTCTTTTTGTAAAGCTTCTTCTGGTGTTAAATCATCTAAAACTATCTCTATTTCAAAAAGAGATTTGTTTATTATTCTATTCCAAATAATATTTCTACCATGTTTAAATTCTGATCTTTCATAGTTATCAAATTCTTCTAATCCTCCTACTCCTATATAAAAAGGTTCATTTTTATCATTTCTAATATGTCTGTAAAGATATGCCATTATTTTTTAACAAAATCTTCTAACATTTTTTGGTAGTCTAAATCCCAATGTGGTTTTAATTCAACAATTCCCGTAGGTATAAATCCTTTTAAACGCAGATTCTCTACATGTAGAGAATGTCTTTGTATTATATTTGGTCTATCAGGAGTATCAAAAGATTGGCCCGACTGATGATAAACTCCTCCATTTTGAGGCATGTGCCATCTATAAAACCAACTAACCTCTGTATCAGGAGGATGAGCATTAACAATATACTGAGACCCTAAATCATGTATTTTATTCCTAAGGATAGAATCACCACAAGCATTTATTTGTGGAGACTTACCGATAGCTTCCCAAGCCTTTTTACTATGTACCATACCAGAATTCCCAACATAACACAATTTGGTTATTTTAGGAGTATTATAATATGCCCCATTTGCCCAATGGAGAATGTTAGTATCATCTTTCCAATATTTTTTAATATTCTTCAAATGCCAAGGTAAGAATACATCATCGTCATCGGCAGTAGCAATAAGGTCTCCATTACATTTTTCAATAGTGAAGTTTTCTTTTTCTCCTATAAGTGAAAACGTTTCCTTTAAATTAAAAATTCTCACTTGAGGATGATCAAATATTAATGTCTGTAAAGGATAATCATTGACGATTACCAACTCGGCATCATTTTCCTCTTGTAAGAGGAAGCTCTGTAAAGCTTCCTCTAAAAAAGCCACTCTACCATATGTCAAACATTTAAAACTAACCATTTTTCTTCTTTAATACTTCATCTAAATCAACTCCTACAAGTTTAGCAACTTGTTTAAGAAATTCCATTTTTTGATCTATTTCACAATCTTTTTCTCCATTTTTCTCATCGTATTCTTTTGATTTTTTCAATAGTTCTCTAAGTAATTCAACCTCTCTTTTAAGGTCATCAAAATCCTTTTGTGTTGGTCCTGTAGAAGGAAATATAAAAGGAGATGGATTAGTCGTAGGAGCTGGAATATAAGGAGTTGGAGGAATAAATGGACCCCAAGGTTTCCATCTATCTCCAAAATAATCTCCGGTCATTGATACTACACACATATTATAATTCGGTTAATTTCCTAAATCTTTTAGCATCCTCTTCCAGGAGATGGATTTCGCTTTGAAATGTATCATCTTGATTTTTAAATCCTGTATGTTTTCCTTGTTTATTGAAAATAGGAACCTGTTGCTTTCTTGTGTGAATATCATTTAAAAGCACTACAAGGCCCTTTTTATCATCCTCTACAGTCCTAATAACAAAATCAGGATTAAAAGAGTCTGTAAATTCATTAAATTTCTTTTCTTGCCCCTCTACTTGTACAGGAGCTTCTACTAAACGTTTGTAAAAAAATTGGTTTTTCATATTTTTAATTTATTTTATAATTCCATTGTTTTGTACTCTTTTCTAAAAGAACTCCTTCTATAGGAAGCCAATCACGCTGGCAGACATCATGAGTACCACCTGAATAATCTCCTTCTAATTCTATTTCAGTTTTTCTAATTCCTGTTATTTTCATTTTTTCTCTTCCTTGGTATATATCCTCATGATATATTTCTCGGTCAATATATAGATTTTTATAAATCATATTTAATTTTTAATTTTTCTCTTCTTTTGTTAATTTCTTCATAATAATACATATCTAATTCCACTTGATCATGTTCTTGCCATGTAAGGAGAATTATATTTTCTTCGTCCCATTCAGCTTCTGGATATTTCTTCTTAGGAAGAATATGATGGAAAAATACAGTAAGTGCCTGCCATCCTAAATGTTCTCCAGAAACCTCAGAAAAATGCTTTCTTTTTCCCCAAATTGAGCCAAAAAACGTGTTTCTTTTACGAAGTTCTTCTTGTTGTTTAGCTATTTCTTCAGAAGATTTTTTCCTTCTTTTCATTGAAGAACCATTTTAATCTTTGCCAAAATGATGGTTTTGCAGTTCCAATGTTAACAAAAGCCGATCCATAATACATAATCCCATTAATTTTGATAAATTGAAATCCTGTATATTCTAGAGAATTTTTATGTGCTTCTTCTATCATATAAACATCTTCAAATTCCCCAGGAAAATGATTTTTCATTTCGTCTGTAGCTTTAACTACATCTCCTTTTATATGTTTTCTCATTTAATTAATTTAAAGGCTGCAAAGTTAGCAACTTCGTTATATTTTTCATAGAGAAAGTTAACTTTTTCTTTCCACTCATTATATTCCTTTGTTCTTTTATCTGGAATATTGCCCTCTAATTTGAATATTTCGAGGGCAATAGCTCCAGCATTTTCCCATTCTTTGGTTTTTAGTTCTTCTAAGTCCATTATCTATTGTCTCCACTACCTTTTAATACACCTCTTTCTTTACGAGAATTGAGTTTTTCTACATTAGCATCTACAACATCTTGTAATGTGAATCCTAAATCATCAGCTAATGAAGTAATATACCATAGAGGATCACCTAATTCTTTCAAAAGAGCAGCAGTATCGTATATTCCATTTAATTTTACTTGCTTTTCACCTTCCCCTATATCCCCTCTTAGGCTTTTTTTGATTTTTTCAGCAATCTCACCTGCTTCACCAGCAAGTCCTAATGCTGGATATATAACAGCATGTTTCTCAGGGTATACCTTCATGCTTTTTACAAATTCTGTATATTCGTTAAAATTTTCCATATTATTCTTCAATTGTTTCTTCTACAGGCAATTCTACCTGATTAATTTTTTCTACTATTTCTTTTTTTAAATCTTTAAAAACTGTGTATTTTGGATCAATTAACATGTTTTTAAATTCTTCTTCGGTATATTTTGTTACACCCCAGGTAATACTCTTACCCCATTTTTTGATGATTTCAAAATCAGAAGCAAGTTGCATAATTTCTCCTAATCTATCAATTCCCTTCCCATATACAACCTCAAATGTTGCAAGTCTATAAGGAGGTGACATTTTGTTTTTTGTGGCTTTAACTTTAGTTAAATTACCTACATTTACATCTCCCTCTTTTGTAAGGCTTCTGCTCACCTCAATTCTGCAATCAGAATAGAACTTTAAAGCATGACCTCCTTGTGTAGTTGTAGGATTTCCAAACATGACCCCTATTTTCTCTCTATATTGGGAGACTACTATTAAACATGTATTCTTCTCTGATAGAGCAGACTTAAGCTTTGGATAAGCATTACTATTCAAACGTGCCTTCTTTCCAATAGAACTCTCCCCTACATCTCCATCTAATACAGCTTTAGGAATTAAGGAGCTATCGCTGTCTACAATAATAAGGTCTACTTCACCGCTATTTATTAATTCCATAGCTATTTGGAAGCCCTCCTCTCCACATGAGGGTTGAGCAATTAGCATTTCTTCTGTATTCACTCCTAAGGCTTGAAAATACTTCTTATCGACAGCATGTTCTCCGTCAATATAAGCCACTTTCCCTCCATTCTTTTGACATTCAGCAGCAGCATGTCCACATATAGTGGATTTACCAGTACCTTCCCAACCCATAAGTTCATACATTTTTCCCTTAACAAAGCCTCCAACACCTAGAGCAATATAATCAAAGCCTATACTACCACTACTGATGACATCATAATCACCTGTAGTTTTACTATCTAGGCTTAAAATGGTGCCAACACCATATTGCTTATTTAATTTGTCCAAAGCTTCTTGTAATTTTGATTTGCCCTCAGGCTCTTTTTCTTTTTTCGCCATAATTTAATTTTTTACAAATTTAATAAAAAAGCATGAGGAAAACAAATTCCCCATGCTTAAAATTAAAAACAAAACAATTATTTTATACACCACAGGTTCCTCCATGATTTAATTCACATACATCAAAGAATTCTTCTTTGAATTCTTGTCCCTCTTGTTCTAAAGCTTCCTTATAATCAACTATTGTTAAAGGTTGACCTCCTCTACTACCATCAGGGTAGCAGGTAAAACCTCTCAATCTGACAGCATATTTACCCAAAACATGAGCAAAATCCTCTACTTTAGAGTCATTGTTCAACGGAGTGCCCCATTTAGGTAGATTGATGGTACTGGAAATAGACATATCTACATAATCCTGTACATCAGCCTGGAATTTAATACGCCTCTCATAGTCATTTGCAAGGCTTAAGGCAGTTTCAATTTTATAGGGGTCTATACCGCACTCTCTAATGAGAAGCTTTGCTGTACCGTCTATAACGTATTGATAATGCCATTCTTTCTGTCCTTTCAAATAACGCCTTTTATAGGCTACAGCAAATAAGGGCTCTATACCTGTTGTAGTTCCAGCCATTATTCCTATTGTACCCGTAGGAGCAATTGCTCTATAAGCAACAGGTTTATTTATCCCTAATTCCTCTGCAAGTTCATTTGCCCCAATTTCACTCTGGTCTCTATAAACAGCTAACCAATCATGTAATTCAGGCACTACTTCATATTTATAACCTCTTTGCAGGAGCCATTCATGCACCCCCATAAGTCCCATTCCTAGTCTCCTATTCTTCTTCCTTACCTCATAAACCTTCTCATAAGGCAACATGGCCACCATAGTTCCACATAATAGAAACTTTCCTAGCAAATACACTACCCTCTCCATACGTTCAATAGAAGAGATTCTAGACATATTTACAGAGGCCAAATTACAAACATCACTATCGTCCTCTGAAGTAACCTCTGTACAGGCATTTCTAAGGGTTTCAAACACTTTCTCAAAGAAATTGAATGAAAAACCTGGTTCTCCTGTCTTTAAAGCTTGACGACAATTCTCTAAGAAAGTCATTGGAATTTTAGCTATTTCTAAATCAAATACAGCCTTTTTACCACCCTCCTTATACAAAGTCAACAGTTTTTCGAAAGGTATTCCATAAAGTTCCTCTAAAAACTCATTATCGTAATTTAATGAAACATTGGTCATATCCAAAGGAGCAGGGAAATTGAAGTCTTTTTCCTTCAAATCGGCAACTGTGAGTTGATTTCCTTCCTCATCATAAGCTCCTGCAACAGGAATAGCTGCCCAATCCTTACAATGTAAGAATTCTCCAGCATCTCCGTGTCTCCAATTTAAAGAGGCGTATATAGCACTTCTCCTACTTCCTCCCTGCATCACTTCTCTGCCTATTTCATTAATCATTTTCATCTTAGAGACAGGTCCTGAAGATTGACCTCCAGTTTTAGACAGCCTTTTTCCCTTTTCTCTATAAATGGAATAATCATTTCCAATACCTCCTCCTGTCATTAAGCAGCTTTCTGCTTTCCATGACAAATTAGCCCAATCTTCCCTACTATCTTCTAAACTCTTTAAAAGGTAGCAATTATTAAAAAACTTGTTTGTTCTCCCTGCATAATATAAATATCTCCCTCCAGCAATAATCTCCATATTTGTATGCATTTCCACTAATTCCTCTATTTCTTCCTTTGGAATGTAATTTCTGCACACGTCCTCTATTAATGTTCTACTTAAAGCTCCCCAATCTTCGCAATTTTCATGCTTATATTTAAAATTGAAGATGTCTTCTGAGAATTTACTCCTGAAACTTGTTTTTACGTCCATCATATTGTATTAATTGTTAACGGTTACTAAATAGAAAAAGGAGGTAAAAGTACCACCTTTTCTATAAATAACCAATTTATTTTCCTTAATTTTTCTAGTTATACTAATTCTTTTAGTGAATGAATCCTTTTATGTCCAACTTCATATTTCTGATTGTGTGGAGCATCAAATAAGAAGCAACAAATACCAGCATTATTCAACTCCACAAAATTTTCATATCTGTCATCTACAAATATATCAATTCCTGAATCTTTAGCAACTTCTACTTTAGAAGCTCCAAATGGAATACTATACACTTTCTTTGTAGGAAATCCGTTATTTTGAAGCCATCTTTCTGTCCATTCCACAGGAATACTCCTAGAGGTAATGTAACAATGTGGTTCAAAAGGTATTTCTCCTCCTTGAAATTTTGGTTTTAACGATAAATAGAATTTCTCTGTTTTAATAGCTTCTTCTAAATGTTCTCCTGTTTTATAATGAGAATACCAATGTTTACATTCTTCGACACCAAACTTTTCACAATAACCTCCTAAGAAATCACAAACTACATCATCTATATCAAGTCCTATTTTTGGTCTATTAAGGTATGGAAGTCTTCTATTATCAAATTCTGGCCTATGTTTATAATAACTGACAATAGCCATTGCATTCCAAGCTACATGTGCCATGTGCAATAACGATGACTCCTTATCAAAATCATCCCCTTTCTTGAATTCTGCCAAATGTCTCTCTAAAGAAGCTATTACATCCATCCAAGGAAGTCCTTTCAACCAATTATTAGGAGCATATTTTTTACTCCCCATAGTGAATATTTTCACTAATTGTTCTATTGCATACGGTTCCAATAAATCGTAACGAAGTTTTCCATCGTTAAAACGTTGCCCTTGTTCTTTTGGTTTATACGCTTGTTCTTGTAAATTCATAAATTTAATGCTTTTGATGTCATAGGAAATTGCTCTTTAAATATACCTTCAATCAATACAGCTACATCCCTATGCTCTTTTTGAGCATGTGTAGAAGTACGTTGTTCTAAATAATGTATCCAACTTCTAACAGAGCCATTTAAATACAAAGTTGTGCTTGTAGCCATAGGAAGTAGCATTCTAGCACATTCTTTAGCTACACCTGCTTTTAGAAGCTCTTTATAAACATCTTCAATTATTAAAACTACTCTATTTACCATTTCACTAGCTTTTATTGGTAATCCTTCGGATAATCCGTAATTATCATTAATTATTGGATCAAACACCTCATCTCCTACCTGTCTATTTGTAGCTCCTTGTTTTCTAAGTTCAATTGGTTCAATATCCACTACTTCAGCATATCTTTGTGAAAATTCTTGTGGTTTGATACTCCAATGACGAAGAATTTGTATTCCTACAGCTTTAGAAGTGATTACTTCGATTCCCATGTTAACTTGATCAAAAATTGACCAATGTTTATTCTTGATACAATAATTTATCAATTTATCTGCTGTATCTACATTTAATTGATTGTTAGGATTGCTAACTCTTGCACAAAAGACAATTAATTCTTCTGCTGTCAAAAATCTGCTACCATCTTCGGTTTTAATTTCCGGTTTTGTAATTGAAACTAATTTTACATTCATATATGTCCTATATATTTATTTTCTTCATAAAAACCTCTAAATTTATTCAATTTAGCATCAATTCTATTCTCGACAGCCTCAGGTCCCATTAGTTTCTTTAAAACGTTAATTCTTATTTGAACATCTCCTATTTCGTCAATAACATCTTGTGCTGTAGCTCCATGATCACCTTTGAGTTTTCTTTTCATTAAAGCTTCTATAAGCTCTGAAAGTTCCTCTATAGCCTTATCAATATTATATTCAATAGAATTAGTTACCACCATTTTATTGATTATCTCTTCATTTGGAGACATTTGTATTACCATCCAATTTTCACTCATAGTTTCTCATTTAACAGTTTAAATGCTTTTTCTACGGCAGCCTTTTCAGCTTCTTTTCTATTTTTGAAAATTTCTGAATATCTAAAAACAGGACCTATTAATAAGTCATTTATTTGATATTTAAATGATGCTGGCGCAAATACTCCAATACTAATATAAATTCCATTTTCATCAAATACATCAAATACCATCCTAGGTGCTTCTCCAACAATTTTAGCCAGCACTTCATCTGTTATTCCTTGTTCTCTTACATGTTCTCTAAAATCCTCTGGTAATGTTGCATCCAGAGATTCTATTAGCTTTTCAAGGTAGTATTGCTTTACCACCTTTGCTGCTTTTGGAAACTTTTCTAATAATTCTAACATACTTTTATTTTATCTAATTCTAATATTTCTTTATCATTCTCCCAACCTCTCCAAACCTCCATTTTATGGTCAAAATCAACACCAATTCTTTTTTCCCAATATTCAATCATATCTTCTGTTTTATTGAAAATTCTATGTTGTAAAGACATTTTTTCTATACTTTTCTTTCCTTCCACTACTATTACACTCTTTGGGAATATTTCTTGGAATTCTTCTGAGGTTTTGGAATATTGCCCTCTTTTTATAAGTTCAAAGTCCTTTCTAAATCTAGAATTTAGTTTATAAACTACAACAATAAACCCTCCTTCATAATCATAATCATCTATAAGGTCAGGTGTACGTTCATATTCATAGTCTAGGAAGTCCTTGAACTTATCAAGGTTTGTAGGCTTAAATAAGAGGTAAACCGAATTTTCATACTGTATGTCTCTCCTCTCATCCTTTATATATCCATTTAAAAAGTTATTATTTTTTAACCCTTCTTTACTAATCCCTAATGTAGGCACCATAAAGAGGCTTGTTATTGTCGCTTTCATTTCAGTCTTTAAATTTTAAAATCACTCCCATCATTGGTATTGGAAAGAAATATAACCATTTTTTCTTATTATTCCAGAAGAATCCTATCCATATATCATACCAAACAAATAAAAATTCTATTTTAACTTTCTCCATTTTTTTATGTTTACTATTTTATTTTATACTAATATTTCGTTTCTATTATTTCCATATTTCCAATAATAATTTTTATATGTTTTTCTAGTACCATTTATAGCTCTCCATATACTTGCTTGGGAACCTTTTATATATTCTGCTGCTATTGTGGGGCTATCGAATTTTTTTAATATAATTTGATTTTCATCCATCATCAATACATTATTCTTTCTTCTCTGTATTTTTACAGAATAATCTTTTTCAGGAATGTAGTCATTCTCATAAACAAATACATAACCTTTATTGTGTGCATATTTATCCCCTCTAGCACAAGCTGCTATCATACTGGCATTTAGAATAAGCTCTAATGAAGCATCTTTTACACTCCTAAATCTCTTTATAAATTTTCCATTTGTAGATAATGTAATAACAGGTTTCATTCTTTTTAGTGCAGATTTTTCCAGACTTATTTTGGCCATAGAGGGATTACCGTTTGGGTTTGTGGGTCTTATGTTGTATCCATATTTAGGATTGTGTGTATCTAACATATTACACCAATAGTTTTCCTCTGATAAGAGATATTTTTTCTTGCACTTTAATAATTTTTCGTATATAAAATTATTTTCACCATAAAGATTGAAGTCATCTTGTAAATTTTTACACGAATGTGTATTATATTTTAGTCTTGAAAAATGATTAAATTTTCTCATCCTTAAATCTTCTGTTTCTCCTACATATATTTTGTTATTTATCTTACAAGTGATTGTATAAATTCCTGATTTACCCATTATTCACCTCCTTGATTAAAATAGATCTTATATATGAAGAAAGGCTAAATCCAAGTAATTTAGCCCTTTTTTGTAAATCTTCTTTAAATTCTTTGGTTACGCGAATTACAATATCTTTTTCTTTTATCATAAGTTTATAATTTTAAATTTACTACAAATATACTACGTTATTCTGGCATTTCCAAATTTTTATGACTATTTATTTTATTAAAGGTACGACTCCATTGTTAAGATAATTTTTCTTACTTATATTCCAAATATTATTATCTTTTGCAAATTTCAAGGCTTCTATTGTGTCTTTTATTCCAGGATATTCTTTTCCATTGTATATAAATCCATTATAAAAATCATTCATATTATCAGAATTTAATGTATATATTAATGGAGAATAATAATTTATAGAATCACATACGATAAATTTTGGATTTTCTACATTATAATATTCTAATTTTTCTCTTAACTTTAATTCTCTACATGCTTCTTTATACAAGTAAGCTTGAAAGTATGCTCTTCGATACATGAAGTACTCATTTACAAAATTTTCTACACTCCAAGTACACTTCAAATCATATACTTGAATACTCTTTTCTTTATGATCTATAATTACAATATCCATCATACTTTTAAAAGGTAGTCCATCTATTTCATATCCCTCAACTTGATGTTGAATAAGTATATTATATCTATCACTGTTTACAAGATTTAAAATAGGAGCTGTAAATTCATTGGTTTTAAGCTCTTGTACAACCTTTTCAGCATTTGTAACATCATCAATTGTTACCACTGTAAGTCCTTTACTCCTAACCTCTCTTATTTCTTTATAGAAAATTTCAGCATCACTTCCTATAAATTTACCTAAAACAGCCTCTAATTTGATTTTAAATCCACTATCTATATAAGCCTGTTTTGCAATTTCTGCAAATTCCACATTAACATTCCCATTCTCATCAGTAGCTTCTGTAGTACGCTTATATAAAGCCTCCACAAAATCTCCCATAAGTCCTGTTGGAGCTTTAGTAACAGAAGACATATAAAATTTATCATCAAATTTATCCTTTTCCCATAATAGGAGCTCTACAAGCTGTCCTACAACACTGGCTTTTGATTGTTCCTCATCCTCTACTTTTATTCCATCAATATAACGTTTTTTATATTTACGCCTATCCAGTGAAAATTCCTTCAATGAACTAGAGGAGTCCATGTCTACAGCTCTATATTGAGCTTCTGTTTTTGTTTTTCCTTCAATCATTTCTTTAGTTTTTTTAATGTGGCATCAATTTCACTAGCTAAATCGTAACTATTATGAAAATCCAATGTTTTATACTTCTTATTAGGTACTTGATTTATGAAATAAACAGCATTTTCAAGAAGATTTATAATAACTTTATTTAAATCTTTTTCGTCCATATTCTTTTACTTTATTTAATAAATCTTCTGTAAGGTTGATTTGAGCATTAAATCCATCTTTTCCCTCATCTGTACAACAGTCCCATCTTCCATCTAATGCCATTTCAGCATCTTCTATAATCATTTCTAAATGACTAATAATTTCATCTACTAGTTTTTGTGTCATATTAAAACTTTATATCTTTTAAATGCTCTTTTAAGAGGATTTCAGCACTAGAAAGAGGAAATCCTCTATTTTCCTTTTCTACTAATTTAAATGCTTCTCCTTCTTTAAAAAGAGCATCCACTGTATATTCATATACTTGATCTTCTTCATCATTGTCATAATCATTTACGACAATATTTAAGGGGATATTTGATCCTATTGATTGAATCATTCCTCCTTCTAACACTATTAACACTTTAGGCTTTCCCATAATTTTCAATAATTTTTTGATTTTCTAATTTTTCATGTTCAACATCATGGCAACTTTTTTTACCATTTCTGCTTATATTACACACCAACATTAATTTGTCCGAATCACAGAATAAATTTCTGACGAAATCTGCTAAATCTTCAAATCTAGTGAGTGTACCTGCTGGTATTTTATGATGGACAGCCACTTCTGTACCCATAAAATGACCTTTGCACCCTTCACATACATATGTCCATTTTCTAAGCTTATTTGGTCCTATATAAGGTATTCTAGCTCTATTTCTACATGTAGCTATTGGCTTCCAATACATTGTTCTTTTTCTAAGAGCACTTCTTATCATTCCAAAGAATCCTACAGATGACATTGTTCCATCAGCAAAAGGTTTAATTTTAGCCTTTTTATTTGTTTTTACAGCTTTTTTTCTTTTTTTAGTAGGCCGTTTCACTACTTTTCTTCTATTTTTTCTTCCCATAATAATTAAAACTTGGACGCAAATATACGCCCAAGTTTTATAATAATCAATCTAAAACAGCAATTCTTTTAGAGATAGTCTCTTTCATTTTCTCCAAATCCCTGACAATATCTGTTATTTCATTAGAGGAGATATTAGACAAAGTAAATGTATGTCTTTTCACTTCTTCAGAAAACCCTCTTTTTACATGTTCTTCTAAATTTATAAGACATTGTTCTTCAAATACATCTCCTAGCTCTGAAACATCAAAATCCTCATCATCTAGAATGAATTGTTCATCTTCAGGAAGAGTCATTGCAAAGAACCATCTACATGTTCTTAACTTACCAACCTCATTTTTCGGAACTGCCAAAACATCCATTGGATTAATAATTACAAGAATAGGTGTATCACCAAATCCACTATAATCATATTCCTTAGAAGCAGCATGATAACCTTTTGAGCAACTAATTCCATTATTATCATCTCCATCATTCCTAGGCATAGATTCTGTCTTTCCTACACGATAATCTTCATTTCCTGTATGAGCAGATGTATATGTGTTCTCTTGCATATTAGGAAGATTTAAGTATAATTCTTGTAAATTTCCATAACTTGTAGCAGCTTCTTCACCTTCTAATACAGGTTGACCTTTAGAAAATAAAAATTCTCCTGAGTCAAATGGAGATTTTTTCCACACTGTATAATCAGATGGCTTCTTTTTCCAAACAGCCTTCACTTTATTATAAGCATTACTAATGAATTCTACTAATTCTTTGTTTTTACCTCCCTTACTAACCACTCTTCTGTAAGCATAAAAATTCCCATGTTTATCAATTTTGAATTGGTGATATGTTAAGAACTCATACAAATCTTCAGCAGATTGAGCATTGGGGTTTAGACAACACTTTAACCAAAACTTCTTAAGTGATTGATATTCAGTAGATTGAATATTTTCTGCTTTTCCTATAACTTCAGCAAATTTCTCTACTAAAAGCTTAGGAATACTCCTTTTAACTCCCTTAAGATAAATAGAACCATTTATTTCCTGAAAATCAGCTACAGATTTTAAAATTTCAATTCCTTTAATGACGTTTTTTATTTTCTCATCTTCTGACTCTTTTGCTTTTACTTCTTTTTGTCCTTCAGAAGAAGGGGCTATTTTCAGTAATTCCTCTTCTGTTTTAGCTTGTCTGGCTTTTTGAAAATCTGCTTCTGTAGCACTTGGTCTGGAAATCACACTTCCGTCATTTAAGACAATTGTTAGAACATTGTTCACAAACTTCAGTTTTACATAAGGTTTTTGTTCTACTTGTATAAAAGGTGTTAGAAAAGGACGTTCTTCTAAACATTGTTTCTGAAATTTTATTTCATTCTCTATTTTTAGAGCGTCTAGCTCTTTTTCTTTTTCTGATTTAAATACATCTTTAAACCATTTTAATGATATTCCCATAATTTTATATTTTTTCTTCGTTTATCGGTAGGCTGTAATTTTTCCAGTCTATCCTTTGTTTATAATATTTACATAAATCCTTAATTGCATTCACTGTAGCAGGTTCTAAATCAGTAGAATAATACCCAAATTTAAGCAAAGGATTCAAGAAAGTCAACTTATCTAGGATAAATTTTACCTCTTTATACTTATAATGTGGAATGGGATCAAATAGCTCTTTTTCTTTAGCAAGTTCAATAATCCCCTTCCATAACTCTTCATCTCCCTCTAAATAATACTCGTTCTTGTACTTTTTAAGAGCTTGTAATTTATCAAATAAAGGAGTAGAAATCTGTGCTATTACGTCTATTTTATCAAATACATTGGGAAACTCCTCCTTTAGTTCATTTATTAAATAAGCTGTAGCAGCCCTCCTAACGATTTTATGCTTTCCTTTTGAAAACTCTTCCATATGTAACCAATTGTGTAATTCTACGTCTTTTAATCTTTTTAGATCTCTTTCAGAAAACATCACAAACCTCACCTTGTTTTTATTGAATATTGTGAAATATTTGTCAAATGTTTCATTTAGTTCCATTCCTCCATATACAGTGAATATTTTGTCTTTATGAGCATCCTTCATTTGAAAGACTGTAGCCTCAAATTTACAATTTTGATCCCTGACATACCTTTCAAGGGTTTTAGCCATTTTACCCGTCACCTCTCCTACAAGTTTCTTTCTTCTTGTCTTGGGAGTTAAAGTACCTGTTTGTAGCTTTGTCTTCTTTTTCCCATCCACCCATGTTTGAGGGATAACCAGTTTGTCTAAATCAATGAATTTTGATGTCAATAGTTGTTGCACATGTTGAAATTCTTTAATTCTCTGTCTCCATTCACTTTTAGGGAATTTAGGAAGTTGTAAAATACTAATGTAGTCATCTGGTTTTCTTGATGCATAATTGAGCATTTTCCCTAATTTCAGTTCCCTCTCCTTTCTTACAAAATAGAGGTCTTCTGTTCTAGTATCTCTAATATAATCCTTTTGTTGCTTCTTTATATCGCTGAAAACATATATTTTGGTATTCTTAGATTGATCATAAGTGAATATTCTATACCAATTACTTTTATCCATAGCTTTAAACCTAGAGCTATATCTCCTTACCTCATATTTCTTATCATATTCTGATAATAAATTATCTTTCATATGATATAAACGCTGTAAATCAATAAGGTCCACCCCCTTCAATTTAGGAGAAGCTAATTTTATATTAGAATATGGCAACAAATTATTGACATCCCAACCATTTCCATCATAACCTGTTATATACCTTGCACTACTTCTGAAATAGCCAAAAATAGCCTCCAAATCATCACTATCTTTTACCCCTTCATTGTATTTCTCAATAAAATAATCAGACACCTTTTTGATTTTATCAAGGATGATTTTCTTTGCATCAGGAGTATATTTTATAGTTTCTCTATTTGGTAGAGGAAATACTCCATCTGATAATGAAAATCTTAAGCCAATAGGAAAATATATGCTTCCTATCCCCAATTTATTAAAATCAATGGGATAATAGACATTATCCAGACATATATGCATATATTGATTGTTACATATGGGACTCCATTGGAAATCAGTATGTCTTACAATTGTAAAATCATTTTTAACTTCTGGTCCACAATCAAAATAGACACTCTCAAAATAAGCTAATTGTTCCTTAATTTTCTGAATAAAGGAGTTTCTATCAGCCCATTTAACAGGAACAATGATTTTTACACCATTTCTCTCTGTTGTCTTGGTTTCATGCAGAAGGTCAATTTTATTCTGTTCTTCCTCAGCTTCATAAAGCATCCATTTTCTCTCAACCCCTCCTTTTCTTCCTATAAAATAGAAAGAGGAAGTATAAGCCAAGGGACTCTTAAAACCTAAACCAAAGGCTCCTAATTGATTTACTGATTGTCTTTTTGTAGATTTTCCATACTTTTTAATGACATTCTCTACGTCCTGGTCATCCATTCCACAACCAAAATCTTCTACAGAAAATTCATAATTCCCATCTTTATTCTGTTTGAATGCTACAACTATAGGGTCTGTCACCCCACATTCTCTATGGGAGTCTAGGGCATTAGAAGCAGTTTCTCGTATTAAGCTCCCTATAGCATCCGCATAGAACTTACTAAGCATTCTCATGAGAAAAATATGGCTTTCAGCATCAATTTCCATATTTGTGCTACCCTTAACTTCTCCTTCCTCCAGTACTACTCCTTCACTTTGTGTCTCAAGAATCATATTTTTCTAATTGTTTAACCAAATCTGATATAATATCCATTGCTGTTGAGGTTTCTAAAGCTTCGTTTCTTCCTTGTACCATCCAATATTTACATTCTTCTACAATACTATCTACATCAAATAGCAGAGAAGGATGTTCCTCTTTTGTTTTGTTTGCTAATTTTAATAATTCTTCCATTTTATTTAAATATTTTTTCCATTACATTTTTAAACCCATAATTATGATTATAATCTGGTGTTATAGGCCATATTTGTAAATATACAGTAATTCCTAAACATATACATATCCACCAGATAGCAAGGACGTATAATAATCTATCGAAACTTTTAGACTCTTTGCTCCATTCTATGTTCTTCGTAATGATCTTTTTCGGTTTTAACTTCCAAATTCCACCAGTAATTATTCCGTCTATCTCTATCTTTATGATGAACATCCATATTAAAGCAATCAGCCACGAAAGCGTAAGCAACCATTCTGTGTACCCAGGCATAATATTCTTGTTTATTTTTATACATTCTACATCTGAGATATTTATCTCTAGAAGGCTTTAAATTAAGCCTTTTTCCTCTTTTATTGTACAAAGAACCATCGTCACAAATAATTCTATTTGGGTATTTATCTAGTGTTTTAAATCTCCATTCTGTTGTCATATGAAATGTTGAGGACAAGCATCATCCTTCCAATTAATCTTATTTTCTGGCTTTTTATAAACTCTATATCTGTATCTATGCTCTTTTCCGCATAAAACACAAGCATAAATGTCTTCTACATACCAGTATGTTTGTTTAGAAGGGAGCTTCTTCTTCAATTTCTTCAACCCATTTGATTGTATATTCATTGTTTTCCTTGATTATTTGATTAACCTTCTTAAATACACCTTTTGTATCCCAGTCTTGTGTAATTCTAGCAGCATAAGCAGGGTGATCTAAGACAAATGAATGTGTAAATGGTGTTACATACCTTTGAAATTTGCCAGCTTCTTTTCCTAAAAACACAATAGGAATCCCTGTATACCCCAAAACTTCCTCTATTACATATTTTGTAAAAGGTTCCCAAATTTCTAAATGCGAGCCTGCTTTCCCAAATTCTGTTGTAAGGGCTGCATTGAATAACAGCACTCCTTGTTTAGCCAAATATGACAAATCAGGTGTTCTTTTTAGGTTTAAGTTAAGTCCATTATACAGTTCATTTTCTAGTCCCTCATAGAATTTCTCTAATGAGGGCTGTAAACTACCAGAAATACTGCAAGATAAGGCCAAACCGTCTGCTATCAGAATGCCACTCTTTGCAGAATGGTAGGGACATAAGCCCATTATTACCACTTTACATTCGTCTAACGGAGTCTCTAGAAATGCCCTATAAGTAAGAGAGGAGATAGGGGCAATTTTCTTACCCCTTCTTCCTTCAGCTTTTAAAAAGTCATAAATAGCATCACATTCCTTGCTCTCTATAAATGGCTTCATTTTCCCCCACCATGAGGGATGGAAATTATTCTTGAACTTCTCCCACTGCATTTTCAAATATTTCAGCTTGTGGATGACTTCCTGGAGTAGGCACTTTTATTTCCCCATTTGGCAGCAATATTCCACTTTCGTTCACAAAGAATTTATGAGCTTTCATGTGATTTTCCATCCATAATGTAGGGTGAATATCTTTCATTGCTTGTGTACAAAATTGATATAATTCCCACATACTATTTGGACACCCATAATCAAATTCAGGAGAGTACAATTGTCTGCTTATTATATTCAATTGTGTAGTGGTGATAAACTCCTCCTCTATAACAGCTCTTCCTATAAGTTCAGCTTTTGTTCTCTTAGATACTTCCACTTGTTTCATAGCTTCTTTTTCCTTCACCATTTGTGTAAATACATCTCCTGCTCTTTTAATATATTCTATAATAGCTGTAGGGGTGAATTCTTGTACATCTCCTTGGTGCTTACGTTTAAAAGCCCCCATATCCCCATACACCATCCCGTTTTCACAAACAAACACTCTAGCTCCAATAGCGAATTTTAAGCTAATTTGTTTATTGTATGAGTTTTGGAAGGCTATTTGGAGCTCCATATCACTATCTGCTACACTCTTAATGGTGAATTTTCCATTAGAAATCTGTCCATCCCTAGCAGATGAATATTTCTCTACCCCTAGTTTAAAACCTGCCCCTACAATGGAATTTAAGGTTAGGTCTATTAATTGTTCATTTGAAATTGCTTTATAAGTTCGTGTACTCGCTGGTACAGGTGTGTCTATTAAGCTTTGTTTTGTTGTAATATATGTTGTTGTCATAATTTTAATTTTAATATCTCTTCTTGATAATTATCTTCATGAGCTTCTCCGTCTGTTTCTGAAAAGTATTCTATTACTCTATCAGCACTACTTTCTATACCTAAGTTAAATGCACTAATTAAAGTATTCATGAAAATTTCAGATGATATACTCTTCTTTTCGTTTTTCAATGCTGGATCAGCCATTCTCTCTGAGAAAGACATAAATCCTGGATAAAAATGATTAAATATTTTTTCTATTTCATCTTTTTGTGTCATATAATTCCTTTAATTTTTAAATGTTCTTCTACAGCTCCAAGTCCTTCTAATTTAGCCCAATCAGCCCAATCTTTTGTCTCTGGTAATAATCTATCTGGAGGATTTACATGTTTGAAACCGAATTTCTCTGTAATAGAATAACTTGCTTTCTTACCTGGAACATCTGAATCACCACCGTAGTAAACACAAGATGATTTAGTTTTGATTTGTTCTACAAATTCGTCTGAAAAAGCATCTACCCCTTCCTTTTGCACACTACATATATGAGGGTATATTTTTCTTAATACTATGTAGTCCTTACGACTTTTAGTTACAATTGAACATTTTTCTTTATCGAGATTTTCTACACCCCAAGATGTTTGATTTGGTACATTGTTAGGCACCCACTTCTTCTTCTTTTCCCTATTAGGAAAATAACACTTCCAAAATCCGTTATAAAAATACCCAAATCTTAATTCGTTATCATTAATAGGAAATCTCTGTCTGTTCAGATATAGAGTTTTTATTGAATAAATATTATTATCGAGTAAATCCTGAATATCTATATGATAGGCAGCCCAATATGCTAATTCTTCTTTTGTGAATTTTCTTGTTACTATTTGTATAAAAGCAGTTCTCTTATTTACCTCTTGTTTCTTGTTTATAACACTTAGAGGAGCAGTTATTGGTTCTGAGCCACTTTGTATCCCTAGTCCCATAGAGCTATCTATAAGTCTTAAAACGGCATCTAAATTAGAGAGATTATGTAATTGTTTGACAAAATTGAAACAATCTCCTCTATATTCAGGAGCACCCCAATCAATATAGGAAATATACCCCATTTTATTACCAATGACTAGTGAAGGATTTTTATCCTCTCTAAATACACTGTTTGTGGCACAATTTAGCTCCCAGTTTTTATTAGGCATAAAATGTGTAAATATTGCTAAATCACTAGTTCTAGCTAATACACTATCCATTGTGAGTTCATGTTTCTTTTTCCCTGTAATTGGCATATCAAATTGTGTCTAGTATTTTCAATATTTGTGTCCATACCTCTTTAGTCTTATAGGAGGTTTCTATTACATTTTCTCCTTTGAGGTAAATGTCTATTCGATAAAGAAATTCGTCATCCTTAAAAGCATAATGTCCCAAATAGTCAATTTGGTTGAAGGACAGGAATAACATGTTGTCTATATACACCTTATATCTGCCATTTTTGGTTATTATTCTATATTTATGCTTTTTCATAAATAAAAAAGGGCTAGAGAAATTCCCTAGCCCAAAGTTAATAAATTTATTTGTTAATAGCTATCATCTGCCTCTAATATTGGCTTATTTGAAGCCACAACATTATCAGCAGGATCATAGTCTTTAAGGTCTTTAAGAATGTAGAAATCTTTGCACCCGTAATCCGAAATAACATTTAATACAAACCTCTCATGGGGCTTTAAATCGCTTGATTTAATGGCTTTTAGCTTTGCTTGTATCTCTGGTTTAGAATAATCTGTAGTTCTGAAATATTTCAGGCTATATTCAGGCAAAAATGCCTTATTGAATACTCCTTGGTATTCTTTAGCATCTGTCTCTTCCCCTACAGTTTTCACTGTTGCTAAAGAAACAAATGATGTACAATATTCTCCACCAATTTGAGCTTTAATTTCAGAAACATTCCCTTTCATAAGCTTTTTCCAGTCAATTTGGAAAACTGTTTCAGCATCTTTAAAATCTAAAGTTCCTAACCAAGTTCTCATAAAGCCATAAAGCTCTTCTTCCCCTACATATGCCTCTCTATAATCACGCTCCTTAAACCATTTAGGGAGGTTATTAGGGTCATCTGCCCAAGAACATACACCAATGTTATTGATATATTGCTTCTTTGTCCCCTCCTTATTAGCCTTTATTTTGTTCTCAAGGAAGAATGTTATAGGGTAGAATTGCTTGTTTTTAGCCTCCTCCACCCATACGTTTACCCTCAAGGTTGTATTCTGATCTTTGCTTTCTCCAAGGTATTCAGTAGCTTTACTTCCTTCCTGAAGAGTAATTCCAAGGACCTCCTTGTACTCCTCTTCATTAGGGTTTACAGCTACTACTTTTCCTAACATCAATCCTATTTTTTTTCCGAAATCCTTAACATCTCTTTTTTTACCACCAATACCTGTTTTTGTTTCACTCATATTATTTATTGTTTAAATTACTCGTATACTGTTATTGTTTTTTCTTTAGGTGTTACTTCTTTAACAGATTCCCAACCTTCAAAATCTGTTCCATGATGAGATTGATAATATCCCTGTATTTGTAAATATACATTATGGTCTGTAAAATGAAACACTCTTCGCCAATCAGAACCTCTATCTTCACCTCCTGATGAAAAAACTTGTTTATTAGGGCCAGCCACTTCTATAATAGGTCCATAAGCAAAATCACCAATATCATCACCATATAATTCTTTTGCTTTCTCTATAATTTCTTTTCCTGTTAGTTTATTCATATGTATTTACTGTTTTATATGTTGGTTTTACTTCTTTCATATCACTCCATGAAGTTCCTGAATAAGATTGATTTCTCCCCTCAAAACATATATAAATATCAAAAGTAGGGAAATAGAATATTCTTTTTAGTTTTTCGTCTGTATAATTATAACTATCAGATATATCTTCGTCCAAATTTTCTTTTAATTCAGCATTTATAAAGGGGTTAGTTGACTCATCGCCAAATTTGTCTATAAATTCCTCAATATTCCCAAAAATATTAAGGAATTGGTCTTTAAATACTTCAAATGTTATCATATTAAATTGGTTCAAATACTGTAATTACCTTTTCTTTTCCTTTTACAAATTCAATAGTCTGAATGCTTTCATTGCTCCCATAACTATCAGTATGCCACGTTTCCTTCATAAATACCCCTTATGGTAATCCAGGATGTTTATAAAATCTAAAAGTTTCATTATATTCTCCTTGATTTCCCTCATAATCTTCAGGCACACCAAAATGTCCTGTTATTTCATTTTGAAAATATTTATTCTTGTTTAGAAATAAATCTTGAAGGTCTTTTAATAATATTGTTTCCTTGTTCATTAATTTTCTCATTTAAATGTTTAATAAAATTGTATTCTGCTCTACAGAGCTTTTTGTAATTCTCTAATATCCAAATAGCTTCCCAAATAGGGGCATGTGAAAGTATGAATTTCTTAAGCATTCTTCCATAAGCATGTCTGTAGTCTATATTAGGCCATCTTTCAAAAGCCATTACATAAACTTCTTCTCTTACAAGGGCTTCTTTCTCTTCTTCTGTTAGGAGGTTAAATTTCTCTTCTCCCACTTCCACCTCACCAATCAACACTTTCTCATATGTAGGGAAAGGGTTAATTAATGTATGAAGCCAATCATGTGAATATTCACATTTTAAAGCGTTATCAAAGAAATCAGCAGATGACATTTTAAGGTCACTGCGCTTGTTTTCTCCATGTAATACATTAAAAAACTTGTATAGTTCATCAAAAAGAGGTCTTATTAATACACAACCTTTTTCTCTAAGCCATGTAGCATCCCATTCATGTTTCTCCCAATTTACATCCCAAAATAAATGGGACATTTTCATTGTATAAAGATTGTTTGGTATACAAATGGGAAAGCCATAATTATATTTAAACAATATAGGGTTCCAAAGATATTCTATTTTTCCTTCATCTTTTTTAAGCTCAAAACCCTTTTTATTGTCCTCAAATACATAATCTGTATCTTTTGGTTCTCTGGGAAAATCAGGAAACCAATGTTTTGTTGCTTTGCTTCCTGTTAATATCATATTATTTATAGTATTCGTTTACTGTATCTATTACTTTTTTGAGGTTATTTTCCATTTTTAATTCAGGAAACATACCTAAAGGGCTTTTTGCAGGGTATTTCTTATATTTATTAGTAATAAAGAAGAAGTCTGTCTTATCCCCTTTAGTTTCCGTAATGGCATATAGAACAACTGTGAAAAGTCCTTCTAGTTTGATTTGGTTATCAATCATTTTACCAGCAGTTTTCATTTTATAAGAGACAATATCTCCACTATCCTCCACTTCCTCCTGATGTGAGAAATATATGATATTAAGATCATCTCTTAGCTTTTTAGCCCCCTGGACTAAATTTACCATATCTCTAGCCATTACCGAAAATTTGGTATATCCAACTTCTGTAGCCTTATTTACCAAATTGAACCCCATTACATAATTTCCGTCCTCAATAATCACCTGTTTTATATGGGGAGCAGTTTCTGATAAAGTTTTTAAAAGGGAGGTAATTTCTGTTGCTTCAGAAACCTCCTTATAATTCTTGTTTTCCCTGTTATAAAGCTTCTGACTTCCCTTAAAAGGGAGCTCCTTTCCAGCCACATTTATAATGTATGTCTCTTTGGGGTCTAAAAACTGAATACTATGGGATTTCCCATTTCCTGTGTCTCCTACAATTGCTGTTAATTTACTCATATTTTTTTGTTTATTTTTCTACAAATATACGAAATTTATTGAATAATTGCAACATTTTCCTACTTTTTGAACCATTTAAGCTTTTCTAATATATTCATTGATAACCAATGCATTCCTATACTTCCTATAACAGCAGCTATTGTATATGTTATTCCTAGGTATAATGTATCAAGGTTATCTTGTATCACTTGACGAACAACAATGAACCATATTCCATTCGATAATACACTTGCAAATCCATGAAATAATATAGAATTTGAATTTCTAGCTCTACTTACTAAAGTAAAGCTTGCATTTTGCAAAATTGTTGCAAAAAACAATAATATATAACCCATAATTATACTCCTATAGTTGTTTTACGAATATATTTGGCTATATCTTTGAAAGAAAATTTTGAGTCATTCATATTTGCCAATTTTAAAGCATAGCTTCTTGGTCCTCTTCCTAATAAACATTTAGGAAACTTTTCTCTATTTTCTTCGTCCAAATAATAAGGATAATTGTTTGTTAAAAGTACATAATCTTCTACTTTTAAGACCTTTCCTGCCACTCCTAAACAGCAATAACCTCCTTTTGATGTTTTTAATTTATTTTGTCCTTGAGGTATTTTACCTCCTTCTAGTGCTTCTAACCAATTTCTTCTGAATTGCTTTGGTAATTTAAATTTTCTCATATATATTTTATTTTGGTTTTATTTATATCCAGAGGATTTTACCTCTTTAAAACTAGGGATACTTACTCTTACTTTCTCTATTTTACTCATTTTAACAAGTATTTCATTTTCAAATGCATAAGGTAATATGTCCTTTAATTGTTTGATTATTTTATCTTCTGTTAGTTCAAATCCATCTTCTATCCAGTTATCTGTAATTAATATAGTAGTAGTGAATTTGAACTTATTTACTCTTGTCATACATATTTGATTTTTTTAGGGTCTAACATTGATAGGGATTCTTTTATTTTCTTCATTTCTGGTTTCTCCCTTAGACATAGAATATGTAAATCGGCTATTTTTCCTTTATAATCAAGTTTTATAGCTCTATTCAAGATTTGTGAGCTCTCTTCAGCATTATATGTAAAATTCACTAATATTACACTATCAAGATTGGGGTATGTTACTCCTACTTTTCCCATAGCTGCTAAAGAGAGTTGATTGATTTTCTCTGCCTGAAAGTTTAAGAAATTGATATTAGAGGTAGATTTTGAATGATAGGAGGGGATTCCTATATCATCTGCTACCTTGGCTAGTCCTGTAAATACCACCATCCTCTTATCAGATAGTTTTGTTAATAGCTGTCTAAGGTAATTCATTTTTTCTATAGAAGACAAGGATAGACGATTCCTAGCTAATGCTAAAAACATTGTAGACTCTCCTTGTTCTCTTTTCCTGTCTATAACAAATGACAAATTGTCATATTTCTGCTTTTCTGTCAGAAGTTTTCCCTTCTTATTAGGAGTTTTTATAACATTATCTAAACTAATAAGATGAACAGTGATTTTGTAATCAGCGAGAATGCCATCCTGAATTCCTTCATCTGTTGAATATGAGGCTATTTCTTTAAGTCCCCATTCTTCTTTTGTCTCTTTACTAACAGTACCAGATAATGCCAGAGTCTTTGTATCTGGAGAATTTGTCATTATTTGATGACAAAGGTCTCTTTCATTATCTGAAGCAGCATGAAATTCATCAATAATAATAAATTCTGGAGCACAATCCTTCCATTTATGTAAAGAAGAAAAATTACAATAAAATATTATAGACTGTGTAACTCCCCACTTTACCTCTTCTTCTATCCATACATCCTTTATTTTATTATCAGGATAGGCTAATAATACTACAGGTGGAGGTTCTGGTAACTTTTTCAATATTTCTATTGCTATACGACATTTCCCCACCCTCATAGCCACATTAAAATAGCCTTGTTTCTCTGTTTTAAAGAAATCAAGGCCCTTTTGTATTAATTCCTCTTGTATTTGGTTTTGTGTCATTTTATTAAATCTAATAATTTTTCACCTATAAATTTGCCGAGTTCATAAAATGCAGCAAAAATTAATGCTAATATAATCATTTGATAAATGTTTCCTTCTATATTAATTTTATACTTTCTCATTTTATATTACTTAAAGAATATGCATTTAAAATAGAAGACTTTTTTACATCATATCCATCTTCTTTCCATTTAGGATATTCTACTTCAGCTTTCTCACTAGCAGCTTTTAAAGCAGCTTCTACATGAAATTGAGCAAATTCTATCATTGCTCCTTTTATATCTCCTGTCCAAGGTTCATTTTCTTCATCGCCTTTTAAAAATTCTTCTGCTGTCATTTTTAGTAATATTTAATAATATTTCCTGTCCTCAGGTCCTCAACTTTAAACACTTCAAATTTAATGTCATAAGCAGACATTATATTGTTATATACTTGTTGTGCTTCTGGCCACATTTTGAAGAAATTAGCAAATTCCTCAAAATTTAACATAAATTTATGTTTTTGCTTCTCCCACATTTCTACATAATATTCATATATAGGCTCTAGGGAGTTTCTGTTTCTTTGTTGAATATATTCCTCTCTTGTCATATTTTTCTCATTTGATAAACTATTTGTAATTGCGCCCACCTAATATAAATGTGGAAAATGTAAGTGTCTATTCTCTCCACCTCAATTGTACACCTCTCCCCAAATAAATCAATACAATCAAATGTCATTATATTTGTTGTACTATCTATTCTCACTTCACTAATAGGTATATATTGCTGTTCTGGTTCTGTGTAAATATTGATTTTCTCTTCAGAAAGGTTGAAAACAATAATGATGTTACAAGACTCCCATTTTCCCCATTCTGTATATTGGTTATTAACATGAGAATATAGCCTTGTAGCTACAGCTTCTGCCTTAAAGGTGATTACTTGGGCATTGCAAAGAATGTTTATAAATAGAAAAATTGATAAGAATAGAGTTTTCATAATATTTAGGGTAAATTTTCCCCAAAGTTACGAAATATTTCATCAAATTTCAAATACTATCCCATTAGAAACAAGTCCTTTGTCAAATCTTCCATCTTCTACAGCAGAAACATTCATAAATCTTGTAGGGTGATTAATATATTGAAATTCCCCTTGATTTCTACAAGATTTGAAATTATGAATATGTCCAAATATGTGGAGTTTAGGCTTCTTTTCCATAACTCTCTTATATAATGAAAGGTCTCCTACTTGTTCTAGTTGATAATCTCTTCCTTCAGTAAGGTCTAATATTCCAAATGGAGGCCCATGAGTAATTAGAATATCAATATCATTATCTAAATGTCTCCAATATTCATCTAATTTACCCCTATCTTTCATGAAATACCAAGTTCCAAATGTTGGGGTTAATGGACTACCATATACTTTAATTCTCTCTAAATCGTAATATTCATTTTCCAGATATATAATTCCTGCTTCTTTTATTTTATCTCTACAATAAGCTTTTGTTGCCCAAGCATCATGATTTCCAGGGATGATAATTTTATATTTTATATTTAAATTAATCAACCAATCTTCAAAATCATAGAATTCTTCTGTGTTTCTCTTTAAATCATACCAATTTGTACTATCTCCTCCATGTATGATACAATCTATATTGTCAGGAACAATAGCTTGTCTATGCATTCCATGTGTGTCACTTATTGCCCATATTTTCATAATTCTTCAAATAAAGTATAATCCCATCTCTTATAGCCTGCTAAAACACTCTTATCCCTCAATTCTATCAATTTCTTGAATGTTTGAGGGTTTTTAACCACTTGACAACCTGCCGAATAAGGTCCTACAAGCTCAACAATTTTCCATGCTGAGGCCCTATGGAGCTTTGTATTATTCACTCCCCAGAATATAGAGGTTTTGGCTTTTTTAGGGTCCCTGTATAGAGAAAAATCTAATAAAGTGTCCTTGTTATTATCTCTAACATAAGCCATATTTCCTAGTTGTCTAAAGCATTCATAACTGTTGTTATGCTTTCCCACACCAAACACCTCTTTATACTGCCCAGGAACCATTATAATCGTTCCCTCTGACTTCATAGGGGTAAGGAGCCAGTGCTTTCCAGGGTCTGTTGTAAGCCAAAAGAATTGAATCTGAGGCATATTATTCTCATCTGTCCATGCACACCAACCAAGATCATCAAATGTATCTGATTGGCTATTTTTGCTCCTCATAGCTCCTAAATTTAGGGCCATTTTACCCTCTCTAAATTGATAGTTTTTTGAGGTATAAAGCTTCTTTACATCCTCATAGTTTTTTATTTCTGTTAATTTCATATTATTGTAGAAAAAAACTTTTATCAAGAATTGAATCATAATCTGAATCAGTCATGTCTTTCATTTTTTTCAATTCCTTGAACATACCTACTTGACCGAAGAATCCTAATCCTACTCTTAAATCATCTGAATCAAAAGAGTTCTTAATGAGTCTTAATGATCTATAATATTTTGAACCATCATCTCCTTTTAATTTATTTAAATCGTATCCTGATACATCTTCTACTCTATATCGCATTGGATCAAAAAGAGCTAATATGACTTCTGCGTCATCTTGAGTTTGAGAACTTTCTTTAAAGTCTTCTAAATTAGGTTCTACATCTCCATTTTTAATTCTCATAGGATTTGAAATGTCTCTATTAAATTGACTTATCGCTACAGGTGTATAACCATATAAATCCCTAGCATAGCTTAATTCGTCAGAAAGCTTATCTATAACTTGTTTTTTGGTATTTAATTCTTTTGTTAGTTTCAATTTCCCTATATGATCTATAATAATTATGGTTATTTCATTTTCATTATTAGGAATATATCTTCTGTTATATTTATCAATTTGCTCTATAGTACCATTTTCTTCTGCGTAAGTCCTAATATCTTTAGCTATTCCTATAGGGTTTTCTGCTCCATCTATAATAGTGACAACCTCTTGCATTTCTTTGAAATAATCTTCATACATTAGAAATAAGTCATGTTCGTCTTTATTCATTTTATCATTCCATCCTAAAAGTTTGTTAATTGGTATAATTATTCCCTGTTCTATGAATATTTTTCTAGAAGTCCATTTAGCTAGTTTATATATCTTACTTCTTTCCATAGAACGATATATAATTTTGAGCTTTATTTTTTTAGTATTTTGTTTAGATATAGAGAAATCATAAGGATTTAATACAAAAGCATCATCAACAAAACTTGTCTTACCACTCCCTGTAAGTCCTCCTATAAGAAAATATATTGATTTTCTAATTCCTATATATTTGTTTAATCTTGGAAAGCCTATTGGAATACCTGTGTTTCGGCCTTCCATTCCTTTAGCTACTTCTTGTTTCAGTAATTCAAAACTCATATGTTATATTTGTATATTTTCTTATTTAATTTATATTTCATAGATTCTATCATATAAGGCTCTATTAAGGTTTCAAATATATTTGCACTTTTAACAGAAATATACAATATATAATACATTCCATTATTCTTTTTATTTGGCCTTTTATGAATAGTAACTTTAAGATTAAATTTATTTGATAATATTGGAATTATTTCATCTAATTCTTCTTTTAAGAAAGAATTTGTAAATATATTATAACCCCCAGATGCCAATTTGCTACCATCATCCATATACCATACTGCTAATCCCAATGGTTCTAATTGTTCAATTACTTCTTTTTTTATATGTTTCTTTTTGTTAATATCATAAAATAACTCATAAATGTAATTTAAACATAGATGTGTATTAATATTAGCTTCATATCTAATCTGTCCTCCATAAGCAGTTTTTTTAAAGGAGTCACTAATCTATTTAATTCTTTTATTTTCCATTTTATATATTCTTCTTGTTTTGGACCATGTACAATAGTTCCTGAAGTACCACATCTTTTACTATACGAGCCTTTTTTAAGATGACCATCACCTAATATATGTCCTAATATAATTTGTTCTTCTTTTGGAGTTAAAGATTTAATTAATGTACTTTTTTTATTTTCTACTAATCCTATCTTTCTTCTTTTGATTGAAATCCATTGATTAGGTACATTAAAAAATTCTGATAATTCTTTATCTGTCAATCCTTCAATATGTTTCTGTAGAAGCAAATCATTGTTAACTTTTCCCATAATATTTAATAATTTAACAAATATATAAATAAAATGGTGGAAAACCTAATAATTTACGGATATTTTTCTAAATATCTGTAGCGTTAGGTGATTTAACATAACTAATTTGATTATTTTTACTTATTTCAACAAAATTTTCGAAAGTTCTTTGATTTAGATAAGTTAAACTATTTTGCATATAAGAAAGTTTATTCTGTCCTTCTTTTATAGACTTTTGTATTTTTAGGTCAATTTCATATTTTAATGCTCTGATCAGGTCTTCTGCTGTATATTCACCTTCTGACAATATTTTATTAAATTTTATTCTGCAATCTTCTTTGTTTACTTTTAATCCTCTGGAGCCACTAAATAATACAGATTTGTCATTAATGTTACCTGTTTTTTCTTTTAATAAAATAATATCATTTGATCTGTAGGATTTCCACCATTCAATAAAGTGGTCTTCTACAGGCTTATTTCTAACAAGCTTAATCCCCTCTTCCGTGGAAAGGAAAGCCAATAACACTTTCCCTTCCAATGTCAATTGTCCAGCATCAGATACTAAGCCTTTTCTGTTAACAGTTTGTATTAATGAGGATATTTTTGCACTTTCTTCACTCAAGGCCTCTTCAATCACATACCCCTCTTCTATCATTTTAAGGATGAATACAACATCTAATGAGTACCCTTTTTTAATGATTTGTGCAAATTTGTTAGGTGTTAACTGTAGACTTATCATGTTTAATTTCTGTTAATAATTCCACCCTTGCAGGTTTTTGTTTTTTTAGCTCTTCTTCATACTGCCACCAATTCTCAATATCCTTTTCAGCCTGCAAATAAGCAAGCTCTCTGTAATACTCCTCTTCTTCCATACAAATTTATTAATTTTCCACCCTAAGTCCAAATTGTTGTATAAATTTATCTAAAGCTACCTGTGCTTTCTGTTTAGAACACTTTAATGTCTTCTTTATTAAGGGAATAGCATATTGTTTAAATTTTTCCTGTTGTTTTTTTGTAATAGTCCATTTTTCCCTCCATTTGTGCTCAAAAAAGGCATCTAACATTGTCAACTCTATTAAATTAAATTGCTTCTCTATTAAATGGAGCTCTATATTCTCTCTTTTTATTTTCTTAGACATTTTCTAATATTTGTGTCATTACATCATCATATTTTTCAGGAGATATAAAATCTGTTCCATTACAGTGAATAGCTGTATACATTTTATCGTTCTCTTTATATGGGGCTATAGCAGCAATATTTATAAACAGCATTTTTCTAATACTACAATCTTCTATAGGAATATCATCATCAAGCCCCAATTCCATCATTTTCATTTGTTCTTTCTCATAAAAGAATATCTCTACTTCTATTGGTTTCATATTAAAACATTGAAAGTTGATTTTTATCTGTATTTATTTTCCTTTTCTTACCTCCTAGGGCCACTTTATCAATAATTCTCTGACATCTCTCTATATAATAAGAGAAGTCAATGTTATCAAGGGGATGGTCTTTTGGAAGTTTATTACAAACTGTTGCCAGCCAATCTCCAGCCTCTACTTGTGCTACATCTACAGCATTTGTTGTACATGAAGGGTTTTTGATCTTTAAGAGTTTTTCACCCGTTTTTGATATATAATAGCGTATTAATTTATTATATATAGATTTAGGTTGTTTTTCAAGGAGTTTCTTTTTTATCTCTCCATATACTTCAGCAAGAGGTCTTTTGTCTGTAGGGTGGTCCCATCTTCCATCTTCATGTTCAAACCATCCTAATGATTCTAAAGTTCCTTTAGGAACATCAACTCCTTTTACGTTTCTAATTCCTTCATAATGAAAATCTTTAGAGGCTTTCTGTCTTAGGGTAAAATCATATATATTCTTGTGGTTTTGTATAGTTTCCTCAATTGGTATACCTTCCACATAATACTTTTCAAGAGCTATAGGACATATTCTAGCTGATTTGTTCTTATGAAGTTCAAAATCCTTCATGAAATCCCCTTTGAATTTAACACTATCCTCTGTCTTTTCCCCCTCCTTTATGGCTATATAATCATTTACAGTAGAAAACACCATTTTCTTGTATTTTACCTCCTCAAGTTCATATGTTAGCTTATTAGTGGTTTTTTCAAGCCACTCCTTCTTAATTTTGGCAAAATATTCTCCCTTTGTCTTAGGAACTATAAATGTAGCTCCATCTGTATTAGCCATAATACATCTAAAACCCTGTAGCTCACATTCCTCTATAAACATTAGCAATGACAGCTCCCCTGTAATACAGGTTGCTAGGGTCATTTGTTTATCATATAGCCAGCTTTGCATATCAGATGACTTCCCATAGGGGCAATTACCAGCCTCCTTTAAACCGCCTACAATCCCTTTTATACGCTTATCTTTCTTAGCCAGGGGTTTAAGCTCTATTCTCCTCAAATACACCTTTGTATACCCCACTAAAAACTCCTTTCCTAAATGGAAGGGGTAATAGGAATTGTTAATAATAATGGCAGGATAAAAGCCACTTACATCTATGTCTATAATGTCATTTTCTACATCAGATTCATATATCTTGCCATTTATGACATTATGCAGTCCTCCTTTAGCAAATGTATATGTTTGTCCATAAAATACAACACTCTCTATAAAATCCTCTGTAATTGCAATGTCCAAGCCCTTTATCCTCCTTAAAAAGTCCTGTAATTGCTTAGTTTTAAAAGAAATTTGTTTAGGAATACAATACTTTAGAGCAATTGATTTTCTAAAAAACCCCTTTTTAGGGAGATTTTGATATTTTATTCCCTTTGTTTCACAATAATACTTTTTAATAATCTCATCGCCAATTTTCGCATTACTAAAGTTCCTACAGGGAATTTTGAATTCTGCTTCAATATCCTGTCTAAGCTGAATTTGGTTATTTCCTTTATATAGGGGGTGATTTGTCTCCCCTATTAGTATAAGGTAGAATTGATAAGTGGCGTATACGTCATTACCTCCATAATCACAAATTGTTTCTATTTCCTCTAAAGTTAAATCTTTTTTATTAAAAGGAATGGGAAGCTCTTCAATTAGTTCTAAGTCCATTTCAAACATCAATCTCTTCAAAGAAACCATTCGATTCTTATTGTCGAAATGTGAGACTTTCATTAAATCTATATGTTTGAAAGATAATTCATACTCTCTATATTCTGGAAAAATATCATAATTTGAATCATCTATTACATCTTGAGCTTTTTGACATATTTTTGAACATATTTCCAATCTTGAAAGTTCATTCCAATTTTCATAATTTCTATATATCCATTCTAATATAATAGCATCAAATCGAAGGTTGTTATAACCTACTAGATGATAATCTTTATGATTTTCTAAAAATCTAAATAATCCATCTAATTGATTTTCCCATCTACTAACTTTAAACTGATCCCACTTATTTATTTCTGGATTATAAAATTTTATTAAAAACAGTTCTAGATAAGTCTCTTCATCAAAACAAAGTATCTTCATAAATTTTTATTTATATTATGTGCTACTAAGAGATCAATATTGTCTTGTATTTTGAATATTTCTATCAACATTAGATACGATCTATATTTTCTAAATAAACAGTAATCTAGATATTTTCTGTTATAGCCTCTAGCTTATCTAAATCCTCTTTATCTACATCAATAAGCCATCTTTTGTCTATTTCTGAATGATACTCACCACATACAGATGTATAAGCTTTGTGTAAAGAATAAAAGTCATCATTTGACATACAATTGGCTATTTTCTGGAGCATATGAAAACCTGCTTTTCTATAATTCCTGGGGTTAAGATTTATCATCACCCTAGCATTAAATAATTCTGCCAATTTAGTCATCTCCTCCCATTGCACCTCTAATTTATCAATAGAAGAGATGAAATACCCCTTGATTAGACGACTATTGTTACTTGAGCCACCTAATCTTATACCTTTATGATCTACCTTCCTCTGAATCACCTGTACGAAATAGAATATATCTTTGTGTGGAAATTGAAGTAACGGAATTATTAATTTTTTGTTATTTACCATTACCAATCATTTTCAAATGAATATATAAACTTGCTCAGAAAATATTCTTTAAAGTCAATTTCTTCTTTAGACCCTTGTTTAATAATATCATTTTCAATAGCTGTTTCTAACATATCATCCACTTTTAAAACAGCATATTTATCTGTATGAAAATCATCATATAGAGTATATTTATTCCAATTAATTCCTTTGGGTTCTTCATAATATGAGCTATGATCGCCCAATTCTGATAGTATAAATACATTCCACCTCTCTTCTAAAGGAATTTTCTTATCTTTTACATATCCTTTAACTTCTTTTTTAAGAGACTTCTTCTCTTCATTAAAGATTTCAATTTTTTCTTTCATTATCTTAAATTTTAATATATATCTTCATAACGTAAATAAATAAAACATTTTCCTATTATATCCCCATGTGTAACATATATAAACATCCTTGTTTCTTGTTAATTGAAGAGAAGGGGATAGTTTTCTCCAAATTAAGAACAAAATTACGAAAATTAATACATATAACATACTTATTTTTCTTTTTCGAGTCTTTTTATTGTCCTATTAATATTTGCTATACGAGGAGCTATTTTATATTTACTGTACCAAAACATATCAATTGAATTTCTTGGTCTTTTGAGCCCTACATCCTCTGGACTATATTCATCAGCAAGTAGTTTTTGATAATGATATAAATTGTGTAAAACAGCACAAAAACCAGGTTTCATCATTTCCCCTTTATTAAGAGGGTCTTTATTCTCTAATATAAACTTCTTTACTAATTTAAGTACCCTAATTTTGCTTCTAGGGGTGTTAGCTCTTATTGGTTTCATATTTTCGTTGTTTAATACCCCAATTTCTCCAATAGCTGTGTATCAGCTATAATGTATATTACTCCCTGTAAAATGTAAAGTTCATATAATGCCTTAAATATCTTTTGGAAGTTTTGCCACTCCCGCGCAGTAAGGTTTATAGTTTTCATTGATATTTATTTAATAGGTATAGATATTTACAACCAGGAGATTTCATTTTTTTCAATACAGTTAAACAAATATCTGCTAAAAGCGTTAAATATTTGTCAGTTGACATTTTATTAAAGAGGCATTGGTTGTTAACTAAATCATCATAAGAAAAGTTTTCAATTTCATAAAAATTCTCCTTAATTTCTGATATTTTATTAAGTATTGAAAGTTTCTTATTGTTTACTATTTTATCAAATTTCTTTCTAAAAGCTAATTGAGTAAATTCTTCAACTATCAATTCTTCAAATTTGTCTTGATTAAGTTTGTTTGAACCTAATTGAGCAATAGCAATTTTGATCATTCCTTTTGCTCTTGCTTTATTAGAGCTCCAATTTCCATCATTAAGATTTATTTTGAAGTTCCTTACACTACCTCCTACACATGGAGGAGAATCATCATGTTCTAGTCCACATGCATAATTTACTGCTGCTTCAACACACATTTTTCCAGGAGTAGGATCACCTAGTCCATTACATAGTCCAGGAGTAACCACATCAATTACTTTCTGTGCTAGTTTTTTATCAACTTTTATCTTTTTGCTCATATATTTTTTGTTTAAATAAAAAAGGGGCAAACATTTCTGCCTGCCCCTCACAACCCAATCACTAAAATTAGTCTAGGAAAGCTTCTTTTTCAGCTTCAAGAGCCTTCTGAGCAGCTTTTAAACCATCAACTTCTGTTTGAATATTGATAAGTTTCTGGATGTAGGAAGAGAGATTACCCTCCACTTTAGCAGCAGCTACAAGAGCCTCACGGGCAGTTGTTTGTTCTGCTTCCTTCCCCAATAATTGTTCTTCTAAGCTATCAGCAGCAGAAGAAAATGCACGTTCTACTCGTTTTACAACGAAAGGACGTTTTACAGCTTCGATTGCTCCATCAAGAATACGTGATAGGATTGATTGTTTTTTGTTGCAGTTTCCATAATTTGTTAGTTAATTTTAATTGTTTGTTTTGTTTTTACTAAAATATTTACTTCTTTTTCTGTATTTTTAAGTGTTACAGAAGCACTTTTTCTTGGTAATTTGATATTTGTTACTTCAGCATCTATATACACCCAAAATTCACCTTTTTTAGGCATTTCTTTCATAATTTTTGGCTTATTTTGAGCCTCAAATTCTGCCTTGGTACAAACCTCGTATTGAGTCAAAGTTGCATATTTCCCTTGTTCATCCTGTACAAGTTTATATTCTTGTTTTGTTCTTAATACCTTAAAGATTTTACCTATAAGCTCTTTATTACCTTCGTGACAATTTCCTATGTTATAATCAACTTCTGGAAAGACAGTGCTAGCCCATTGATATGTTTTACATTTTACATATTCTTCCATTTGTATAGATTTTAAAGCCTTCTCTTTAGGGATGAATTTGTTAGCCTTTATACAAACATCAAGCCATTTGATTTCATCTAATGTAGCAGGTCTAGCCTTTCTATCATCATATTCAAAACAACATCCTGAATCTAATTCTAATGTAAGATTCCCTAAAGCATTATTGAAATCACCAATTAGAGGTCCATAACAACGTGTTGCTTCCCAATCAGTCCTATAATTAGCTAGTATTATTTTACCCTTCAAACTATCACTTTTCCCTTCTACAAGAAAATAGTCACCTTTTTTAGGTCTATAAATAGTTTCAATCTTATCAACATGTCCATCTGGGAGATCTTCATTATTTTTATTTGTATTCATAATTTGTGTGATTAGGTGATTCATTATTTAACATTCTTCTAAAATGACGAGAGGAAAAACTAAAGGATTCACTATTATATGCTTTCGTTGCTGAAACAAATACAACATTTGTTAGCTTATTTAATATCTTCTTAGAAGTATTTCTTCTACCAGTATTCAAATCTTTCAATATTTGCTGCTTTCTTTCTTTAGATATTACTCTATTTTTAGCTGCTTTAGATATAATTTGTTTGTTTTGTTCAGATAATTTTCTTCCTTTATTTTTTAGAGATATTTTATTTTTAGACTCTGTTGAATGATGACTTCCTTTAAATTTAGAAGGTTTACCTTTAAGTCTATCTGACATATTTTTAACAGTTTCTTTTGTATGTTTGAAACCTAATATTCCATCTCCTCCATTTGTACAATTTAACCCTTTTTCCTTTGAATTAAATAATTTTATGTAATAAATTTCTTTATTATTTAAATCTTTTAATTCAATAGAATCAAATTTTTCAATTATTTCAAATATATGATTTTCTGTACCATACTTCTTGAAACTTCTATATAACTTAGGTTGTTCTTTACATAGTAATTTCTTATATCTTTTAAATCTATTAATGATATTGAAACTCTTACCTATATAAATTTTATTACTGGGAGAAGTTATTTTATAAATACCTATCATAATACAAATATACGAAATTTATGTCTTTATTTGTTTAACGAATCTCCAAAACCCCTTGTCTGTTATTCTCTCAGACAGCTTCTGTCTAAAAGAAAAAGGCTGCCCTTTTATGTAGGACAGCCTTTTTGTTAGCTCTGATAAACTCATGGGATGAACACTCCTCCGTTTTTGAGAGCATTTTTTACAATAGCTTTCATACGTGTAAGGGGTTTTTCGTATTTTCAAAAAAATAATAACGACAATTCCCCCTTTCTTCCCAAGTAAGAGAATATTCATGAAACCTTCCTTCAAATGCATGTTCCATAAGTCTTTGCTGATGTACAGGGAATAACTCATCAAGGTATCTGCTATGGCTAGTTTTATCATCTTCATTTTCAGTAGCTATACCTAACAAACATTGAGGATTGTTCGAATTTGAAGTCCAGTTTTTAATTTCTAAATTATTGTCCTTCCATACAGAAGCAAACAATAAAGCTCCTCTTTGACACACCTTACAAGGTTTCTTTTTTCTTGCTGTATTTCTTTAAAATACGTTGTAAATCTCCTGTTTCAAGGAATGGGACATCGTATGCTAACATTACTAAATTTTCGGCCTTTATTCTCTTAGCTTCTATATGCTTAAGAACATCCTTTAAGATTTCAATTCTCTTTTGTTCAATTGTTTTTTCTTTGGTTTTCATTGTTTTCTATGTTTTAGTTCTCCAACTCCAATGTTTTTCTTTTACAAATTCATATATATTTTTAACATCAGGACGATATTCCCAATGCCACCTCTCTTTTTTCACAGTTCTAACAAATCCATAATGAATAGCGTTATTTTTAAGCCATTTAAACACCTCTTCATCATAAGTGTTAAAATCAAATGCTATTCCTTTTTGATGTGCACTAAAGCCTGGTTTTGCTGTAATTGGTCTAAACCATTTACTATCAGCATGTAATAGGAAAGCACTATCATATTCCTTATTCTTTCTACGTATATTCTTAGCTCTTATATCAAGCTGTTCTTCAAATGTCCTGTAGGAAGAGTTTATTTTAATCTCCACACTATCAGACATTGCTGAGTCCAACATCATTATTAAAATTGTATACATTTCATGTGTCACTTTGACATCTCCTTCGAATATGTATACAGTTGTTGAATCTACTACCAGCCCATTATCATACAGGGGATAATATTGCTGTTTAGGGGGTGTAAATTCGTTGTAAAATTCGAAATTTGCCTCTAACAGAGGACTTTTTGCTATACTAACCGTGGTTAGAAATAAAATACATAACATCCATAGTTTTTTCATATGAGTTTATTTGGTGAAACATAGGAGCAAATAGAAGGTAAAGGTACGAAATAAATTTCTCTATTCCAAACTCCTTACCTCCTACAAAACCTTCAAATTGCTCCATTTAAGTGCATTCTAATGAGGACAGTTATAAACTTATAAGCTCCTCAACTTCCTCTTCTATTGTTTTCTCAGGCTCTGGTATTCTAAACCTTCTAGCTGCAAAGTATTGATAGGGGAGTTCATCAGCCCCCAACTCAATTTCAGCCAGTTTAAAGCCTAAAAGTCCTCCTTGAGGATTGCATTTAATGACCTCCAGCACTGTATACTCATTCTCTTCAATTAGCCATTTAGAGAGAGGTATTATATTTGGTCGATCTTTGGCATCTATACATATAACAGTTATTAGTTTCCTCTTTTATTAAGGTCTAGTGATAGGTCTTTGGCTGCTTTCATAGACATCATTTCCATAAATTGTAATGCGTTTGAACCACTTCCAGAGCTGTTACCTGTTTGAATTTGAGGTACTAAATTATCTTGAAATTTACCAAATGCTTCCCATTGGTATTGTTGTGAAGTAGTCCAAGCTTTTAATTTTTGTTCTAAAGCACCATCTGCTAATAAAACCGTCTTCTTCTTATAAGCATCAGCATCTGCCAAAATTCTTGTTCTTTGTGCTTCCAATCCAGCAGATTCTACATTTATTTTCTGCTCTAGTTTATTTTGCTCTGCTACAGCTACTTTGGTTTGAGCAGCTACCACTTGTTTAGTTTGTTCTTGTTTTTGTTGATACTCAATCTCTACTAGAGCTTGTTCTCCCTTAGCCTTAGCTGTTAGTGTCTGTTGTTGTGCTGTCATCAGCTCTTGCTTAGAAATTGAGCTTTTTGTCACAGCATCAATAATTTTAACAAGTTTTTCATCAACTTTGTCTTCATAGTCAACATCTGTAATAGCGGCATCAGCAACGGTAATACCGTATTCTTTGATAGAGGAGGTTTTGCGCTTGGGGATTTTAGTTTTAGGGTCTAGTTGAATTTCTGTTTGATATACTCTCTTCCTTTCTTTTTCTAAAGAGTCGTATATTAAATTTTCTTCTGTAGCTAATAGAAACACCCCTCTTTAAGTTGATCTAAAAAATCCTGTGCCATTTGGGCTGTACAATTTGTTCTCCATTTGGTCTTTATACTACTGTACGATTACCTGCATCATTCCATGAGAAGGGATTTACAAATGAAAAAGCTATTAGAGCCACTACAACTAGAATAGCTATAATTCCATACTTCTTTAATTTTGGTGTAATTTCAACGTTTTCCATGTTTTTTAGTTTTTGTTTGTTTTAAATCTTTTACTACATATATTATACCTGCTACAATAGCAACCACTATTAATATACGTACAATTATTATAATTAGTACCATTTTGTATTATTTTGATGTTAACATTAATATAAAATTAGCTCCTATTCCTACCATTGACAACCATCCTAACAATATATGTATATTGAAAGAGGAAATAATACATATTACCCCCATAGATACAGCAGCAGCAAAATAGCTTAATTGTGTAGAATGTGTTTCATATAAGGTGGTATCGGGAGAATATTGCATAAACATTATATCAAAGCATACAAATCCAAGAGCCGATATTACAAATATTGTTATCATTTTATTGTATCTCCTAAATGGTAATAATTCAAGCTTGTAGTATAAAATGTAAAGGATTGATTATTTTGATTTTCTACAAATATTCTTTCTCTTTTTGAATTTGCCTCAATCGTTATTACTTTACAAGGACATTCCACACCATAATATGTACAAGAACATAACATCATTCCTATAATCAAAGTTATTATTTTAGTTTTCATTTTCAATTGTTGTAAATTTATGTGTTTCCAAGGGTTCTGGAAGATTGTTGTTAAATGCCTCCATTTTCCATTCTTCATATTCATCATAACCAAAAGGAATTTCATACACCCTTAGTTCAATTTCTCCCCAAGAACGTCTTTCATCCTCTGCTTTTTCTACTTGTTCTATAATTGCTCCTCCATCCAATAACTGCTCCTCTGCATTCATGGGAGTGGCTCCCTTTATTCCTAATAGAGTTTTCATAAAAGAAGTGCCTGCTTTGTTAAGCTCTAATTTTACATTCTTTTTGATAGTTTCTACTTGTGAAGGAGAATAGCCATAGATCTTGGGATGTTTTAATGAAAGTGTGCCAAAAGTGTCAGCTCTAAATCCTTTAAGTTCTCCATTTACAAATGTAGCAAATACACACTTCTTGTCTTCCATATTTAGCGTTTACCTGTAAAATCATGTACCATTATTTGCTCCTTAAAAGGGGCTTTAGGAAGTCTATTTATCATAAACTTCACTCTGTAGTCATTTCTTCCTATGACTTTGTAAAAATCTTTCTTTGCCATAATTGTTTAGTCATCATCGTCTTCAATATTTCCTTTAATTATTCCTTTTCTCCTTAAATATGTGAATATTGCTGCTAATAGCAGGAATATTATAAATATTAATGTATAATTATTCATAAAAAGATGGCTGGTGTTCTCGTTTGGTTTTATTTCTATTATACAGGGAGCCCCCTGCTTATATAGGCCATTTGCCCCACACCAAAGGATAAGGCTTTTTGGATTATCATACTTATAACAAAATCCTAACATTATAAGCTTTACCACCTCTTTTTCATTAAATATGTACTAATTCAAGGGTTTTGCTTTCACTTAACACTCTGTATGCTTCTCTAATTCCTATTTTCTCTATAATACTCATAGGAATATCAATTTCAAATGAAATAGGGGTAATAATATGTCTTTTGTCAAATTTATTTGCTAACAAACGAGCTTCTTCAGGAAGAGCTATTTTGAAATTTTTCCATTGCATTGTAAAACAGTTAGTATCCGTACCATATACCATACAGCTCTCAAATATTTCCTGGCAAGCTCTAGCTATTAAACATGAGGTCACTTGAAGTTCACATCCTTTAGATGCATTAATTGTTTCTTGTGTGATTTTTACGAGAATTTTCATAATTTTAATTGTTTAGTCCTCTAAAACAGAGAATGTTGGTGATAATTGGGCTTTTATACATAATACAGCCTCTTTAGCATTATCTCCATGAAGGTACATTATTCTATTTTTTCCAGAATAGGAGGTGGTACATCCATAATAATTGGCTAAAGCAATAACATCCTTTTTCATTGTCTCAGGGGTTTTAAATTGTTTTGTCATATTAAATTGTCTCTTATTATACAAGCTAATTCATAATTCTCTTCATCCACAGCCTCCTTTAGAGAGCTATAGTCAATTTTGGCAAAATGTTTAGAATTTGTCCACATTAGTCCATTTGCATGATGTCTTTTTCCACAACTACATGCTATTTTACCAGAGCTATCTGGAGATACAGGATAACCTAAGTTAATCATTTGATGACCGTCTGTTGGACAATACCTTACATCCTTTACAACATATATCTCTCCCTTCTTCCTTGGTTGAGCTAATTCGTCTTTAGGAGAAGTAATAGCTACTACTTTCTCTCCAATTGAAAATCTATTTTCCATATTAAAATCTGAATATCCTTTTTATCTTATCTATAAACGAAAGAGGAGCTTTTATAAATTTAACTAATTCTTCATTTAGTTCATAATTATTTTCTTTAGCATTTTTAGAAATAAATACCTCTATCGGGCTCCAATATGATAATTGTCTGTCCCCTTTATATTTTTTAGGAGGACCATTTAATTCAGCATTGTCACACAGTGCTTCTCCAGGCATAGCTTTATATACTTTACTACAAGAGTTTTCAATGAGAAACTGAGCTCTCTCGGAAAAACAGTCACCTGTCATTTGTCCATAAACACAACCTGTTCTACTTTCTGAATATAGAACTCTGAACTCTAATCTATTTATTTCTTCCTTTTTTGCATATTTTCTTAGATTTTTAGCTTCTTCTAATACAAGAGGTGGGAAAATTTTTTCTGGTTTCATATAATATGTGTTATAATTGAATAAACAATAACAAATAATGGGAATGGAACTAATAATAGTCCTAATATTCTATCTCTTTTCATGTCTTTTGTTGGTTTATATGTATCATTCTTACCAAATGTTGTTTTAAATAAAGGGGAGCTTTTCCATTCTTTATTTCCTGTTTGTAGGCTCTTTTAGCCACCCTGAAGGCATGTGTATCTATTATTTTCATAATTCTTCATTTGGTTCGTTTGTATCAATTTTAGTTAATTCCACTTTAGAAGCTCTTCTTTCTTTACGTCTTTCAAAATAATGGTAATATTTTTCTC